GTAATTATATCACAATAAAATCAAATGAGCACATACTATCTATATAATAGTAGTAATGCGTTGCCGTCTAAAGGGTCATAACGTAATACATATACACCTATTATATATCTGATTATATATATCCTATTTATTATTTCTGATCTTTTTCTCTCGGTACAATATCTATATATAGGTCGCATCCCATTGCGTCACATATTCTTTGCATATCAGCAAAACTAAAATTCTTCTTATTTATAAGTGTATTATAAGTTTGTGGTAACATCCCCAGCTTATCAGCTATTTCTTTTTGCGTGTAGTTGTTATCTATTATAGTTTTTTTGATCTCTTTCTTAAGCTCTGTATTATCTATATACTTTATCATTTTTTAATCCTCTTTCTTTGTGTTATAAGATATTATACCTTATAAAAAAAGTAAAATCAAATTTAAAAATGCTATTGACAAATAAGGTGAAATACCTTATAATACAAAATGTCAAAGGCGAAACAACTTATAAACAATATAAAACAAGTTGTAAATAAGTTAAAATAACTTAAAAAAGTTATTGACAAATAAGGTAAAATACCTTATAATAAAGACAAGTTAAAAAACAACGGCAAGCGTAAAACGAACCTTTATTACAAGGTCGCAAGTCAAAGTTTTAAAAACTTGTACATAGTCAAAACGAAAACCAGCTTGTGATGGGGCAGGCAATACCGCATTTTACATATTATATATACCTGCGGACGGACGAGGTTATACTTCCCGAAAAAGTAAAAACTACTCGAATATAATAAAACTGTATAAAAGGTTTCTGCCGTGTCAGTAGTCATAATAAAACAGATAATAAAAATATTTGTGTAGTCAGTGAAAAGTTGTTATCACTGAAAAAATATACAACGGTCACTTATTAATAAAGTTGTACAGATAATTATTCTTTACACTGTATACAAGCAAAGAAGCACACGCAAAATAGTTGATAGTTATTACTTCTCTGTAAAAAGTAACGTAAATAAGATACGACGAAACATCTTGAAAAGTATAGCTTTTCTATATTAGATCGCATGATAGTTTCTATATCATAGCGCTTGACTTTTCCGCCGGAATTGGCACGGCAATGAAAACGGAAGAGAATGCTAGAAATATAGGCAACTTGAAAAACAGTCAGAAACAGCAAACACTTGCGGATGTGAAAAGAATAATTGACGATTGACAATAACCACTGCTCAAACAGGACATAAAACAATCTATTGCAATTATTAATAGTAACGAAAAAGAAACAAGGGACATTATATCTAAAAAAGATAGTCTGAGAATTTGAAAAATGTTAGGCTGGCGATCTAATTAGAAAAGTAGTACTTTAACTCGAAAGGCGGTTAGCTGTGGAGTACACGTTAAAGACTAACCGCTAGGAACCCAATATATGATACTAGCGTTCTGAAGCCTTCCCGTGGCGGTATCGTTTAAACTAATTTTATCAGAACATAAAAAATACGGCTCTATCTGCAAATAGAACCGCATAATAAGGGGGTGATATTATGACTCCAATATCCGCTTATGAATTTTTCCGGTGTGACGGAAGAATCTGTATTGACGGCAATCTAATAGAATTCATTTCTTATGAAGACTATTTAGATTATTTGAGTTAATTTCCCCTTGTGGAACGTTTAGAACGTCCTTACATAACCAATATATATTGTAGGACATTTCTATTAATCTGTCAAGTCCGACAGAACGATCCACAACAAAAAAAATGCACCTTGAAAAATATGAAATAAAGTAAGTGAGTATCTATGAGGGCTACGGGTGAAAAATCAGAGGGCTACCAAAGTGTAATAAGTGCATATGATTTGAAACGTAATAAGTGAATAAATAGAAAAAGCCGAAATAAAGTAATTATATGGCATCGGGTTAGCATTATAGTACCCATTATCAAAAAATGCATGGCAATGCTGTCCATCAGGGAGAGTATAAGATACACCCTTTTAAAATCAGCAAATAGGACGGAATCACATAACGATATATAAAATCTCTTATAAAATATAGCAGAGTCAATCAGTCTATGTTTTTGATCTTACATGGTAGAGTCAATAAACCCAGAGAATAAGAGTTTTTTATTTTGACTATGCAAGACATAACATTTTCACACATGGCTTGCATAGATGAAAATAAAACAGCGAATAATCAAATAAGCAAGGGAGATTAAAGTTATGTATACTTTTAAAACATCAAATGAAGAAATCATTTTTTCAGTGGTTTTCTGTGAGTGTTGTAAACATAAATGGACAGCTACAAAATATATCAATAAAGATGGCAAATGGATCGAAACCGATTTTTATAAAAGGTTTGATACTTTAGAAGACTTAAAAGAATTTGTTAGGAATTATGAAGAAGTTGAAGAAGAATATTATTTTTCCGAAGATAACCGGGAATCACTCCCGGAAGTAATGGATAAAACATTTACAGAGGATCAGCTCAAAGAAGTTTATCGTGATATTGTAGATAAAACAGAATATCATGACTTTCAGGAATGGCTCTTTGATATGTTAAAAAGTGGATTGATATTATGTAGCTAATAAATAATACTGACCTATCGGCTACGGGGAGAAAGAGGTTGAATATGAAAGAACAAAAATGTAGATACAACAAGGAAAATGTAATTGCAATGTTAGAACAAGAAGAAAAGATTTACAATCAAAAATGGGTTGAAGCGTTTAACAAACAAGATAAAGAGAAAATGAGAATGTTTGGAGATATGAAAAATGCAATACAACTTTTGCTTATTAAATTCGAAGAAGAGTTTATATAAACCGGACACGTTCCGACGCTGTGATGCAGCCGAATAGTTTTTCTTGCCTTGTGTGCAGGAAAATAGTATAATAAGGAAAAGGAAGGAAGTGATCTTGTGAGTAACGCAATTATAACAGATATGTCAGGTGCATATATTGAGCACTCGGAAATTATCACAAATTTTGTTGCTACTGTATACAGTCAGTTAAAAGGAAATATCTGTCGTGTATATCCGGACAATGTTCAATATAAATGGACTATAGGGGACGAGGAAAAAATTGTTATTCCTGATGCCTCTATAAATTGTCGTGTACATGCTAAAAAAGGGAATTCGTTTTTCGATATTCCACGTTTTGTCATGGAGGTTCTTTCTTCATCTACGGAAAAATATGACCGTACGGAAAAGATGGAGTTATACAGACAACAGGAAATTGATGAATACTGGATTGTAGACTGGAGAAAAAGACAAGTAGAAATATATACGCTTGACTATGACAGCGAAGGAAATCCAGAATATTACTTACTTAATACAGTGACGGAAGAGAACAAGAGCGAATTATATATTGTACATTTTCCGCATGTTAAGATCACTTTTGACGAATTATTTAATATAGACTAGGAGGTACGGGAAAATAATAACACTAGACGAGCAGATCAGATCAGCAATGTTGCATGCTGGTATTAATATAACAGAGCTTGCGGACAGATTCGGTATATCTCAACCGAATATGACACAACGATTAAAAAGAGGGAAATTTACAAAAGAAGAGCTTCAAAAGATAGCTAATATATTAGGGTGTGAATATATTTCAGAATTTAGATTTTCAGATGGTCATAAGTATTAGGCATTATGTTAAAAGCATAGTGTCTTTTTTTTATAATTAAACATAATGAAATGATTATGAAAATAATATAAAAGTATTGACATAACGAAAAAATTATGATACATTAAGCGTAACGAAAAACTTATATAAAATAGTTTTAAGTTATGAGTACCTTGAAAATTTCACATTGTAAATCAAATACAGCGCGCTTATACGAGCAGCCAACACTGTTTAGGTACAGAACTTCTATAAGCGGAAAATCAGCAAGTGAATTAAGGGAATAAACCGTAAACAGGCTGTGCTGTATGATGTTTCTAGTCTATCGGTATAAGTCCGATACTGACGAGCAAGAGCGAAACTAGAAGAGAATAAGAAAACAGATATAAAGAAAGGGCAAAAACTATGAATGAAAAGCACTTAAAACACACTGTAGTAAATCTGATTGAATTTGTAAATGATTTAACATTTATTGACACAACAAAAAATGACTATGTTCAAGCTATTAACGCACTTAAAACGGCAGAGTCATTACTTGGTTTTTACAAGAATGATTTACACAAACTAGAAGAAGAAATTGCCGACTTAAAGGTAAAAGTTGGAAAGATGTTGTTTGATGAAATGGTTAATGACTGTAGGGAAACAGTTGAGGATTTGACAGGGCTTGTATTTTAAGAAAGGTTAAATGGTGGAAATTATGACATTAACAGAGAAGAAAGAAAAATTGAGAAATGAATTAAATAAATTGAAATCGGATGGATTAAGAGTTTTCATAAGTAAATCTGATTATTATGCTTATGGACTTATGACAGACGGAAAAAATATTATTTATGTTCAGTATTCAACATATGGTAAAGGTTTCAAAACGATATTTGAATATATCCCAAGTAGGAAAAACGGTTCAGGATGTGCAACTTTAAAAGAAGGTTATGAATATAAAGAGCTTTCGATTGAAATTTTTTATGAATCAGTACAATGTGGGAAAATACTTGCGGATAATTACAAAGCGGAACGTTATAAAGATATTGAACAGTTTTTCAGAATCAATCACAACATAGATATGTACGTTGAATTATAGTATATTATGGAGGAAAATAGAATGTTAAAAAGAACAATCAGACACGAAGAATTAAAAGGCGGTTACACGATGGGAAAGAAAATTATCATTGATGCTTGTGAGATTTTCGGAGAATTTAAAGTAATGGCAATGTATGAAAACGGAAAAGAACTAGAATGTAAAACAGTATCAACGGAAATAGAGGCAATTAAAGTATTTGACAATCTGCTTTTAAAATATGCGGAGCCGTTACAATGTGCCCTTTATGACAAATTACAGCCGGGAAAGAAGTATACACTTGTATATCTGAACGAATTCGGTTTTCCAGTAGCTCAGAAAATCACTTTTCATAGTATGAGAACAACAACATATGCACAGTATAGCGATGTCATGGAAATGATTTTTACACCATACCGCAAAAGAACAAAATATAGAAAACTCATCTATAACTGTTCTATGATGATTTTTGAAGGTTGGCAGGATTTAAAAGAAGAGGAAATAAAAGAAACTCTTGAAGATAATAAAAGTGTAAAAATTACAAAATCAAAATATGGTTGCTTTGACAGTAGATATATTGATGATTTGGAAAACTGTTTTAAGAATCCAGTTGTTATCTATAAGGATTATAAAACAGGTGTAAATGGGAAAATTTACGCATAGTAAGGAGGTCTAAACTATGACGAGAAAATTTTTAAGACGTGTTTTCAGTGAATCAATTATTGATACACGGAAATACAGATATACATATAATGCCGGAAATGGAAACATTGAACGGCTGCCACTGAATAAATTGAATACAACAGAAGCAATATCTAGTTGGGGAATAGTAGGAAATATTAAGCATTTATAAAAGGAGAATCAAAGAATGGAAGTGACAACAATGTACAACGGAAAGATCTTATATAAAGAGGAATATTACAGCACAGAACAGACTAGAGAAATTATCTCTCGACAGCTCAAGAAAAGAGAAGAGCGGAAACGGAAGAAAGCAAAACAGAAAATTAAAGAAATGATAATCAGATTATGTGGAATTATTGTAATCTTTAGCATGTTTTTCGTTGGAAAATTATTTTCTAATGATCCGGTGGATGTGGGAGGTCATATTGTTTTGGGTGTGACTGGGATTCTACTTTCAAGATTTCCACAATTATTTATTTGAATATTTGTAAACAGTTAGAAGGCATTAGTTATTATACTGATGTCTTTTGTAGTGCTTACAAATAGGCATTAAAAAGAAAGTAAAGGAGAATAAAAGATGAAAAGAGCATATTTGACAGCGAAGGAAGTAGAAGAAAAATTGACAGCACTCAGAACATTGAGAGGCTATGAAACTGTTACGGAAATCAAAATCAACGAAGACAAGGTTGAAGAGGCAAAAGCAAAGCGCGGAAATGGAGATAAGACAATTATTTCCGTCAATCCTATTCTAGTACATATTCCAGAATGGCAAAGAATGTTGAATGTAAGAAGAGCCGAAGACATTGGAAAGAATTATGATCCTTATAAGTGGGAACTGCCGAAAGTAGTATATAAAGATGGTCTATTCATCGTGATTGACGGAATGCATAGACTGTATGGTGCTGCTATGGCAGATATGAGAATGATTCAAGTTGAGGTTTTGGTCGGAATTACGGAAGAAAGAGCGATCAACTTATTTCTTGACCAGGGAAAAGACAGAGGAAGAATGACATTGCAAGATTCCTACGGCGCAGCTATTGAAGCGGGCAGACCAGAATATATTAGATTAAAAGAAATTTGTGACAAGAATCACGTTGCTATCAAGGGTGATCAGAAATCAATTAAGAATCCAGTAGGACTTTTGACTTCTATTTCGGACGGCTTAAGACTTGCAAGAAGCAACCCGGAATTATTAGATAGAATCCTTCAGATTTTAGGGAAATTGCAATGGAATGCAGGAAAATCTATCCATGAAGGGAAAGCATATAGCGCAAAAGTAATTAGAGTATTCAACAAGCTATATGCTTATTATGCAGGGAAAGAAGATAGACTGGAGGAAATATTGATTAATAATTGCAAAGGAAGTACATATTTCAACACTAATATTTCTGATAAATGGCAGGATACGTTGTTTGATTTTCTTTCTAGTGTGATTGAAAAGAATATCAATATCCCAACTATTGGAAAGAAGCGTACTACTAGAAGAACGTCAAGAACCGCATAACCTATATTACATATTTTTACGGCTGATACTTGTCAAAGGGTATCGGCTGATTTTAGAAACAGTTTGAAAATGAAGAAAAGGAGAAAGAATAGATGTTTAAATTTATTAGCAAATTTGAATCAGATGGAAAAGATTTTTATATTGTAAGAACAAAAGGCGGCATTTCTATACTTACAGAATGGGAATACAGAAAAGTATGGGGGAACTACCACAGAAGCAAGTGGATCAAATAATGATTTCATTAGGAGGAAATGAGAATGAAAACAATTAAATGTACAATTTGGAAAATAGGAAATGGATGTTATAGAATTACGGTAAACGATATCAGATATCGTAATCTTGATACGGCTTGTATTTCCGATATTGACGTTCTTTTTGAAAGTATGGAAGAAATAAATGAAACCATTACAAAAGAACAGGATGCGGAGGTTGTATTTGAAACATTAGATAAATAGAAATAAAAAGAAATAAAAAGATAATTTCAATAGGAGGAAATTACATGAAAATTAGACTAGAAATGGGAGACTGGATTATTGATGATGAATATTTTATCACAAACGGATTAAACGGATATGAAGTATATACTTGTGGAAGTGAAGATAGCGAAGCAAAAGAAGTATACACAAGCGAATCTTTTGAAGAGTGTTTAACATGGATTTACAACAGTTTATAAAGGAGGATACGCATGAGAATTCATTTATTTTGGATTGATAATAATTGGAGAAAAACAGGAGGAACGGCAAATAACTATAATCTTATTGTTGATATGGAAAATAAAACGTATAAACAGTTTGTCGATCCTTTTTATGGGTATTATAAAGCGGAAGATATAGAAGTTAAAAGAAAATCAGATATTGTAGATTACATAAAATACTTAAAAGACAATGATTTTAAAGAAGTAGAAAAAATTTAAAGAACAAATGAAAGCACGATTTTGTATGGGGTTTTATATGGGGAAAGGTGGAAATAAGACATGAAAGACATGAGTAAAATTAGATATATCAAAAAAGTTACATATGAAATGGAACGCTATCCAGAAAAATGCAAAGAATGTCCTTGTTTTTCGCAACATTCATATAGTTGCATGAATGAAAAAGGGTTAGAAGCAAGATGTGAATTAGGATATATGGATGGGAAAGATATGAGAGATTTTTATGGAAATATAAAATATCCAAGTTGCATGATTAAGCAGGATGATAGAGTTAAACTAATGATAAAATGAAAGAACGCTTTCATAGGAGGGAAATATGACAATTAAACAACTATTAGAAAATGGTATTGAAATTGAAGGAAAAGTTACAGTTAGACAATACGACTACAAATTAGATATATACAAAACATTGCACAGTACTACCTATTTTAGTCAAGAACATTATGGAGATTTTATGGATATGGAAATTAAATTTATATACTCTGTCGAAGAAGATGGAGAGGGCTGGTTAGTCATTGAAGTTGAATAGAAAATTTTTTGTATGGAGGTGTTCTAAATGGTATGGACATTATTTGTATTAGATCTTGATAGAACATATGATATGGAAGATGATTTTTCAAACGGAGTACAGCCACTTGTATATTTGATTCCATTGGACAGACAAAGAGACGTAGAACACTATGCAAGAATGGCACACAATGATTTTCATACAAATAAGAATGTTGAAGAATGGGCTATTGCGGATTGTTTTGAAGAATGGATGGAAAATAACAATTGTGATTTTAAAGTTGTTGGAAAGATTGATCTAACTTTTGGAGAACGTCAGGTAGATTATTTAGCAGACTATATTCCGAGAGAGGTTGTATAGAAGAGGTGAATGATATGAGTAATACAAGATATATTACGTTATTAGATGGAGCATCAATGAACGGAGAATTGATTGTAATAAGAACCAATGCACCAGTTGAATTGTTAAAAGAATTGGAAAATTTATCTAATGTTGCATACAAAAATGATGATGATATTCCTTTATGGTGGAGAGAAGTAGAAAACAAAGGTTATGAATATCAAATTATTGATTCTTGTAGGAATATTACACCATATTGTACGTCAAAAGAGTGGTTAGCTAGTCATGAAGAATGGAAAAATATTGAAGAACATTATGTGATTGTTGGATAGTTTGAGGAAAGAATTATGAGAGATTTACAATCATATGTAAATACTTGTTTAAAAGAAGTAGAAGAAGTAGGAATTAAACATCGATTGAACGCACAAATGAATTTACATGTGGTAATTGTGGTGGAAAACTGGAATTACTTTAAGAAGCATTAATGATGAGAAACAGTAAAAATGATTTATTAGGAGGAAAAACAATGAAAGAAATTAGAAAAGAAGTGCAGAGAACAGAAGAAATTATTACATATGAATCAGTAGATGGAAAAATTTTTAAAACAAAAGAAGACTGTGAGAGATGGGAAAAATCTTATGAATTTACTATCCGAGCAGCGATTGGGAAAATTCCGCAAATTGAAACAAATTGTGGTAATACTTTTATTGTATCTCCATCTGAATCAGAAGTTTTAGTTTTAAAACCGAGAAATATGGAAGATATTAATGTTATTAATGCATATGGTATGATTCTTGAAGGAAGTGTGTCTAATCCATTAACGCAAGACGATATCGGAAATATAGTTATGATTGAAACCGGATTTGGAGAAGACTGTTTCTATATGTATCGCATGGAAGAATACTTACAATGTATCATTGATACATATGCAAAAATTAGAACTAATATGGAAAAATTAAGCTGAGGTAATGATAGTGAAAAAATTAAATAAACAAGAAATTATACAATTTGCAGATGTATTGTCATTTACAGAATCAGAAGCAAAAGATATTTCGGATTTATTTTATAAGATAAAAATGGAAAATCCGATTAATCATTGGAAAGTAGTGTTACCGCTAAATAATGTAAATGATTATATAAGAGAATGGGAAAATCATTGGCATAGAGAGAATAACCTGGAAGAATGCTTTGAGTATGAAAGAGAAAATAATTATTATGATTATACAGAAGAGATTCTTTCAAGTATAGAATCGTTTGAAGAATATGCAATGGATCCAGAAACACAGTTTGTTTATCAATTGCCAAACAATAAAATGGTTGTTGTGGTTTGTTAAAAGGGAGGAAATGATTATGGCAAAAATGAGAGTTATGGTAGTTAAATATGGTTATGCAGTTTTAGAAGCTGATACAGAAAGTGAAGCAATTGAATTAATAAATGATATGGATGACGGGGATTTTGACTGGTCAGATTTCGATGATGCACAAATTGTAGATGATGATTTTGAGTAATTGAAATCAGGATTTTATTAGGAGATAAGATATGTACAAAAAAGGAGATTTATGTGTAATTAAATCAAAATATGAAGGTTATGTAAATTTTAGAGAAACAGGTCATGATTATGATTTTATTGCAACAATAGAAAATAACACAGACAAAACATTAAAAATATTCGTTGATGATTTAGAAGGTTGGTATGTTGAACCGATTATTGTACCTGCTCATGATTGGGTTGGTTTTTTAGCAGATGATGAAGGTCGATTTCAAGTAGAATCTATTAAAAACGGAGATTTTAAAGCAATTTTGGTATAGCAATAAAATTGGAATTTGATTGTGTAGAGGAGAATGATAATTATGAAATACAACAAAGAAATTTACATTGGAAAAGAAATTCAGTTGTATCCTGGAGATACATACAAAAAATATGGAATCATTGAAAATGTGGATGATTTAGGATGGATAATTAAGATAACAGATATGCAGAACGAATACAATGCTCCATATAGTGTTGGAGATAAAATTTTTATTAGTCATTCAAAACCGTTTAGTTTTAGATTTTTAGAAGATTAAATTGAAACTCGTATTTCTTATGAAGAAAGGATATCACTATGAAGAAGACTAACAATAGGCTGATTTGTCTCACATCAGGAATGCTAGGAGAATTTGAAATTATTAAAACAAATGCTACGGATGGATTGATTGAAGAGCAGTTGCGTTTGAATTGCCGGAAAGAAGTAGATGGAGAAGAAATTGACGAAGCGTATGGTTTGATAGAAGAACAGGGATATACAGTTGAACTTGTAGGAAGCCATTCTTCTATGGATGATATACCAGATGAAGTAAGCAATACTTTTGATTGGTATGATTATTATCCGGAAGAGGTATAAGAATATGGAATAGCTATATGATAGTTTTAATAGAAGAAAGTCGCATTTTAACAGATAAGAAAATAAAATGATCTAAAAGCATTCAGAGAACATATCTTTGGGTGCTATTTTAATGTGAGAAAGGAGGTGTGATGATATGTATGACGAATTGAAAGACATATCATATATTTTTTACATAAACAGTAATAGTGGAAACTTACATACATGCAATATTTGCGATAAAGAAGAAATAGACGATAAAGGCTATCTAAGATACAGAACACAATATGAAAATTGTCTGATTGCCTTACGAAATCAGAAGATAACAGACAAGCTATATCTAATGACGGAAGAAACATTCAACAGAGTAAAAAAGAAATTTTGGCAGCTTGATAGATATGTTATAAAGGACTTCTTTGATCGTTATGCTGATAGAGTTGTGGAAAGATAGAAAATAGCTCATAAATTTTTAAAAAATAGTTTAAAACTAATTGACAAATTAGTAAAATACGGTATAATAGTAATTGTAAAGGAGATAAACAAATGGCAAGAAAAACTTTTGCAACTCCTGTTGAGGAATCAATTCAGAATGATTTTAAAATTGAATGTAAAAATCAGGGATATAAGCAAAATGAAGTAATAGAGGCTTTAATGTCTGGTTTTGTAAATGGAGAAATCAAAATAGAAAAGAAGATAAGTTTTAAAATTGTTCAACGGGATAAGTAAAAAAGAATAGCGGCTCCAACGTCTACCAAACAATGAAAACCGCTACTCAGTACCGCCAAACATAGTGTTTGACTAATTTCTATTATACCAATTCTTTAGATTTAGTCAATCAAAAATTTCCTTATGTAAAGCACATTGAAAACTGAATAGCCTTTACAGAATAGGTACGGTGAAACGATGCTAGGACAAGCTGACTCACGCTAAAAGCTGTTTTGTGTAGAGGTGTGTGAAATTAAAGAAAGGAAATGATTATTTATGGATCAAGTAATGGAAAAGAAACCGGAATTGAAATTATTTCAAAATGATGACTTTGGAACTATTAGAACAGTTATTCTTGATGGAGAACCGTGGTTTGTGGCTGCGGATGTTTGCAAAATTTTAGAACATAGCAATCCAACTATTGCTATGAATGGTCTGGAAGATTTTGAAAAGACTAAGTTAAACTTAGGCTTACAGGGTGGTAATACTAATATCATCAGTGAAAGTGGATTTTATACTTTGGTATTACGCAGTAGAAAATCTATTGCAAAGCCATTTAGAATTTGGGTGACATCAGAGGTTCTTCCGTCAATCAGAAAGACAGGAAGGTATATTGCCCCATCAGAAAATAAGATGGAGGCTATGTTGTCTGATATGAACTGTAATATGAAGATTGTATATGCACAGATCAATAACATGGAGGAAATGATTGGAGAGCAAAATTCTATGTTGGAGCGAGTTGTTGACAACATGACTCTTTCTACTAAACAACAACAGCAAATGTATAAAGCTGCAAAAGACAGAATTAATTATCTATTGAATGGAGCGCATTCCATCGAATACAAAAAGAAGTCAAAGAGTTATTTTGTTAACCTTTGGAATAACATGAAGAGCAAATATAACTGCGGTAGTAGTTACAAAGATTTGAACCCGGTGTATTTTGACGATGCAATGGGATACATTAAACATTGGGAATATAAAGAACAATAAAATATTACATATAAATAAGAAGATTCTGGAGAATAAAAATTCAGGATCTTTTTTCAAAAGGAAGGAGTTATGTATTATGATTTGGACATTATTTGTATTAGACTATGATGGAACGTACAGTTGTGAACATGAAGAATACTACGGCGTAAGACCTTCAGTATATCAGATTCCACTGGACAAACAGCAAAAGGTTAAAATGTTTGCAAGAAGAGCATCTAAAGAGTTCCATGAGAGTGAAGACGTCTGCGAATCTATTGGAGATATTTTTGAAGGTTTTCTTGAAGAAAATAATATTAAATTTCATTGCGTTGGAGATTTAAAACTTCGTTTTGGCGATAGACAGAAAGATTATCTTGCGAAATATATTCCAAGAGAGATTGTGTAAGGTGGTGTAATTTTGAGAAGAGAATGGACAGAAGAGGAGATTGAATATTTAAAAGAACATTATGGACAATATCCTGTAAAAGATATTGCAGGAAAACTGAAAAGAAGCTATGAATCTGTTCAAGCAAAGGCAGGTAGGATTGGCATAAATTCCAATGGAAGTATCACTACAAATAGAAGAAAGTGGACAGAACGAGAAGAGAAATACATGGAATCAAGATACTTATATCAACCTGTGGAAATTACAGCAAAACGACTAAAGAGATCAGTGTGTTCTGTAAAGAAAAAGGCAGCCAAATTAGGACTTAACAAATTCTATGACATATTTTCAGCAAAACAGTTAGCGAGATGCTTTAATACTGATATATCTGTGGTTTTAAGATGGATTGAGAAATTTGATATGCCACATGATAGTATAGATCTGAATGGAGTTATTCATTATGATATTGACTTGAAGAAATTTTGGAAATGGACGGAAAATCATAAAGATATAATAAACTGGTCTAAATATGAGTGTGGAACCTTGGCATTAGAACCTGAATGGGTACGTCAAGAAAAAATGTCTTATGAATATAGTAACACAAGAGAAAAGTGGACAGATGAAGATTTGAGAAAAGTTAAATTACTTTTAAAAGCGGATAAAACCTATAAAGAAGTCGCAAAAGAGTTAGGGAGGACATATTACGGCATTCTTCATTTAATGAGGAGTGGTGTAGTATATGGAAAAGTTAATTGAGAAAATTTTAGAAGTATGATAATATGAAAAGAAAAAGAGGAGGTATTATATCATGGGAGCAGCTTTATTTATTGCAGCAATTTTTTTACTTTGCAAAGGACTTAATTGGGTAGCTAATTTGCCGGAGGAACATTACAAGAGCACACTTACACCGGAGCAAAGATCAGATTATGTTTTCAGAAAAAATCTGAATAAATATAAAAAGTAATTTTATAATGAATGTGTTTTTGGAGACTAGGTATTAATTTGCTTAGTCTCTTTTATATTACAAGAGAGAATATATAGGTGAAAATATATCAGAAAGAAGGAATTTATATGAAGAATTTTATTATTGGGAACATGTATTTTGTTCAAGTAACAAGTCACATGAAGGACTATGTTAGTTATGTAGGGAGAAAAGGAAATTTCTATGTGTTTCAGAAAGGTGTTGTACAGTATTATCTGAAAGAATGCCATTTGTTTAATGCTGTCCCGGTGATGAACCGAGTTGCTATGATTTCTTGATGTGTGATATACTCATGATAAGAGGTGATGGTCGTATGGAGAAGTTTCATTGTATGAATTTAGAAGAAATTCAAAAATGCAACAACAAGCAAATTGAGGAGATAATCTTACACACGGATAATATTAGAAAGCAAGATTTTCGAGCAGAATGTTTATATTGGATGTGTATGTTGGAAGTAAATATTCGAGCAGATCAAGATGTAGAATACACATGGATTAAATGTATTGCTAATATAAGGAATAAAGATGGGGATATAATATTCCAGTATGGAAAAGATTATATGGTGTTTGTACTTGGCTTGGTTCCAATTGTTTTTACTGGAGATTTATTTCCATATATATTTTCCATAAAAGAAGAAGATCATCGTTGCATATGGAAGTATTTTACAGAGAGTGAATTAAAAAGTATATATTTAATGTAAATAGTTAGAAGTCGTTATCGTTTTGATAGCGACTTTTGTAGTGTTTATAGTTGAGAGACCAGAGAATAATATCCTGGTCATTTTTTATGCAGAAATGGGGGGTAATAGTTATGAAAAAAATAAAAAGAGAAGATTTGACTATTGGAGAACATGAAAGACTGATTTATCCAAGTGTTTTTACTTACTTGACGAGGAACAATAAACCGACAAGACAAGAATATTACAGAACTGATGATGGGGAAGTATGGGAAATCAGTCATTTTGAAAATGAAAAATCAGAAGAATTTGGCAAAAGAATGGATGCGTTAGAGTATTTGAGTAACAAATTGGATCTGGCAGAAGCATTTGGTGTATTATAGAGGAGATAATAGGTATGTGTTACAAAGTTGAAAAACAAAGAAAGATTGAACAAAAATTAGCTGAGGAATTAAAAAATGTTCCGGCTTTTATCGCAGATTTTTTTGACAGATATAAATCATCAGCAACAAAAAAGATTAACTGGATTTATATTAGAGACATGTTAAATTGGATGCTTTCAAATGGATGTATCAAGAAGGACAGTATTTCAGGCATAACAGTAAAAGATATGAACGACATCACGAGCAATAATGTGATCAAATATCTTAATGAACTGAAAAATGGCATATCAGGCAGAGCTAATTCGTTGGACTCAATCAATACTAAGAAAAATGTATTTAGTGCATTTTGGAATTATTTAAGACAGAACAAGTGTGTAGACGAGAATGTTATTGCTCATATACCAAGTAATTTGTATAAGTCAGAGAAAAAATTCAAAGAAGTAGAAATTCCAACAGATGAAGAAGTGGAAAAGTTTCTAATAAGCATCACAACTGGCAATAGGAATGAGTTTAATATTATTAGAAATATTGCTATCGTGCAGCTTATAAAAGGAAGCGGAATTCGATCAGAAGAATTAATTAATATGGATGTTTCAGATTTACGTTTATATGAAGAAGATAGACCATATATGATGGTTTTAGGAAAGGGAAATATCCAGGAGTATGATAAGGTTTATATGTCAGAACAAGCAAGAATAAATATGGAAGAATACTTAAAAATCAGAAGTCTATTTGTAAATGAAAGAGAAATCAAAAATGAAGCGCTGTTTCTATCAAATGAGAATAATAGATTAAGTAAAGGTGCTATCACAGGTTTTTTTCGAAAGTATTCTGATGAAACAATTTATCCTCATATGCTTAGACATTGGGTTGGAAGTAAGTTGTATCAGGAAACAAAGGATATTGTACTTGTTCAAAGGCAACTAAGGCATAAAAACCTTGAAACCGCAGCCAGATATTATGTACACATGGATGAGTCTGTAATTGCAAATGCTGTACTTGCGCTATGATTTATGTTAAAATAACAATTGTTGAAGGAGTTAAATCGATATGAAAAATTACATGAATGAACCAGTAGAGTACAACTGGACAGACAAAGATATATTAGATGAATTTCATAAAGTCAAAGATAAAAAGAAAGTTGCAAAAGTGTATGACATTACAGTGCAGCAGGTCACTGAAATTTTGAAAGGAGATAAATGCTATGAATAAAAAAGTTATTGTTTATAAATTGCAAAATGAAAAATCAGCAAAAGAATATGATGAAATTATTGAAGTTGGAAAAGAATATGAATTTCCTGTAAATGGGAAGTGCGTTATGCGCTCAAACTGCTATCAGCTTGTAAGAGATGATGGTAAAATTCTTTACGGAACCGGTTTTCCTATTGGATATGCTCGTGACGTGGATGATAATGAATATAGTGTATTCCTTGAAAGAAGAGGCATTGTTTTGTATTTTCGGATTCAGGATCGATAAGAGTATCAAAGAGGTAAATAGGGCTTAATTATGGATAAAAATGAATCATATACAGCGTCAGAAAAGAAGATTATAGACGCATACGAAGCATTTGGATCAATTAAGAAAACGTCTTCAGAAACAGGATATTCTTGGAATAAAGTTGTTAAAACTCTTTCTTCACATGGTTACATTCTATCAGAAACGCATGCGGAAATATTAAACAAATATCATAATGGAATGAGTGTTGAAAAAATTGCTACACAACTAGAATTAAACAGAAAAACTGTACAAGCATATATACCGAGAAAGAGACCTTTGTATAATGAAGAACAATCTCCAAATGCTTTAAGAATTAAAAAGTGTCGTGAAAAGCATACAATTTAGGTATAAAATAAAATTAAACAAATAGAGAGGTATAGTTATGTACAAATATGAGATAGGACAAAATATAGAAAATTTTAAAAATCACAAAGAGGGAGTGCAATTTGATATTTCTGATGATGGGGCAACAATGCTTGTATTTTTTGATACTCCAACACAGGATGAAATTGAACAATTTAAATCAGGGAAAAATTTTGAAATTCGTTTCATAGTATTGAATGATGTTATTATGATTACAACTAAAATTGGAAATCTGAATTGGATGGATGCACCATACACACCTCATTTAAGTAAGAATCTTACAAAATATCAGATTCCAAACGAAGGAGAAGGTTTGGGATTGACACTATATTTAGTGGATACGGCGACAGGAGAAATCAAACACATGAGACTTTTAGGATTGTCCGAAAGATTTACAAGAAAATTGTTTGGTTCGGCTATGGAAATAAAGATGAAAGAGTTTGATAAAAGACAGTATATAATAAAACTATCTGATATTTTTAACAGATATGATACAAAACAAATTGCAAAAATGAGTTCAGACTATTGTAAAATAAATTAAAAGAAAAGGATGTGTTTCCATGAAATATACAATAACGATGAGTTGTGGTCATGAAGAACGAATAGAGTTATTTGGGGCTACAAAAGAAAGAGACAGAAAAATAGACTATTTTAAATCTGAAGGACTATGCAAGGAATGTTATAAAAAGAAAATGCAAGAAGAGGCTGAAAAAGAAGGATTTAATTTTAACTCTTGTGTGCTCCCTTATATCAGCAATGAAGATGGGAGCATTTTGCTTTCTGTATGGTTTAGTGGAAACACAAAACCGTTTAAAGATAATATTAAGTCATTAGGAGGCTATAGTTGGAGCGAAAGAGAGTCAGGAAACGACAGCTATTTGTTGTCTAAACCTATGATGTGTTGGAACAAAGTTATCAAACTTAATGAGTTGGAAGATGAAATTATAAAAGCTGAATCTATTGGTGCAAATAACATCGTCACTGAGAAAAATTTATTTGAGATATGCCATTATCAAATAGCATTAAAAAAACAAAAGAAATGGAATGAAAAGAAAAATATAATAGAATCCATAGAAAAACCTACAGTACCGGAAGTTTTAAAAGGGTGTACATGGAATCAAAAAATATATGGCAGATCTGGCAGCTACACAATTTACCCAAATGGTAATAAGGTTTCAATTACAGATGATCAGAAGAAAGAAATTGAAAATTATTTGAAATTAAAAAAAGAATATCAAAATAAAATTGAAAGTATCAACAAGATGCAGTAATGAAAGACATGAAAAATACATCATTGATAAATGTCTAAAAATATTAAATGAGTTTAGATGATTGAGGAAGGGGAAGTAATGAAAGTCGAATTTAACGAAAAGAATGCAAAGATTGAAGGTAATAATTTAATTATTGAATTAACAGAAACTATAAAGAACAGCTTAAGAATTCAATCAAAACCACTTTGCGAGTTTAACGTTGGTGATGAAATTATCGATGATTCTGGTAAAAAATGGTATGTAGTAGAACAGGACTTTGAGAATAATAGAACGAAAGTATGGATGAAAAATATTTCTTATAACAGACGATGTGTATTTGATAGGGAAACTAATGATTTTAGTAAGTCGAAAATAAAAGAATGGTTAAATGATGAAAACGGAGAAGTCTTAAGAGATATTTATAAAGGCTTCGGAAAAGAGAATGTACTTGTTGACGAGGTGGATTTATGGTCTTTAAACGGAAATGGTACTTATGGAAAATGTAAATGCAAAGTGCATCTAGGTACTTTCGATGATTATAGAAAAGCTAAAAAGAATGGCATGTTTTTAATTGCAACAGGTACAGACGATGATCCATTTTGGTTAGACACACCGGCTGCTGCTAATATTAGAGACGAAAGTGAAGAATGGCATTCTAATGGTGTTACGATTGTAAATACAAAGGGAGGTATAGGAATTGATTTCAATACGAGTAATAATGGAGTTCGTCCTTTTTTAACATTAAACTCAGAAACAGTAGTATCGTATAGGTGTAATATACAATGCCTATAAATTACAATTAAAAGGTAATTTAGACATATAATCATAAACAAAATAGGTAGGTAATAATAATGAAGCAAATTGAAAAATTTAAAAAAATTGTAAATAATATAAATGATTCTTCAGAAATGTCGGGATTTTTAGATGGATTTCGCATTGCCGCGTCATTGTTTTGTAAAATGAATTATCCAAGATGAAGTGATCATTGAAAACGGAAGAATTAAAGATATAACTGTATGTGGGATGACAGAATTCCTTGAAAGCGAGATTGAATAAAAGATTAATTTCAAAGGAGAATATAAGAACGTATGTGGAGATATTTTATCGTATTAAATAGTAATGACTTTCCTTAAGAGCTTAATAGTTGGGTAAAAGAACATACTTCATTAAGTTTGGACAATTGCGATTATCATATTGAAGGGCATTATTTATAGGTTTAACATGTGACTTTAAAGAAAGGTGACAAGATGAATTTAGATGTTTTTATTAAACAAATTGAGTCTATGTATCAAGATGCAACAGAAAGAGGATTCGACAGCATTGTAATTGCAATTGATGCCGGCTTATATAATACTTATTATATTAATGATACAGAAGAAGGATTTCAGTGCGATTTATTTGATTATGTATTTGATGATTTATATGATATATCTAGTCAATTATATGATGAGATTCAAGGGAATGTAATTGATATCAGAATAGAATGAAAAGATAGAGGAGCGTATATTGCCGAAGATCAAAAACGCATGGCATGTGCGTGGTGTGATGGGAAAATCAGGCATGGAGATAAAGCATATAAAAGAACTGGATATTATGGCTTGTATTGTTCTTTGGAATGTTTAGTGAAAGGATCTCGGTTACAATACGAAGAGGTAATTGTAAGCGAAGATATATTTAAGAGTGAATGTAAAAGATAGGGTTTATTCCCGCTTTGAAAGGAGAGAATATTATGGAATTTGCAAAGTATTATGATGCGTCAGATATAGTAGATATTATGATTAAAAATGAAGAAATCGACTGTTATCCAATAGGAGAAGAGAAATTTGAAGGGGTTTATGTTTGTATGGACACAAATGATTTCTGGATTAGTCGTATTAGCAAAGGATATAATGAGAAACATAAAAAAGACGAGGGTAAGTATCTAGTAGAGAGAAATAAAATTAGCATTTATGATGTAATGGACAAATTACATGAATTATTTAAAAAGAAACTTCCTGAATTTAAAGCAAGTGACATTCAGTTTGAACAGAAAAATAAAGTTCATCAATATCTTAAATCATTTTCTACATTGAATATTATTAGGGCAGTTATTTTGTTAGATGACTATGATGGATTGTCTAATTGGGATTGCTGCGAAGTTAATTCATTGGAAGACGCTATTTATATTATTGATGGTGGGGATGGAATTTTAAGAGATTTTGTAAGGAATCAAGCAGAAATTAAAGAGAAAATTGAAAGATATAATTCAGTATAAATAGATATTGGTGATTTTATATAAGGAAAGGTGTAACGATTATGGTTAAATGTAATAGTCCATACGCATATTGTGAAAAATGTATAATAGATATGGACGGCATGGATAGCCAGGGTGGAATAATCTGTTGCGATACCGCAGAAGATATTGATTTCGACAGGGTAGAAATATTAAAGCAATGCGAATATGCTGAAGAAATATAGGACTCATGAGGTATAAATTATGTTTGAAATAGAAGTTGATCGTGTGCAAGTATGCACTTGTAAGATATCTGATGAAAATGAACAGATGATAAGAAATTATATAAATGATAATCCAGAAAAGTTCGAATTTATGTCTTGTCAGGAGTCTATTATAGAAGCTATTTCTGAATTGAAAATTGATTTATATAATGACTATATAGAATCTGATTCATATACAAATGACATTAGATGGTCTGAATATGAAGAACTAAATGCGGAGGAAATATTAAATGAAAAATCCATTTAAAAATAAAACAGATGAAGAACTAAAAGTTCTATATGAACAGTATAAGGAATTTCAGAAAACAGGAGTAATTCCAGATAATGAACTTGGAAAAATTAGAGATGAATTATGTGAAAAATTAAATTCAGGATGGCATGTTATGATGATGCAGTACCTACTAGAAGTTATTGCAGAAAGATGGATAAAAGGAATATAGATTTTATGAAAGGAGTTGTTTTTATGTCAGAACTTGATTACCCAGGAGAAGCGTTGGAAAATCCGGTTAAATTATAGTAATTATTTAATAAGAAGGAGTATGGTAGAATATGATTAATATTATTCATAGAAGTAAATTAGAAGGTGCAAACAGGTTTGGAACTTGCGCTTCGTGTGTAAAAGAAAGAGACGTGTATAAAATTTCGTTTGAAGATGAACATGGAAATAATTGCTCCATAAGTTTGTGTAAAAGTTGTTTGAAAGAATTGGAAAATATGATTCATGAAATCTAAGTTTTAACAGGAAAATGGTTGAATGAATATGCATACATTCAACGGAAAGAAAACAAGAATACACTACAACAGTGATATGTCTGGAAATATTATTATTCAACATAAAGATTATGAGTTGGAGTTGAGTGTTTTAGGCGAAGATATTCTTGATTTCGTTACTGAATATGTAAGAAGTCAGAAGATTAATAAACTGGAACAGATGGATAGTAAAGAGATTTTGGGATTGGAGTGATAATATGACAGTTCAGGAATTGATAAATGAATTGAATCAAATAGAAGACAAATCTCAAAGAGTAATTTTTGAGTGTATAGGAAACCGTAATGTATATGATGTAAATGAAATAGTAGGAGCAAACATTCCTAAAGATGATTCTTGTAAAGAATACGAAAGAGGAATACTTATTAGTAATGTGTAGAGATTGCGAGATTGGAGTGATACAATGTATAAATGGGAATGTCCTATTTGTGGTAAGCAACCTGAACATTTTGGAATTAAAGAGTTTGCAATGTCTCCGAGAACAACATTATTTGGCGAGTTCAATTTTAGAGACGCAGATGGTAATATCGGAACTGTAAATCGCAAGGTAAATAAACCAGTGTGTTCTGAAGAATGTAAGCGAAAGAATGAGGAACAATATTTTGTAGAAGAATATAAAGGGACTAGAATTTATTGCATAGATGGTAGATATATGACATATCTTGAATGTGATTATTGGTACGATAGTATTCAAGGAATAAGAAACAGAATTGATAATCCACATTTGATACCGGTTGTACCTAATCTTTTAAGTGCTTTAAGGGGTAAAATGAGAGAATAAAATTTAACTTTCATGAGGAGGTGAAATATGGGTAATAAGAGAAAAGTTATATTAGAGCCACATCCAGACAAATCAAAATTGTGGTGCTGGACTGTGTTAGAAGAAGATAAGAAAAATAATTTATGGTATTGCATAGACACAGGTGTAGAAGTGAGTTGGGATATTGCTGCCAGAAGAGCAAAACAGTCGATGCAAGTCAAAGATTATTAGTGGATATATAATATGTAAGACGATACTTAATTGGTATCGTCTTTTTTGATAAAGTTTATATCTATATTCAAGTTCATAGCTTGACAGATGTCATTTAGTGATTCGATTGAAATATTTTTTTGTTTTAAAGCCATACTTACGGCACTAGGGGATTTATTCATTCTGTTAGCAAGTTCTTTGATATTTATTTTTTCGTCTAACATTTTTTTTCTAATCTCTGTAAGTAGATCCTGTGTATTTGAATATAGCATGTAAACACCTCACTTTTATAAGTTATAACTGGATTATATCAGTTTTGTATAAATTTAACAATATATAAGTGATGATTTTGTGAACAATTTTAAGTGAATAAAACAAGATATAACTTGCATTATAAATTTATATCTGATATAATAAAAACATCAAAGGAAGAGAGAACTACATAGATTCAAAGAAAGGAGGATGCGTAATGAATGTAAAACAATTTGATATTGTTATGGTCGACTTCGGTGATAACCCAATTGGGCATGAGCAAGGTGGAAAGCGACCAGCTATTGTAATTCAGAATGATATAGGGAATAACTTTGCAGCAACTACATTAGTTATGCCATGTAGCACAAAATTAAAAAATCCAAACCAGCCTACGCATACTCTGATTAAAAGAGGAAGAGGTACAGGTTTGGTAAAAGATTCTATAGTTTTAGGAGAATGTTTAAGACAAGTATCTGAACTTAGGATTATAAAATACCTCGGAAAATTAGATTCTATTGATGACAAAAGAGAAATTAAGAGAGTATATAATGCGAATTTAATGTGGGGAGAAGATGTAGCATGAGATATGTAGAAATGACTATTGAGGAAGCAGTTAAATACTGTAAAGGTAAAAAGGTTTTAGTAGCAGAACAGGATCTTGAAAAAAATGAAAATGAAGTTGTAAATTTTGAGAGAAAAACATTTCAAGAATGCAAGGAATTAATTGAACATGCAGAAACAATTGCAAAAATCTACGATGATTTTATAAACCAATTGAGAGTGTTTTCAGCAAAGCAAATTGATTTAATAAACATAAAACCAAAAGGGACTATGAGCACAATATTAGTGCATGACCAAGAAAGAAAATCGAACATCTGTTCTGAAATAGGTTGACAAGAACATATGTTTGTGATATTATTCATATTGTAAAATTTACCAGTAAAAAAGAGGATCTACTTGATCATAGGTGTTGGCGCACCTCCTAAGTAAATCCTCTTAAGATAACGATAGCATAAATGCTATACACTTGTATTCTTACATATTTAATTTTTAGTGTCAAGCATTTCTGCCATTAATTTCCAAATTTTACAATTAAATAAGGAAAAGTTAATATTTTATTCTTTTGACGTTTAGTTGAAAGGTGTTATTTTTGCACTCTTTTTTATGTGAAAAGAATAAAAATGAGAGAATATTGCTTTTAGAATTATGTCAAAGGTGGTGAAAGAGTGGAATACATAATTACAAATGGCAAAATCTCCATATGTTTAGACGAAAAAGGAAGACCAGTTACATGTGGTAAAAAAGAAGCACATTCTTTTAGCAAAGAGAAGGCAGAAAATATATTAAATAACCTTCCAAGTGTCCTAAAAAACTTCCATTTTAAAATTAGATGTGTTTCTCCGGGAGGAAGTAAAAAAGTTACAAAAAAGGAATGTAGCAATCACAAAACTGATGATTGTAAAGGTGAAAAAACAGTATTATATGGTGAAGATTATGAACCGTGTAAAGAAGTAATCAAATGGATGGAATTATCAAAATCATGTGATGTTCTATTTAGTGAAGCCAGGAAAAGAAGAAGTGAATTACATAAAAAATTATCTAACGTAGACAAGGAATTGTCTAACGCTACGCACGAAATAGAACTTGAAAAGTGGAAGAGCGGATCTGATGGCTATAAAGAATATAAAAAGGTCAAAGAGGTCTTACAAAAACGGCGAAAAATTAAAGACGAACTTCTTGTAGTCCAGTCAATCATAACAAACACAAAAGGATCAATTAATCTAAAAAATATTGAAAAAACTTTTGAATTGTTAAGTACAAGACATTTTACTATGAGAATCATAGAAGAAGATAATCCGTTTGAGGGAATAGAAGATTAAGAAAAGAGGTGATGGTGAATGGATAAAAAGGAGTGGAAGAATCAAATTGCAAATGAATACTGTGGTGACAATATGAGGAAACTTCGAAAGATTTGTGACAAGATTTTAAAAGCTAGAAATATTCCAAAAGAACATTGGGAGAGCTTTTATGATCGTGCTGTTGATATTTTTCTTGAGAGTATTAATTCCTATGATGATTCCAAAGAATGTAAGTTTAATACTTATTTTTATGGAAATCTAAGACGGAGAACTGGGACATGGTTTAGAGATAATTTTCGATTTAAGAGATGCAATTTGGAAAGAGATTTTAGTGGGAATATCATAAAAGATGAAAAGGGAAACCCTACGATTATTCCGAATGTTTCTATACATATGAAAGTTGATCCGGAAGAGGATTGTATTTTGGAAGAGATTATTTCCTCTAATTATAATTTAGAGAGAGAAATAATGAATAAATTATATCCAACCACAGATAGAGTAGAACTTTATAAAAGTAAATTATCTTATAGTCAACAATTGGTTGTAGACCTTATGTGTGCCGGATATACAGAAAATGAAATTTTATCAGAATTACATATTTCTAGGGAGGAGTACAAAGATAAAATTTTAGACACGATGAAATTATATGAAAATGTAAAAGTATTATTACGAGAATAATTAAATGGAGGAATGTAATCATGGCAAAGAAAATCAGAAAGAGAACGTTGTCTTTAGAATCATATTTAGAAAAAATCGTAGAAGAGGATATTAGTGATAATCAAGACGTGCAAAGGATGTTTTGCTGGGAAAATGTGATGGTGAACGAACTCATTAAAACCGTGCTAACAGATGATTATATTCCGCCAATTATCTTAGGCGAAGAAGATTTAGAAGAAGATGTCGTTCAGCAATATATTGTAGATGGAATGCAAAGAAGTTCCGCTCTGATTAAATTTAGATATGGAAATTATAAAATAACACCTTCTTTGGAAGAACCTTTTATTCAATATCAAAGAAAAATGAAGGATGAAAATAATAATATTTGTAAAGATGAAAATGGAAAGGTTATTTGGGAGTCAATTGAATACGACCTAAGAAGGAAAACATACGAGATGTTGCCACCTGAACTAAAGAAAATGTTTGATGATTACCAAATTGACATTACTATACACCAGCATTGTACGATGGCACAAATTAGTCGCCTAGTAAGAAGATACAATAACCACAGAGGGATGAATCAGTCTCAGAAGGCATTTACTTATATTGATTTATATGCACGGAAAATCAGAACTATTTCTGAGAATAAATTCTTTAAAAATTGTATAAGTTGCTCTGGTAGCGAGCGGTCTAAAGGAACTTATGAGAGGTTGGTATGTGAATCTGTAATGACAACATTTTTCTTTAACAACTGGAAAAAAGCTGCAAAAGACATGAGTAAATTTTTAAATGAAAAAGCAACAGAAGAACATTTTGAAGCAATTGACCAGTATTTAAGTAGGATTGAAAATATTTGTAAAGATAATTTTACGGATGTGTTTGTTCCTAAAAATGTAGCCGTTTGGGTTTCTGTATTTAAAAAGTTTACGGAATATGGATTAGATGATAGTAATTTTTTAGAGTTTATTAAGGAGTTTAAAAAAGTATTGCATTCAAAAAAGATAAACAACATTTCTTTTGATGAATTAAATGAGCATCGAAATACTAAAGACAAGGCAACGTTAAAAGAAAAAATAGACATATTAGTTTCTCTTATGGATGAGTTTTTACATAATACAAATGAAAAAATATTTGATGTGTTGGATGAGTATGATCCAAATCAAAATATCATTAATTTTATTAAAGAGAATGTGAAAGAAGATGTTATCGAAGATGATATTGAATTTTACAAATCGTTGCTTGAAGATTGGTCTGTGGAAGTAGATAACTCATCAAAACTTCTTGATGAAGGTAACATGAAATCATTACTTGCTGCAATTGCATATAGTGTTGAAAATGAGCTTGATGAAGAAGTTCCTGCGTGGATGGTGAGCTTCTTTGATAGAAATTCTACATATATTGAAAATCAAAAAAAGAATTATACATATATGATTAATGATCTTAATGAATTCATCAGAAATAAATACCAACTGGCAAGTTAGGAGGTGATATGTGTGAGTAAGAAAGAACATAAGTATAAAAGAGAAAAACATGGTATTGGAATTGAAGGTGCTTTATTAATCGGTGGAGCTGTTTCTATATGTGTATTGGCATCATGTGGAGACGAGAAGAAAGAGTATATTGATCCAAAACCAATTATTGTCGAAATGCCGGAACCGTGTACAGAAGGTAGAATACTCGTGACAAAAAATGGGCGATGTATTTTTGAGTACAAAGGTGAAATTGAAATGATTAATGACGGTAGAAATGGTGAAGAAATTGATGTGCAGGTACATATGAAAGAAGAGAAATAAATAAAGGAGAAATAAATTATGTGTGAATTTAAAAGTGGAATTATTTTTAAAAACAGGGTAGTGTTAGCACCTTTAGGAAATGAAAGTCATTCAAATTTACTTGAAAGTTTAGAGGTAGAAGATAATGAATTTAATGCTTCAAAGAAATTTGTGAGAGCAGAATTAATACCGCCAGAAAAATATATTATCACTTCAGATATCTCTAAATGGGAGTACAGAGTTGACCAAGATTTTGTCCCAGATTGGTATAGTAACGATCCGGGAAGATATGAACAGGAATTTAGAGATAATGTTAAGGGTTTTATGGATAAAAACTTTACGGAGGAATTTGGATATTATTGGACAAACATTCAAATGGATGGAAAGGTGTACCACTTTATGTATGGAGTTATTACGCATATGAGTTTTGGTAGTAATAATAACTACACAGAATCTGCTATAAGAAGGTATCTTAAGGAGTGCAAACTTGCAAAAGATATTGAAAGTAAGTACAAGAAAAAGATTGTTCCATTTGAAAACAACTTACTTAGTATGGATGGATTTGATGATTATGGCGTTGTTAAAGATGATGTATTATCTATTCTAAACTTTGATTTATTTAGGAAATGCGGGAATAGATTGCCGCTGATCGATTGTATATATTGGTTATCAACACCAAATCAGACACCGTTGAAAAAAGATTCTTCCTGTGTTCAGTTTGTCTACAGTGATGGGGACATGGGTTACGACTCTTGCCGCTGGCGTGGTCGTGGGGTTCGTCCGTTTTTTATCACGGAATCTTAAATCTGTGCATCTTGTCGATAACGTTTTTGTAGTTGGGTTAAAATGTCGATTTCATTCGGAAATAAACACAATATATAGTGGCTTTTAATGAATGCAAATACTATATATTGTGTGTAAAAATTACTGAGATGGAAGTCCTTCACGGACAATCATTACAAGAAATGAATTGTAATGCGACAACCGCCACTTCGTCAATTATCTCTTAGGATAATGGCGATAATGCTCATGGACGTATTCCCACTTTTGCATCCGGAACCGCCAATAAGCATCGACATGAACCATATTATGATTCAGCATAAAATCACCTCCTGGTTTCATGCAGACGAAAATATATCGCATGAATATTAATTAGAGTGATTTTTCTATATAAGTGACGGTTGTCATAAAAGTAGTATACAACAAAATTAAAATTAACACAAATAGAAATGGAGGTCTGGTTAAATGTTAGTTGAAAAAGTCATAAAAATCCCGGTATATACTTTCAATTTTAGAATGTATCCGAATAAAGAACAGAGTGAATTAATAGATAGAATAATTTTGGCTTTACATAAGGCGTGTAATATGGCTGTTTACGATATGTTTGAAAGTAAAATTAACACAATTGAAAAACCAGACCAAAATAACGAAGGACAAACCGTACATTTCCCGGATGTTAATTCTATGGCAAAGAAACAATATCTTGATGTACTAAGAAGTAGAAATGAAGATATTAAATTGATCCCGGCGGGTGCTTTGTCTGGTAAGAATGGCGTATTTTTGTGTGATTTATCGAAGAGATTAGATGCTCAGGTAAGTGGAGAAAATTCTAATAAAAAGACAAATGGTAAAGGTGTTAAAAGACCGATTGAAAATAGTAAACCTCCGTATTATTCAAAGAAACATCCAAGAACTAGTTATACATATCAAGAAACCATGAGTAAAATGAGTTTCAGTGAAGAGAATAAAAATGTAGCATATTTTAATTTAGCTAAAATTGGCAAGGTAAAAATCAGAGGAATTAAAGGATACTTAAAAAATATCAGATTTGATTGTTCATGCGGAATGGACTTTGAAGAATATGCTAATTTACATAAAAAACAGCGGGTATTAACAACAGTGAAAAAAGATAATTGCGGGGATTATTTTTTACAGTTGTGTTTAAAGGATGTTTATAAAATTGTAAAAGTTGAAGAAGAGAAAAAAGAAATAGGAATTGATGTTGGTATTTCAACGTTAATGACTTTATCAGACGGTACAAAATACGATAATCCTAGATTTAAAAATGGTAAAGATGGGAGTGTTCAACAACATCGAGAAATTTTGAATAGACAGTTATCCAGACGGCAAGGGTATAGCAATATAGAATTTCAAGAAAAATTGAGAGAATTAAGAAAAGAGGATATTAATTTAGAGCCGTCTAAAAGATACATAGAAACAAAAATTAAGAAAGCAAAATTAGAAAGAAAGGTAACCCGGCAAAGAAAATATCATATGGAGAATATGGTATTGGAAGTTATAAGAAGATCGAACTTTATTGGAATAGAAACATTGTCGGTAAAGGATATGTATGTCAAAAAAAGCAAGAATAAGAAATGATAATTTATCTGATGCAGCAATGGGAGAAATTCTTACTTTATTAAAAAGAAAAGGGGAAGAATATGGTGTGTCGGTCGTTGCAATTGGAAAATATCAGAAATCTACACAGACATGTAGTAAGTGTGGTTTTGTAAATGTAAAAACAAAGGACACAAAAATTAGAGGTTGGGTTTGTCCCGAATGTGGGGCAATTCATGATAGAGATGTTAATGCAGCAATCAATATCTTAAACATGGCTAAAGAAAAAGAATATAAGAAGCAGATAGCTTAAATACATATATTTAACGGTTGCAGGTTCAACGCCGCCGAGTGTGAATAGGAAGTGAACATAAATTATACGGTTCATTCGCACCAAAGTAGATAAAAGAAATCAGTGAGTAGTAATTATTTATTTACATATACGAAAACAGATATTGCTTTTATAACCTTAAAATTATGTAGATTACATAAAAGAGATGCGTCATATTTATGTATTTTTGCCGATGTAATTTATATGAATATGAGGATTGAAATTTTTGTTGTCACACCCAATCCGACAACGGAAAGGGATGTAATTTATATGAATATGAGGATTGAAATATAGTATAATCTCCTTTTTGTCGTTTTTTAATTAAGATGTAATTTATATGAATATGAGGATTGAAATAGGCAGATACACACCCGCTTACTCATTATCCCAGATGTAATTTACATGAGTATGAGGATTGAAAACCTAAGAAAAAGAAATGGTAGAAGTTTTGGCAAACGAGATAGATTAATTATGTCACATAATGAAAGGAAGAATTATGAAATTAGAAGCAAATAAAGAATATTTGGAAAAATTAGATGAGAGTTTTGAACAAGCAAAGAACGGAGAGATAATTTCTTTTTCTTTGGAAGAACTGCGAGAAATGGAATTCGATAATTGGACTCCGACAAAAAAGGTTTTAGATTTTTTATAAAAATAAGAATTTGTGTGTTGATGTAATTTATAACTAAACATAGATAGAGCTTTGTGTATAAGTAATAAAAATTAAAAGGAGAAATGAATCATGAAAAAAATTAAGAAAACCATTGTAATGTTGGCTTTAACAGGAGTGCTATGTGTAAGTACAGGCTGCTCTATGTTGGAATCAGAATTTAACAATATCAAAGGTTCTTTGGTAGGAAACAGCTATAAAATCAACACATATGATAATTATGGATCAAAAGTATTAGAGACATCCGGTGACAAAATCAATATTTCAGGCAATAAAATTAAATCAAAAAGTTATAACGAAGATGGATCAGAAATCACTAACTATGATTTATCATCCGTGATAACAATTACAATTGACGGTAAGTAAATTGAAAGCTGTGGAGATACATGCGTTTTTGTGCAAGATGGATTAAACAGTGAAGTTGATTTTACAGAAGAGAGAATTAAAAGTATGACAGACGGATCGTTGTCTGATAACACAATCGTAGCCGAATTTGTAAATAAATATAAGAATATGTTTGGAAAGTCGCGAGTGGTCGTTATTAAGTCACAGCTCGGACAACCTATTACAGCATACTCAGGAGAAGAAGTATATTGGGAAATTCCGGATGATTTGCCTAAAATGACAAAGTTAATGATTGATGGAAAAGCATTATATATACATAGAGCTAATTTCCAGATTATTGACAAAGAATTATTAAATTAAAAGGAGAAATAAATTATGACAGGATATGATTTAGTAGCAATTGTAAACTTGTTAGAAGATTGCAACAAGAAAGATTATGGTTTTGCTCTATATAAGGAAGAGTATGAATTACTTAGAACAGCAAACCTAGAAAATACACTTGTAGTTGTTAATGCAAGAAGCAAAGATAGACGAGTATTGGGAAAAGTAAATGAGATTTTATCGTTGAAAGAATACGGTAAAAATCCTACAGCGCAGGTGGTTGGTGTTGCAAATATGGATGCTTATGCAAAACGTAAAGAAGAAGATTATATTGATAGAATCAAAGAACTTAATCGTTTAATTAAAAAGAACAATAGAGAGTTAGTAATTTTAATGACAGAACTAAGAAAATTAGAAGGTTAAAAGGAGAAATAAACAATATGAATTATCCATTTTATTGTCCTAAGTGCGGACACAAAGAAATTATTACCATGTCTATGAAGGAATACGTTGGAGAAGGGCATATGTGTCCGGAATGTGGAGAAGAAATGAAACGAGAAATTGAATCTATGGTTTGTAGGAGCATTGATAAAACTGGAGGTTTTTATAGAAGTTTCAATTAAAAAAATTGTGCTGCTATGGTAGCACAAAATAAGGATCATTGGCGCAATGGTGAGCGCAATCGGCTCATAACCGATCGGTTTCGGGTTCGAGTCCCGGATGATCCATTTAGGTTATCACTACTTTAAGAGAAATATAACTTGCAATTAATTTGTAATTTTCTTTTTTGTTTTATTCATTTTTATTTCATCCTAAATTTCAAATAAAAAATTGTTTTTGGTTACATAATTTAATTCGGTTTTTATTTTTGAAAAAGATGAAAAATTGTTTCTTGTAAGTTTTAATATGTAAACATGTTTCTTAAGTGGTGATGACCTATTTTTCATCCTAAAAGTTGTAGATTAGTGTAAATGGTAGCACGATGTAGCGTGACACATAAGTAAAGGTTCGAATCCTTTATCTACAATCCAAAAATATATAAATGAAAGAGGTGTAAAAAATGAGTAGCTGGACTTATGTACATGGAACAATTGTAGCTTCTCCTCCAGGAAGGACACAACACGAGAAAAGATATATTCTTGAGACTGTTCTTGATCATCTTCCGGTTGTAACTGGATCAGAAAGAGATATGGAAGTATATGTGATTCAAAAAAGAGGACATAATAGTTCAAGCGGTAGTGATGAATTTTTCGAGAGAACAAATAATTTAAGAGATTCAAGAGGAAGAAGAAGTTATAAGCGCGGTTGGTTACATACACAAGATGATTATATTCTTGTTGTTGATGCTGCATTACGTGACAGAGAATTTGAAGATACATTTCAAGAATTTATGAAGTGGTTTTGTAGACTATCAAAAAGAGTCTTTGTAAATGATGTGAATGTGAAAATCAAAGGATTTGACAAGCAATATATTATAGATAATCCAGATCCGTTTTTCAACATGAGTGACTTCGATAATGATAATTGGTGTAGTTATTTGATGTGGAAATACGACAGAGATAAAGATGGAAACTTGTTAAGTGGAAAACCGGTAAATAGAAATGAGTAATTTTATGGAGGTAATTAATTATGGCTAGTGAAGATATAACTTTTTGCATGTCAGATTGCAATAATATGAAGTGTTTTAGAAATAAGAAACATATTAAATATCCTGAGTTCCCACATAGTTTTGCGTTTTTGGAAGATACGAAAGATTGTATGAATAACAGAAAGGGGTTAAAAATGAGCTTAAATGAAAAAGAAAATATACTCAAAATTATAAATGAGTCAGTTAATAAAGGAACCTTATCTGAAAAAGATGGAGAGAGAGCTAAACAAATTATAAAAAATGCATCATCACTAAGATATTACACAAATTATGATTCTGATAAGAGTGAATTTATTCTGGGGATATGCAGTTGTCAAACAAACGAACGTATTCAAATGAAAGTTTATGATGCTGACAAAGTTTTACCTGATACTGTAATTGATGCCTTTAATAATGGAAAAACAGATGAAGAAATTTTAGAAGAAATTAGAAAAGCATGTAGATAAAAAGGTTTAAATTTGTTTATAAATGAAATGGAGAAAAAATGTGTAATTACGACTATTTAAATGATTTATATGATCATTGTGATGAATGTAGAATTTATGGTGATGATTATTACGTAGATGAAAATGGAGAATGGATTGATGCATGTGAAAATTGCTCTATGAATCCATCGAATTTTGATGATTAATTACTTGAAAGGAGATAGGAAATGCGAAAGCCTAAAGTAGAAAATAGATACAACTTAACAATGAAGAAAATTAGAAAACTCAAAGTTGGTGATGAGTCCCAAATTAAGGAACCACTGTTTTGGAGAAATAATGTTATCAATGCATGGTGTATTAGCAAGCTTATTGGAACAGATGATGATGTAAAATATGGAACAGATAACGATATTTGGATTGGCATTTATGATAAACCATATTATAACAGAAGAATTCATATACGTTGTAGTTGCTATGGAGGAATGTGTTTTTATAAATTTGATAAATTTTTCAGATATGAAGATATCGAATATGAAAATGATTTAAAAACCCAGGAAGAGTTGTTGAGAACAGTAAATATGTTAATCGACGAAGGGATTTTGGTAATTAAAGATGGACGGAACAGTTAAACAATTTTTAAAAAATAATCCGTCAGTGATAGTTTCAATACGATATTATCTATTTAATGACGAATTTGAAGTAAGATTGAGCAATTATCATACAAATAAACATGCATATATGATATTTCGTGATATAAATGAAATTTCATTAGATAAAATGGTTTGGATTGTTAGTAATAGATTTAGAGAAGAATTGTTGGAGTGATTATAAATATGAACGAGAAGAAAGTTAGAGAAGCGATAAAATATTTTAAAATAATGTTACTCGATATGGAAGGAATGGGATTTAAGTATATTCCTAAATATTATGAAACTGCAATCGAAGCACTGGAAAAGCAGTTACCGAAGAAAGTGGAATATGAAGGCGGATTTAGCAACAATGGTTTTACAAGGTATCGAATGGCGAAATGCCCTGATTGTGACAGATGGCATAGCAGTAGAGACGAGATTATCTATTGTTCAAAATGTGGACAGAGATTAGATTGGAGTGAATGACATGGAAGAATTAAAGAAATGCCCATTTTGCGATGGAGAAGCAAGTCTTAAAGTTAATCATGGGTTCGGAGAAGAAGTTATATCAGCTTTCGTGTACTGCGAGGAATGCGGAGTTGCAACACGAAATTGTGCTTTAGAAGCTACGGCTAGGGGAATGTGGAATAGGAGAGTGAAAGAATGATTAAAGTAAAAGCAACAGCAAATTACGGGTTCGTTGGCACACAGATGGAATTTGAAGAGGATTTCCAAGATAATGTAACATATGAAGAAATTGAAGAAACTATGAGAGATCTTGTAATGGAACAAGTAGATTGGTCATGGGAAAAGGTGGAAGAATGACGGATAGAGAAAAATTAGAAAAGATTTTGGAATTTGTAACGGAAAAAGAAGATAAGTTTTATAAACCTATTGAAGATGGAAAATATGAACCAGGAAGTTTGGGTGCAATGCAGTGTATGTTTCAGGCAGCATCCTTTCAGGAAACGAGATACTTTGTTGAAAGTTTACTAGAGGTGGAATGATGAGAGTATATGATAGATCCGCAATGTTCGGATTTTTTGAATTAAGCTGTGATGCAACACCGTTAGTAGAAGTTGAAAAGATAGATATAAAAGATGTTTTAAGAATTAAAGGTGAACTCTACAGAGTCTGCATGGTAGCTACTAGAAGCGGATATGCAGTTGTGGACAAAATAAATGAATTGAAAGATAATCCAGAAGAACTGATCGAAACTGATGAAATTACATGTCCATATTGTCTTAGTAAAATAGAGAGCTTTGAAATGGATGATAGCGATGATAATTATGAATGTCCTTATTGTGGAAGTAATTTTTCATATCAAAGAGAAGTTATGGTTGTATATAACTCTCAACCGATCTCAAAGAATGAGAATATTTTGGAGGTGTGGAATAATGAAAATCATTGATAAACCAAGAGGCGGAACAAAAGAATTTAAATATCTAAGATTAGAAGATGTTTTCCGATGGGACGGAAGGCTATTTATGAAAGTTACCAATCGTTATGATAATTATTATCCAAACGCCTATGATTTTAATAAACATGTGTTAACAGATTTTGAAGAGGAAACGGAAGTAGAAGCTATTCCGGCAGAACTGATTTTGCATGAGAAAGGATGGTCTGAATAAATGAACGTACTAGAGAAGATTTTGGAAGAGTTAGAGAATGAATCACAATTAGCACATGAAGAAATGCGAAGATGTGCAAGAGGAAATCCTTTGCAATTTGATGAAGTAAAAGGATATGCAAGAGCAATGGAATATGTAGTTGACACCATACGTTCTCACATGGAGAAGAGAAAAAAGGTATCAAGAGCAAGGATAATAACACGTAAAATTGATGAAAAGTCATATTATGAGATTGAATATAAGGAAACCGGGAAAGACGAGTATGATGTCGGATACGGATCGTACGATTTAAATAATGTCATTAGTTGGTTTAACGAATGCTTTGAGTTTTGTGGGAAAACTAAAGTGGCTAGTGACAATGACGGTTGGATCCCGGTAGAAGATAAACTGCCAGAAGAAAAAGGATGGTATCAATGTACATGTTCTGATAAAGAAATTTGGAACGATGATATAGTTAGAAACCTATACTATTATCCAGAAATAAAAGAATTTGTAGATAATATCAGATATGAAGCTAATGGATTAAAAGATATTGAAAAATATTATTGGACTAAATATGTAACCGCATGGCAGCCACTTCCGGAACCATATAAAAAGCACAGACAATAGCCTGTGCAGAACAAAAATAAAGGTGCTTCCTAGATACCATTATTTTTGATTACATAAATGATTATAACATACATCTTAGTTCTTATCAACAGAGGATGTGAGGTAAATGTTATGAAAGAAGAATTTTAAAGGAGAAATAACATATGAAAGTTTTAGTTGTAGTAGATATGCAAAATGATTTTGTTACAGGAAGTCTCGGAACAAAAGAAGCCAGAGAAATTGTTCCGAGTGTAAAGAAAAAAATTGAAAAGTATTTTAATAATGGCGAAGAAATTATTTTTACAAGAGATACTCATTATTCTAATTATTTAGACACTCAAGAAGGAAAAAATTTACCAGTTGAACATTGTATTCATGGCACGATGGGATGGAATGTTTTAGAAGGACTAGAAACTCCTAATTGCCATTATGTAGATAAAAATACATTTGGTTGGGATCAATGGAAGGAGACGTTAGGAAAGTTTAATTTTGATGAAGTAGAATTAATTGGAGTGTGTACTGATATTTGTGTGGTATCAAATGCGTTATTAATCAAGGCTTTATTTCCAGAAACTAAAATCACAGTTGATGCATCGTGTTGTGCAGGTGTCACTCCTGAAAAGCATAACGCAGCATTAGAAGTAATGAAATCTTGTCAAATTAATGTGATTGGAGAGGAATCTTATGATCAAAATTAATGGAGAAGTAGTAAATACAAAGAAATTCCCAGACGGAACTCTCTTGCTCAAAGAGGATATTCCTTATGATTTTAAAAATTACAGAGAAGCAACTATTACATGGTTGTTTGAAAATAATGATGAATTGGTGACATTGATTTATATTGTCAAACATCTTAATTCTCATGGTATTACAAATTTATACCTAAACATGCCATATATTCCAAACAGTCGTCAAGATCGTGTTAAAACAACAGAGGATGTATTTACATTAAAGTATTTTGCAGAAGTTATCAATTGGCTGAATTTTGATTCTGTAACAGTATTAGATCCGCATTCATCTGTAAGCGAAGCTCTTATTGATAAAATCGTAATTAAGCACCCAGGCAGGTATGTGTGGGAAGCAATTGAAAGCAAATACATCGGCGGTACAAATAATCTTACAATGTTCTATCCGGATGAAGGAGCTATGAAACGTTATTCTACAATGTTTGATCTTCCATATGCTTTTGGTATTAAAAAACGTGACTGGAAAACAGGTGAAATTAAAGGATTAGATGTTTCAGGTATGACAGACTTAATCAAAGACAGAAAGATTTTAATTGTAGACGATATTTCAAGTCGTGGCGGAACATTTTATCATTCAGCTATTAAGTTGAAGGAATTGGGTGCAAAGGAGATTTATCTATATGTGTCTCATTGTGAAAATACAATCCTCGAAGGAGAATTGTTAAGTAGTGGATTAATTGATAGAGTGTTCACAACAAATAGTATTTTTACTAAAAAACATGAGAAAGTAGTGGTATTTGAATATGAAGAGTAAAACGAATCCTATGTTATTAATTGATTTTTATAAAGCAGTTCATGCTGAAATGCTACCTAAAAATATTACAAAATCAGTTTCTTATTTTACACCTAGAATGAGTCGTGTAAAGCGGTGGGGCAAGGTAGTAATGTTTGGATTGCAGGGTTTCATTAAAACATATCTGATTGATTATTTTAATGAAGAATTCTTTGATAAGCCTTTTGAAGAAATTATTTATGAATATAAAAGAATCATGGATGCATCACTTGGAAAAGATACATATAAAATTGACAAAATTGAGAACCTACATAAATTAGGATATTTACCAATTGAAATCGTGGCATTGCCAGAAGGTACAATTGTTCCGATGCATGTTCCGATGTTTGGTATTACTAATACACATAAAGATTTTGCATGGCTTCCACAGGCACTCGAAAGTCTAGTTTCAGCAGAAATGTGGCATCCAATGTTAGCTGCGACAGTTGGAAAGACATATCGTGACATTGTTAATTATTATTACGATTTAACATGTGATGATAGTATTCCAAAATCGAAAGCTCTTGGTGCATTTGATTTCAGAGGAGAAGAGTGTTTAGAATCAGCGGTAAAAGCAGGAGCTGGGTGGTGCTTATCATTTTTAAATACAGCGACCGTTCCAACTATTCCTTATCTTGAGAAGAATTATTTTTGTGATTGTACAAAAGAAGATGTGGCATATGGAAGTCCGAGTACAGAACATTCGGTTATGTGTAGTAATTATGCAATTGATGGAGATGAAATTACATTACTTAGAAGATTACTTACAGAAATTTATCCAAATACAAGTTTCTCTGCTGTTCTTGATTCATATGATTATTGGAATGTTATCAATAATATTCTTCCACAATTAAAAACTGAGATTATGAATCATAATGGCTGTATGTTAATGCGCGGAGATTCTGGAGATTGCGTAGAAGTTGTAACAAAAACAGTATTTAAATTATGGGATGAATTCGGAGGAACAATCAATAGCAAAGGCTACAAAATATTAGATCCTCATGTAAAAGCAATTTACGGCGATTCAATTACAGTACAGAGGTGCGAAGAAATTTACAAAATTCTTATGGAAAACGGATTTTCATGCTCTAATGTGGCATTGGGGGTTGGTTCGTTTTCGTTTCAGTGTATTGAAGAAGACGGATTTTTAAAACCATTTACAAGAGATACTTTCAGTTCATGTATTAAAGCAACATATTGTGAAATTGACGGCAAGCCATTCCCAATTTTTAAAAATCCAAAAGATGGAGGATTTAAGAAATCCCAGAAAGGATGTTGTAGAGTATATACCCGATGCGATGGAAGCATTTATTATGAGGACGAGCTCACATGGGAACAGGCTGTTAATTCTGGGAAACACGGAAATATGTTAATTCCGGTATTTAAAGACGGAGAGTTATTAAAAGAACAGTCATTAAAAGAAATTAGAGATAGACTACATGGAGGAGAATTTTAATGTTTAATGCAAATGAAATTAAAACTGAAATTATTGAATGGATCCAGAAGTTCTTTAAAGAGAACGGGTGTGGTTGTAAAGCAGTTGTTGGTATTTCAGGAGGAAAGGATTCTACGATTGTTGCTACACTCTGCATTGAAGCTCTAGGAAAAGAAAGAGTACTTGGAGTCCTAATGCCAAACGGTAAACAAAAAGATATCGATGTTGCAAAGAAGGTGGTTAATCATCTTGGAATTGAAAGCATTGAAGTAAATATTTTTAATGCAGTAAGGTGTATCAAGCATGAAGTGAAATCGCAATTAGATGATCATTGGAGTAAACAGTCTTCTATTAATCTTCCAGCTAGAATCAGAATGGCTACATTATATGCTGTATCTCAAACAGTAAATGGAAGAGTGGCGAATACATGTAATTTATCTGAAGATTGGATTGGATATAGTACGAGATGGGGAGATAGTGTTGGTGATTTCAGCCCATTGTCTAATCTGACTGTTACAGAAGTTAAAGAAGTCGGATATGCACTTGGTCTTCCGAAAGAGTTAATTGAGAAAATTCCATCAGATGGTCTTTGTGATAAAACAGATGAAGATAATTTAGGATTTACATATGAAGTTCTCGACAAATATATCAGAACAGGTGTAATTAAAGATAAACAATTAAAGAAGAAAATTGACCAGATGCACGAAAAGAATTTATTTAAATTACAAATGATGCCGTCATTTAGCTTTAGATATGAGGAGAGATAAATAAATGGAAAGAGTTATAAGAAAATTAACTACGGAAAATGGTATGGATATTACTGATGTATCGAGTTTTGAAACAGAAGATTATGTTGGAATATGGGATGAAATAGATGATAAATATGTATTGCTCAGGAAATCGGGTTTCCTTTTATCATTACAATATATTTGTAATCCTGAAAATATTGAAAAATTAGATGAGGCAGTACACGAATTATGCGATCAGCATATTTTAAATGTAGGTAGACGTGAAAAATATAGTATTAAATTCGAATAGGAGAGGTGCTTTGCAGAAAAGTTCCTAAATAGTGTTCGTAAGTTTAAAATATGAAACCGTGATTTCAAAAGGAGAGAAATATGTTTTTAGTCGAAAATAAATTCGAAATTGGAGAAGAGTGTTATGCGACATATAGAAAAGCTATTCATCACACATGTCCGGTTTGCAATGGCAAAGGCAGATATCAATATAATGGATTTGACCTAAAATGTAATAACTGTAATGGAACCGGAAGTATTCACCACAATAAAGAATACGAGATCGCTATTTGCAGGGTGAAAGTTAAATTGATTAGAGTATCGAGACAAGGCGAACAGAATATGATTACTTACAAATTAAAAATGTTAGATTCGTGTTCTAATAATGTAAATAGTCGCAGAGAAGAAAACTTATTTAAGACTTATGAAGATGCTATGAAGTCTATGGGGGTGAACTAATATAGAAGAAATTATTTTAAGAAAAAAGTATCCAGATTTTATTGACAATGAATATTTATGTGGGATTACAAAATTCTTAGATGATGATATTCGAAATAATTATGGCGAGTTCAATTCATATTTCAGATGTTATATATATGATTGTAGAAGTTGGCACAACGATTGTTTTGCTATTCGTATGCCTGGATCAACAATTGGATGTATTAAGTTTGGTGATGAAAATATAATCAAAGAATGTCGTATCTATGATGACGTAATATCTAAGAGTAGATGTTTTTCTGAAGATATTAATGAACGTCTGAAACGGTTTGTTGGTAGAACATTGAAATTTCAAGAAGAATAGAGGTAAAGAATTGAATTATTATATTAGTGACTTACATTTATTTCATAAGAATGTGACGAATGAAGGTTCTAATTTTGACAATAGACCATTTGATACATTGGAAGAAATGCATAAAGTGATTAAGGAAAATTGGAATTCGAAAATTACTAATGCGGATCATGTCTATATTTTAGGAGACTTAGCATGGAAGGGAAACGAAGATGCGATTAAACTTGTTAGTACATTGCGTGGTAATAAACATCTTATTCTTGGGAATCATGATAAAGCTACAGATCAAAGGTTTAAACAGTTATTTGTAGAAATAGCAAATTATAAAGAAGCGAAAGATATGATTGACGGAAAAGAGTATCATGTCGTAATGTCTCACTTTCCAATGGCTTTTTGGAATCATCAGCATCATTACAAAAGAGATGGGGAAGAGCATAGAGTGTGGTCTGTTCACTTATATGGACACGTACATAATTCTATGGAAGAAGATTATTATCAAGAGTATATCAAGAAACTAAACAGTGAATATGAAATTAAGTGTGTAGCAAAAAATGTAGGGTGTATGTTGTGGAATTATACACCAGTAACATTGAAAGAAATTTTAGACAGTAAAGGAGAATAATTTTATGAGAGCAATGATTAGTCAACCAATGGCAGAGAAAACAGACGAAGAAATTGTAAATACAAGAGAAAAGGCAGTTGAATATCTAAGAGATAGAGGATATGAAGTTGTGAATACTTTGTTTACAGACGAATGGTATTCGAAAGATAAAATGGAGGAGAGAGAAGTTGTACAAATTCCATTGTGTTTTCTCGCAAAATCTTTAGAGAATATGAGTTTGTGTCATGCGGTATATTTTTGCAAGGGTTGGGAAAACGCCAGAGGTTGTCGTATTGAGCATGATGCAGCAGTTGCTTACGGATTAGATATTATCTACGAGGAGTAAAATTCATGAGTGGTTTTGAAATACGTGGAATTCAAAATATAAGCTTCGTAGATCTTAAAACTGGAAAAAAGATAAATATAGGGAATGCAGAAGTATCGACATTGAGCGAAAGCAAGGATATTAATGAGCGGGAAGCTACTGGTAAGTTGGATATTTCTAAAACAGCACATTTTACATGTGAACTTACATATTTAAATAGGAAGGAACTCTTTCAGGCATTATATGGAACCACAAATAACTACAGAAGATTACATGGTGGACATGCATTGAGAGAAACAACCAGAAGAAGATACATAATGAAACATAAAAGGTAAACGAAAAAAGAGAGGTAATAAGTATGGAATTTAAGGAATTTAGAAATATGATTTCTGATCATTTTAAAACAATGACAAAAGACACTGAATGGTTGTTTGAAGTTGGTGTGGATAAGGATGAAATGTGGAATGTATATCTTGATAGTTTTCCGGCGGGAACAAATGAGATTTATAGGAAAAGAAGAGAATATGATTGTAGTTGTTGTAGACAGTTTATCAAGCAAATCGGTAATGCTGTAGTAATTAAAGACAATAAACTAGAGACAATCTGGGATTTAGATATTCATGATGATAAATTTGAACCTGTTGCAAAGGCTATGTCTGATTTTGTAAGAAGACACTGTGTGACAGATGTATATGTAAGCAAATTTGAAAAGATTGGAACAGAGTATAATTATGAACAGTATGAAGATGGAACAATGAAAAAGTGGGAACATTTTCAAATTATTTTAGATGATAAATTTGTAGACAAAACCGCTCGTTCAATTGGAGATATTAAGGGTGGATTTAGAGATACGAAAAACGTATTTAAAAGATCACTTGATGAAATTTCTATGGATGCACTAGATACAGTTCTTGAGCTTATCAATTCCAATACTTTATACAAAGGAGAAGAGTGGAAGTCTATCCTGATGGAATTTAAGAGATATAAGAAAGAATATGAAAAGTTAAATTCTGATGATGCTCGTGATTTATATTCATGGGAGAATTCTGTGAAAGCAGGTATTGCAATTGGACGAATTAGAAATCACAGCATTGGAACACTTCTTGTGAATGTAAGTAATGATATGGATCTTGATACAGCAGTAAAAAAATATGAACAGATTGTAGCACCGGCAAATTATAAAAGACCTAAAGCAATTTTTACGAAAAAAATGTTAGAAGATGCAAAGAAGACAATTTCTGAATTAGGATATATGGATTCCCTCAATAGAAGATTCGCAACTTTGGATGATATTACGGTGAATAATATTTTGTTCTCAAATAAAGATGCAGCGAAACGAATTTCAGATTCATCTGACATCTTTGGAGAATTAGAAAAACAGGTTGTAGTTAATCCAAGAAAATTTTCAAGAGTAGAAGAAATTTCTGCAAATGATTTCATTAAAAATGTCTTACCATCAGCGAAAGAAGTAGAAGTGCTAGTGGAAAATAAGCATTCGAATAATTTCGTTTCTCTAATTGCTCCTTGTAACAAAGATTCTAAATCAATGTTTAAATGGAACAATGGATTGAGTTGGGCTTATTCAGGCAATATTACGGATTCTGACATGAAGCAGAATGTAAAAGCTGCAGGTGGAAATGTGGATGGCGTTCTTAGATTTTCTATCCAATGGAATGAAGACGGAAGAGATAACTGCGACTTGGATGCACACTGTATTGAACCAAATAGAAATGAAATTTACTTTAGCAATTGTAGAAAGCCATCTTCGTCATCCATGACTGGACAGCTTGACGTAGATATTATTGATCCAAATGGTAAGGTTGCTGTGGAGAATATTACATGGTCAGATAAATCAAAAATGAAACCTGGTGTTTACAAATTTTTTGTAAATCAATATTCAGGAAGTGCGAGAAATGGATTTAGAGCGGAAATTGAATTCAATGGAGAGATTCATTCTTTTGATTATAGAAATTCGATGAGGGCAAGGCAAAATGTTTATGTTGCTGAGGTGATTTTGGATACTAATGGGGAATTTACAATTAAGGAAAAAATTTCCGGCAACTCTAAAATCTCAAGCAAAACAGTTTGGGGAATTCCAACAAATGAGTTTACGCCAGTATCAGTGGTTTGTTATAGTCCAAATTATTTTGACGAACAGGATGGTATTGGTCACAGACATTTGTTCTTTATGCTGAACGGATGTAAAAATGATGAACAACCAAATGGATACTATAATGAATTCTTAAAGAGTGAATTAGAAAAGCATAAAAGAGTATTTGAAGCTCTTGGATCGAAATGTCATGTAGAAGATTCTGACGATCAGCTTTCCGGAATTGGTTTTAGTATGACAAAAAGAGCAGAACTGGTTGTAAAAGTAAAAGGTGCAACAGAGAGAATTTTAAAAATTAAGTTTTAATCAAGAAGGAGAAAGTAATATGAGTACGAACATGTTTGAAATTGCTGCTAGAAACAAATTTAGATTTCCATTTAAAGGGATGATTTCTACCGAAGATTTATGGGATTTAAGTGTAGAGAATCTTGATAATGTATTCAAGATGCTTAACTCTGAGATGAAGAAAACAAAAGAAGAAAGTCTTTTGAGTACAAAGAGCAAGGATGATGAAGTGCTTGAACTAAAAATTGAAATTGTTAAACATATTGTTGCGGTAAAACAGGAAGAAAAGGAAGTAAGAGAAAAGAAATTCTTGGATAGAGAACGTAATCAGAAAATTATGTCTATTATTGCTGCGAAGCAGGATGAACAGTTACATAATATGTCAGTAGAAGAATTGCAGAAATTGCTTGTAGAGTAAATAAATAGACACACATCTCCGCGACCAAACTTTGATGTGTGTCTGTAAACACAAATACATTGAACACTTTGGAATTCAATGCAACTACTATATTACATATCTTTTTGTGCTTAGTCAAGCATTGATTTCCAAATAAAAAAATTGAATAGATGGGAGTGCTAGTGACATGATATGCCATAAATGCGGGAATCCAGAAATAAAGGAAGAAGATAATTTTTGTGTTGCATGTGGAGCAAAACTAAAAAAGACATGCAAATGCTGGGTAATAAAAAAAGACAACTACGATTGTGGGAAAAGTAGTTGTCCAGGATACAAAATATTAACGAAAAGGAGTATATCAAATGAAACACAAAGTTGGAGATAAAGTTAGAATTCGTCCTGATTTAAAATCTAATATCGAGTATGGTTGTGTCGAAGCCGTAGACGAAATGTGTACCTTGCAAGGACAGATTATGAAAATCAGTGAAGTATGCACAGAGAATAAATATTATCTTATGGAAGAAGATTATGGGGATTTCTTATGGACGGACGAAATGTTTGATAGTTCCATGACAAATGGAGAAATGATTCGCTCAATGTCAGATGAGGAATTAGTTGATTGGTTAGTAGAGGTGTACAAGAATACGAAAACATTTGATGAGATATATGAATGGTTAAAAGAAAGATGGTGTGAAGGTGAATAAAGAAGCATATAAAAAGGCAACACGACTAAACAATGATATTTGGTTGATTAATTATCACTTAAGCAAAGCAAAAGAAGACAAAACATGGATTACAATTTCAACACCATTTAGGAAAGATGAAGTTCTTTCTTCAAGATTCCAAAGAGAATTAATTGAGTGGCTTGAGAAAAAGATGGCTGAATATCAGAAAGAATTTGACGAGTTATAAGATATGAGGTGTGAAATAAATGGAAGATAAACATGACGAGTATTCGCTAGAAACGGATGATATTAAGTTCATTTGGGGCAAGAAGTCATGCACTGATTTATCTGATTTAGGTGCAAATCTATATACAATGAATGATATTGATATTGTGTATGAAAAGGAAAACAACAAATACGTTCTTGGAATTGAAACAGCCTATATATTTGAAAATCATGCCGCAGAATGCAGTTATCTTAAAGATTGTTTGGCAGCATTTACAAAATACATGGATGATAACAGATTGAAAAAGAATGAGCCATATAGACTTTTTATGAATAATCTTTATACAAATATGAGAGCTGATAGTATCGGAGAATTATATACAAACTTTAAAATTTTTGTAGATGGATTTTGTAATCAAGACATGGATACACATGTATGCGAATATTGTGATGGTTCACGCCCTTTGGCATTTGGCAGAACAAATTCGCAACAGATTTCTATCAGACATCAAAACGAAATAATTGCTTGCGCTTACGATAAAAAAGTAGCAGCAGGAAAAATTAAATATTGCCCTATGTGTGGTAAGAAATTAAAGAAGGGTGATACAAGGTGAAATATTACATTATCGAAGACACCACATGCAGCATTGGAGATTATAATTCACACATATTGGTTAAGGCGACGAATAAAAAAGACGCATTGGAGAAAATGTGGATTGCATTAGGATATGATAATCAAAAAGATGATATAGCAAAAGGATACAAACCGCATTATAAAAAAGAGTTTGTCGTAAAAGATATTGATAGTTGGTTTGATGAAATGAAATTCAATGATTTGGTGGCTGTGCTCCATTAAGAATGGTTGTTAAATATGAATAAATTATCAAATAAAAATTACTTTAAGGAGAAAATATGCGTCAATATAAGTGTCCAAAATGCGGAAGTAATAAATGTATTGGTTTTACGTCTAAAGTTCAGCATCCATATTTGAAAAATTTTGAGTGTTTAAATTGTGGATACAAAAGTAGAAAAGTTGAAGTGCGCGGAATGATATGCAAAAATTATAAAGCAAATTGGGAAATTGAATTAGAAAAACTAGAAGACGAGTGGGGTGATAAAATAGATGAATAATGAATCAAATGAAAACTGGATTTCAAATTATGTTTTAAAAGGAGATATAAATGAAACCTAAAATCGGTAGAAAAGTATATTGTATTTATGGTACAGGAATCATGGTTGATTATGTTGGTTATGTAGGAAAAGATAGCTTTATAGTTGATAGTTATGGATGCGCCACAGAGTCAAGTAGTTGGGAGTGGAGTTATGATTCGTATGGTAAGAAATGGTTTACAAACTTATCAGAAGCTAAAAAGGCATTGATCGATATTTATAAAGAAAAATATGAAAACAAACTCAAAGTAGTGAAAATTTCAGAGGATTGGTATGCAGTTGAGTTTTGTTAATATGGAAGAAGTTTTAGTTAAAAAGGAGAAAGATTATGAAATTAAAAAGCACATGGATTAATGGAGATTGTTTGAAAGAATTAAAAAAGATGGATGATGAAAGTGTAGACTTGGTAATCACTTCACCACCATATCATAACCTGAGAGTATATAGTAACGATCCTTGTGACTTAAGTAATTGTGAGTCATATGAAGAATATTATTATTTACTTGGCTTAGTTATTGCAGAATGTTCAAGAGTATTAAAACCAGGTGGAAAATTTGTAATGCAGTTTGAAGACTATAATTACACAATTGGTAGAGATAATAAAATGGGACAAGAAAGTTTAACTGGTGATATTGATAGAATTATGAAAGAACATGATATGTCACTTTGGACTAAAGCATTTTGGAGAAAATATTCTGCACAGAGAGCCATGCTTGCACAAGGTAACTTGTATTATAGAAATATGAAAGCTAGAGATACAATCCTTGCTGCGAATGTAGGTTTTGTGTATGTATATAAAAAAGCTGGCGAATGTGAACTCATTAAAGCATCAGATATTACTCTTGAAGAATGGTCTGATTGGGCGGATGGTGTTTGGAATATCTCAAATTCTGGAATTGGACACACAACACCTTTTGCCGAAGAACTTGTAAAAAGATGTATTAAACTTTGGTCTTGTCCAGGTGATACCGTTCTTGATCCTTTTGCTGGAGCTGGAACTGTAAACAAAGTTGCTATCGAAAACCATAGAAATGCAATTGGCGTTGAACTGTTATCTGAGTTTTATAACTTAGCAATTACAGAAAGATTTAATAAATGGGATGATTCTATTTATGAAACTGATGACTCAATTGAAAATATGAAAGAGCGGTTTAATGAGCAATTACTCATTGGGAAAGAACAGAGTGCAAAAGGTAAAGCAGAAAAAGAAGAACAGAAACAATTGCGTGACAGAAAGAAAGAACTTAGATCAGAAATTAAAGAACTTGAAGCGCAGCTAAATGCTCTTGGTATGAAGAAATCTGAAATTAAGAAATTAAAAGATTCTGTAAAGGAAGAAACGAATGATTAGTTTATCAGTACCAGTTGAAAAAATACCATTTATTCGTAGTATTGAAGGAAGGAAATTCAGGGATGGCAAGTGGCTATTCCCTGAAAATTCATCTGAAACTCTTATTAAATACGGATTGTTAGATACGGAATATAAGGTAGAAGAAAAGAAAATTGTCCAATATGAATTATCACCATTTTTATATAAACATCAAAAAGAAGTTGTAAATAAAGCACTAAATGAAAATGGATATGGATTATTTCTTGATACTGGATGTGGAAAAACTCTATGCGGAATTGAGATTGCAAAACATTTAGGCAAAACGTTAGTATTGTGTCCATTATCAATTATTGAAACGGCTTGGATTGATGACTGTAATAAATTTTATCCAGAGTTAAAGATTGTAAACTGTTGGGGTAATTCAAAGCAAAAAAGATTAGAAGCATTGAATATAGAAGCAGATATTTATGTAATGAATTATGAGAGCTTTAAAATCATTAAAAATGAAATTAGAAAAAAAGATTTCAAATGTATGATTGTTGATGAGAGTTCTGTTATGAAGAATATGAAATCACAGATCACGACAGATATTCTTTCTTGTGTGGATTTTATTCCTAGAAGATATGTTCTTAGTGGGTGTCCAACACCTAATCATAATCTCGAAATTTTTCCACAAATTAAATTATGCAATTCTGATATGTTTGGCAATAATTATCTCGGTTTTCAAGCATCATATTTTCATCAAGATTTAGAGAATCCCCATGTATGGTATCAAACACAAGATGACAAAGATAGATTCTTTAGAAAGCTGTCTCAATGTTCTGTATTTGTAAATAAAGAAGATTGCGTTGAACTTCCGGATAAGATTTTTTCTATTAAAGAATTTGATTTAGATAAAAATCAAAGGAAGTATTATAACGATATTTTAAATGATATTAAAGAACATATTAATGAATGGTCTAAATTTGAATTTACAGCAAAGCTTATGAAATTAAGAGAAGTTGTAAGCGGTTTTGTTATTCAAAAGAATGGTGATGTGACTGACTTCAAAACGAATAAAGATAATATTTTAGAAGATACTTTAAATGAAATCGGGAATAAACAGGTAATAGTATGGTGTCAGTTTATACATGAGATAGAAAAGCTTGCAGAAAAATTTAATGGAACTGCATTGACTTCAAAAACAAAAAATCGTGATGACATTATTCGTAGTTTTAAAAACGGAGATATTAAATTGTTATTTGCACATCCTAAGTTATTAGGAAAGGGTGCGACTTTTACTAATTGTACATATAACATTTATTATTCTTTGAGTTTTAGTTATGAAGAGTTTAAACAAAGTCAAGACCGAATTCATAGAATCGGTCAAGCAAACAAGTGTACTTATATCATTTTGCAAGGAAAGAATACAATTGATAAAAGAATTTATAATAGCTTGCAGCGAAAAGGAAATGCAGTTGATGAATTGTATTTAGAAATGGGATTGAAGAACTAAGAGAATATGTAAATGAAAAAGGAGATGCGGTTGATGAATAGAGATTGGAACTCGGTTAAAAAAGTTGGACTTCCAGAATTAGAAGAGGTTACAACAACTAATTTTAGTTCTGTATATAAAAGCAAAGAAGTTCTAATTCAAACCAAACGAGGTGAGCGGTTTGTAGCATATTGCAGAAAAGAAGTGTATGTAAACAAAAGATGGAGAGATGAAATCAACTGGTATACATATGGAACTGGTGGTAGAAAAATGAAAGTAATGAGTAAGATTGTTGCTTGGATGGAATTACCGGATAGATATGAAGGAGAATAAAATACATGAAAAAATAATTGCACTAATTCTCTCTATGACTGCTATGACATTAGTTTCTTCACGTCATGTGGAAGAGTTAGAAGCCAGATAAGAATAAAATGTCTGTTTTATATGAGGTGAGAAAATATGGTATTAAATTTAAAATGTGAAGCAATTTGTACTGACATCAAAAAGAAATCGCAATCACCAGCATTTAGAGATTTACAAATAGGAGATAAGATGTTGTTTTCTGTTTCTATGAACAAAGCTGGAGGTGGAAGAAGTGGAACTTATGCAAAGTACATAAATTGCTATAATTATAAAACGAAAGAAGTTTCACAGTTATCTTTTAATCAAATTGGAAATGTGATGAAAAATTTTGAATTTGAAGAGATTGCATAAAATACAATTTTCAAATAGTGGGTTGAGGTAAATTTTGTTTTGAAAAAAATAGAGAAAAATATTGTTAGTTCTGAAGTATTTTACGAATTATCAGAGAAAGAACTTAAAGAAATAAAATCAGAATCAAGAGCAGCCGGTAGAAAAGATGTCGCAGAGTATATCTTTTATGCGTTCTCAAACTATATTTATGAATTAAATATCAAAGGAGTTGATAACTTTATGCATGAGTTAATACTGTTTTTGAAAAGAAAATCAGGCGGTATTAGAAATCATGGAATATATGATTTTTTTGAATGGTGCGAAAAGGAGAGGAAATGAGATTTAAAGGAGATATTATTATTACGGATCCATGTTATATCTGCAAAGAAAAGGAAGAAGTTGGAGAATATCCTAAGTTTAAAGATTACTTTTCTTATAGTAGTATGGAAGATTATCCAGATTACAGAAGAATGGATGAAAATGAAATTAAAGCATTAGAAGAAAAAAGCGGATTTCCAAAAGAATTTTTATTAGATGAATGGATTCATAAATCAGATCAGTATGAAGAAGAGAATAAAAAATACAATGCAGCACTTTTGGAATATAGAGAAAATAATGTTTCTGATTGGGAACTATGTAACTATGGAGAAGACATGGAAATGTTAGGAATCAAAAATTATATCTGTCGAGATACATTATATGGAGATTGGTATTGTGCTACTTACGATTCCAACTCACATGAAAAACTTGGAGAATTCTGTGCTGATGCAGGAATGGTTGGAGTCTTTTTGCTTGATGAAGTTTTGAAATATAATCCAGATTTTAATTATCATATTGAACGTCCGTGGACAACAACATTAATTAAAAATTTTGATGGAGAAATTGATTTTGAAATTGTTTTTCATAGCAAGGGTGATAATTCTATAAGCGTTGTTGGAAAAGGCAACATAAATTTTGAAACAAGACAGATAGGGTTTTAAAATGTGGGGTGATGTAAATAATGTGTTGTGAATTTTGTGATCGTATACATCCAAAATTAAAAGAAATAAACATGTATGAATGTGTAGATGTAAATAGTAGAAAATATTACGCTTTAGATATAGAAAGACCTCCAGGTATTATTCCAGAATCTTGGAGGAATAAGCAACTTGAAATTAGATACTGTCCGGTATGCGGAAGAAAATTGATTGAATAAATTATTTTCATGGTTTCAAAGACAACAGAATTTGAATTAAATAAGTGGGAATTAAATTGTGAGATTTGCTCATATGAAATAGTTATTAATATATCTGATCCGGTTCACTTAGCCATAAACTATAAGATTCGGGGGTGTGATTTTGTGCAGGTATTAACAGAAACAGAATATCAAGATTTATATAGAGTGACAGATGGCGTTCTATTGGTTGTAAATAAATTTAAACCGATTTATTACATAAAAGATAAATGGCTTTCATTGTTTAATCCAAAAGTTAAATCATACAACAAAGGATGTCAGAAACAGTTAAAGATTCTGAAAGAAGACTATTATTTGTCGTATGACGATATAACAGTACCCAAAGGAACTGTTTTGTATTATGGAAAACCTGTTGAATTGGCTTGTAAAGAAGAATGGAATTATCAAATTAAAACAACAGGTGAATCTTTGAGTGGTGATTTTGATAGAATTACAGAATTACTATATGAAGTTCTAAAAAAGATATATAGCAGTAGAGAATAAAATATTGACGGTCATGAACGTCAAATAAAATATATTTTTCATTTGAATCAGATTAGTTGCAAATAGTCTGATTACATAGATATTTAAGAAAGGACAAATGAGCAATCCTAGGTAGAATGTGTGTACACACCTCTTATATAGAGGTAAATGGTAGAAAATAAGGATAAAAAATATAATTCAGATAAACAGTGGGAACTTGTAAATTTTTGTGAATTTGATAAATATGCAACAAAAAGTTATTGTGCTATTCATAATGTTGATGAAAGTAAAAATCTTGGCGATATTACAAAGGTTGATGAAACTGAGTTAGATAATTTTAATATGATTTGTGGAGGATCACCGTGCCAGGATTTCAGTGTGGCCGGTAAACAAAAAGGCTCTGTGTGGACTTGTAAAGATTGTGTGGATGATAATGGAAAGCATTTTGAATATAATCCATTAACAGTTCATTGGAGTAAAAGAGATTGTTGTCCGAATTGTGGAAGTAAAAATATTGAAAAGACAAGATCCTCTCTCCTTGTAGAATATTTACGAGTAGTTAGATCAAATAGACCTAATTTTGGAATTTATGAGAATGTAAAGAATATTGTAGGTAAACAGTTTAAAGATACAACTTTTAAATTATTTACTGATGAATTAGAGGAATATGGATATAACGTATATTGGAAAGTTTTGAATAGTAAAAATTATGGAATTCCACAAAACAGAGAACGTGTGTATCTGTTATTTATTAAAAAGGATTTGGATAATGGTAAGTTTGAATTTCCAGAACCTTTTGATAATGGGTTAAGATTGAAAGATTTATTGGAAGATGAAGTCGATGAGAAATTTTATATTTCTGATGAGAAAGTTGAGAGATTTATTACAAATGCAAAAGAAAATAAGTATTGCAATAAAAAAGCAAACTTTACTCCTGAACTGTGGAAGTCTTGTTATGCAATTAGATCCCAGGAGTTTGTTAGAACCGGTTTTACAGATGATTGTAGCACTCTTACCGCAAGAGACTATAAAGATCCACGCTGCGTCGTTGTACATAAAAATGAAGAAACTAATATTGTAAAACAGGTTGGGAATATTTCTGATTGCAAAGGAAACTGGAACAATCCGCAAATTGGTCGTGTTTATGATGTAAGTGGATGTAGTCCGACATTAAACACTTGTAGTGGAGGCGGTCATGAACCAAAAGTTATTCAAGTTGGGAAATTGAACTCTTCACAGGATGGAGTTGTAATTGATGAAAATGGAATCGCACCAACGCATACAGCTGGACATGGCAATACTACAAAAGTTCTAAAAATTGGGAATATCAACCCATCTGGTAATGGTATGAATGGGTCTGTTTATTCGGAAAATGGATTGTCTCCAACATTAACTACGAATAAAGGAGAAGGAAGCAAGGTTGCAATCAAACAAGCTACAAAACAGGGATATATCGAATGTGAAATTGGTGGTGTTGCAGATTTGTCTTATCCAGATAGTAAAACGAGAAGAGGTAGAGTTCAGGATAATGGGAATATTAGTCCGACTATTACTGCAACAGAAACGGGTATTTGTAGAATTGAATCTCCAATCCGAATTCGTAAACTAACTCCAAAGGAATGTTTTAGGCTCATGGGATTTTCTGATGAAAATTTTGATGCAGCACAGAAAGTAGGGATTTCAAACAGTCAATTATACAAGCAGGCTGGTAATTCAATTGTAGTAGATGTTCTTTATTACATATATGTAGAGTTATATAAAGCTATGCCTTATTTGTTTGATGATCTGAAATTAAGTAGTTTCTTTTCAGGAATTGGCGCTTTTGAGATTGCGCTTGATAAATTATATAAAGATATCAATTCCGGAAATTTTATCAATCCACAGACAGAGTAAAATCTGTTTGTGGAGAAAACAGAACTTTTAATTTGTCAAATATTTGTATAAATGATAAGGGGAAAATAAATAAAAAGCCACAAATAACATATGGATATACACCTACGATTGTTGCTGAATTTCATGGAAATTTACCAAAAGTTATAGATGTATATTGTCTGAAGTATCAGAGAACTGAATATGCAAAAGATTAGAAAAGAATACGAAACAGGTAAAATTAAAGACCGTAGACACAATATGAGAGAATATACATTTATGACAGATGGATGCAGCAATACAATATCGACGGCTCAAAAAGACAATTATATTTGCAGAGATAAATAATTGAAACTCACGTTTCAAATGGAGAAGAAAATGATAGAAATTAAGATCAATAAAGTTGTCGATGCCTTAATCGAAATGAGCAAATTTATGCGTACTGATTATAAAACAACTTGGGGGAAAAATATACCCATGAGTTTATTACAAGTCAATTTACATGGGAAGAAGTGGAGAATGAATTAAGTGCAAGGAGCATGTAGTAATCAAATCGTAAAATGTATTATCTATACGAGTGATATAGAAATTGGAATAAATAAATTATTAGAAATTGAAAACGAGAAAAACGAATCTGGGATTGAAACTGTATTTAAACGTATTTCAAAATCAGACTATATCCGTTCAGAAATAAGATTTAGTGACGGCGAAGAGTGGATCATAATTAATCCTAATGCCGGAGCAAGAGGATATAGATGGAGAAAAGCGTGGATTGATGCGAATAACACGACTATTTCTCAATTGTATTTGAATATTGTTCCGTATGGAAGTGGATACCAGTGGGAAGATTATAAACTTTTTAATTTGTAATAGAATACATAAACAGTAATTATAAAAACAGAAGAAAGGATAAATGTTCACATGTGAGTAAAGCTGCGCAGCTACTATGGTGAATTGAGATTGAATGTAAATGATGAAAAAGTTTCACTAATATTGAAATTTAGAAACATGAGAACAGAAGATTTTGTAGAAGATTATTTGAGTATAAAACTTATGTGGTGGCAAAAAATATATATCAGAATGATGACAAATATTGGAAAAGACAATTGCTATTTGAGCAAATATATAAAAGGTTAATTTTAAGAGGTGAAAATTATGAGTCAATGGACACATGTAAATGCAAGTTTCCGATTGAATAGTATTGGTGAGATGTCAGATGAAGAAATTATTGATATCTTTGGAAAACAAGTTGATTACAGAGGTATGATCAACATTGAATATGATGAGAATTATGAAGTAAAAGATAAGGATAAATATCTTCCAATGGGATCAGAAGGAACATTAGAAATGAGTATTTGGCATAATCCGGACAAATCATGTATGGCTTCAACAACTGTATCAGTATTTGGTGATTTGAGAAATTATGGAAGCTTTGATGAAGTTGAGAAATGGTTTAATAAGTGCTGCGATAGATTTTGGGTGAGACAAGCAGTTTGCCAAGTTGAAGTCGAAGGAATTGGAATAAAGATATTTCAAAATAAGTAATGGAGATGTAGTAAAACAATGAACGAGGATTTAAAAAAATGTTTGATAAAAAATGGGCTGTTGTTGGATTTGATTATAATATAGCGATTGACATTATGTCAGGAATTGAGAAAACTTGCGGGAAAACGGTTTCTAAAAAATTTCAAAGCAGAAAGACATTAACACTAGAAACCGATTTTACAGATGGAACTAGACTAATCTAGGTAAAAGGATCGGAATCTTCCAGAGGATTTAAATTTGGAAAAATGTGGTGTGATAAAAATATTGACAGAGAGATTTTTGATTTGGTGATTATGCCAAGTTATTTCGGAGAGTATGAAGATATTGTTTGGATGTAGAGAGAGTGATTATATGCGTTTAGAAAATACAAAAGTGTCATTGGATATTACAATCCCTTTTGATAAACCGAATAGCGATGGGATTATATACACAAAAGACGCAGTAAAGAATGCAATAAACAAATTTAAAACAGAACTACCGATAATCTATAGAGATAATGATTCTGTAAAAAATGGCGTTGTTATAGGAAATACTATGGAAGGATTAAGTTCTGTATCGTGGGATGATAAATCTAAAACATGCAAAACAACTATTGATGGAGTATTATATTTTGGCGGAACTGAATGCATTGTAAATCAAATTCATGAAGGTATTGTGAGTGATTTTAATATTGTATCAGTCGGCTTATCGAAATGAAAGAATAGTTTCATGAAAGAAAAGAGGTAAATAAATGTATCAAAATTGTTGTAAAAAAATGTGGTAGCACAGATTTATATACTGATCAAAAGGGTAACAATACGGGATTGTATTGTAGTGATTGTGGTGCATGGATTAAATGGTTGTCAAAAGAGGAATTAAGAGCATTTGAGCATAGCAAAAAAAAGGAAAATAAAGATGTGATCGAATGTGAAATTCCTCTTGGTAGACTATGTTGTTTTAAACCTTTGAATAAGGATGCAATTTTCTTTGGTCATATGGCAGGTAAGATTGTTGATGATTTTGAAAAGATGACATTTATGTATGTTCTTGTGAGTGACAACAGATATTTCTTTTCACGAAAAGTCATTATCAAACCTAATGATGTACATACATCTAATGACGCAAAGATATATTTTTAACCATAAAAGAAATTATAGTGGTTATTATTTTCAAGATAGGAAATAGAAAACCATATGACACACATATAGAAGATGCCGAGAAGTATTTCATAAAATAAAATACAAATAGAACTGAATTATGGTGGTAAGAATGGAAATAAGAAAACATAGAGTTAATGGAAGATACGTGTATGGAGAGTATGATTTTTATATTAATGGTAAATTAATTGCAGAATACAGACTGCCATTAATAGGTTTGGATTATTCATATTTATATTTTCTTCCAGAATTATATGATGATTGTATAAGAATTAATTTAAAATATATGACTTTTGAAAGAGCTTTAGGAAAAGCAATTAATATTACACAAAAGAAATTATATTTATTAGCAACAAATATATTAACAGATATAAAAAATACAAAAATTGAAGAGTAGGTGATGTAATTTTGTTTTTATAAGTCGATATAAAAACTATTAAATAGCATAAAAGAAGCAAAAAAGAACAAACGAGTTTAAAGAACGTACAGATTGTAATTCTGTTATAGTCTATGAAGCAAAAAAAATTTGAAACAGACTCATTCTATTTCTGATGGTAGAAGAGTAATTTTTCAGTGGAGTAATTATAGAATGAACACGAGAAATACATAAAGCGAGGTGTGGAATTGAGAAAATTAACCGAAGAAGATTTAAATACAATTAAACAGCATAACTGGAATCTATATGAAATATATCTGACAGTAGAAAATGGTTGTCAATCAGATATCACAATTGAAGATATAACGGAATGTGTAACATATTATTGCAGGTTATTAGAAGATAATAACAATAAAATTTTGTGTCAGCATGAACTAAATGAAGATATTAAAGAATTAAAAGATGTCATTTGTCGTCAAGCAATTAAGATTATGAATTTAGAAAATCAAAATAATATGATAACTATAACAAAAAATAAAGCAATGGTTCCAGTTACAAAGATTCAGAGAGGGCATATATTTTCTTTTGGGAATGAGTATTTTATAAAACTTGCTACAAATGATGATTTGTGTGCAGTTTCATTATTGGATGGAGTAATTTGGGGAATATCGTGTTTTGACTCAGATGTATATGAGATTAAAGATGAATTGAAAATCACAAATAATTCTAAATACAATTATACAAGTGTATAGAGAAAATATAAAAGAGAACTTTCATTGGGAGAATAAAAGTATGAACAAACAATTTATTGATAAACAAAAATTATCGGAACAGTTTGTAAAAGAAACAGGGTTTTCTCCAGGTCAACTGTCGATTGGTGTTGGATATATCGATGATCTGATTGATAAACAACCGGTAGCATTCGACATGGATATGGTCATTGATCAACTAGAAGATTACGGAAAATACAAAGGAATCCTTAAAAATGAAAATGGTAAGTGTGAAAACTATATTCCGGTTTCTATGGCTGTAAAAATCGTAAAAGCTGCTGGACTTAACGGAGTATTAGGTTATTTGACAAAAGAAGATTATTTCGGATCAGATAGCAATGATAACAACAAATGAATCCGGAGATTGAGGTATTTTAAAATACAGCAATGGGTTTGAAACAAGTGGTCACTGTTTAAATAATTGGGATTGGTCAATGCTATTAAGACAACTCGGATATAAGGTTGACGTGATCAAAATTTCTAATGAAGAGATGGAGCGTATTCAATAAGAACAGTGGCGGACAGAGGTGATATATGAAACAAGGATTTGAGAAAAGATTCAAAAACGGTGACATTGTTTATTGGTGCCACAGCGAAGGAAATGGAAGGTATACAGTAAAGAATGGAATGGTGGACGAGCAGTTTTCAGATGCAGTTGTAATTGATTATTTAGCTGCAAGAGAAAGAAGGCTTGTAAACGGAATTCCAATTGATGAATTTGAGAGCGAAACAAAATACAAGAAATTACCAAAAGGTTGGACATATGATACGAGGTTGTTTGAAATAACATATTCAGATTTAACATTAGAAGAATTAGAATATAAGATTTATTTTGAGAAACCAGAAACAATCAAGAAGGCATTTGATCTAGGATATTTAGTAAAGGATTGTACAATTTTCCATGGTGTTATTGAAGATGAAATTACCAAAGATGGATATAGGATTGTAAAGAAATATCCAATGTGGCAGCATCATATTGATCATGTGTCAATCCGTCCAGATAAAGTTTATTTTACATATGAAGAAGCAAAAGCTGAAGTAGATGAAAATGTAAAAGAATTTGAAAGACAGCTTTCACTTACAGATTATGAATGGTCAGTAGAGCATATTTGTAGGAATCTGGGTATTTTTAAAGCAATTCATGGTTTATCCGAGAGAGATATTGATTCTTATAGAGAATTTATCCTAGGCATGGACAATGTAGAGGATATTGAGACTAGAGTTTATCAAGGACAAATTCAATGGAAATATGAAGATAAGAAAAGATGGAATTACATTGAGATCTGAGGTGAATAAATGAAGAAGTCGAATGAAGTCTCTCGAAGACAGTTTTCAGAATATGGTCAGTCGTGGTTTAGCAAACGGTATGCATGTTGGGCGAACAATCACAATGGATGGTCTAAAATGAAAAAGAAAAATCGAAGAATGTTCAAATCAAAATTAAGGCAAGAACAAAATAAAGAGATAAGAGAAATACTTGAAGAAATGGAGAGTTAAATTATGAAAAAAGTCGAAGAAAAATATTATTGTGATCTATGTGGTAAAGAGTGTGAACATACACCTAATTATGTATTACCGGAATTATCCGTTGGATCTTTTCAAAATGTAACACCTAATTCTAAGCAAAAAGATTTGTGCCATGAATGTGGAAAAGAAGTTGCTAGTATCATGCGGTTATTAAAAGGAAAACATAGTATCGGTGTTGTGAACCAAAATGGAGAATCGTTTATTATTGTAAGATAAATTCAAATTCCTGATTTTATGTTGTAACGGGAGAGTGACGAATGTTTAAAATTATTTTTATTGTCATGTCATGGATATTAGTTGGATTTATTTCATGGACGTTTTTGATTCTTAGTTATTTAAGAAAAAGCGAATATGATTATAACGTTAAAAAAGTTGCCGAAATAGGAGAAGCTCTTGTAATTATAATATTGAGCGGTTGGTTTGCACCAATGATTATATTGCTTTGTTGTATGACATATAAATTTGAATCGCAAAAATATAATTTTTATAAATTAGTATATGATATTCTTTATAAAATAGCGAACATTGGAGTGAATAAAAAAGAAGAGGATGGATCAGATAGAGATGAAATTATATAAGCTATGCAGCTATTTATCATATCGGTTAAAATATGAATCTACATATTTGGAATTAAAATACTACTTAGATCAGGTGCTGAAAAATAAAAAAGATAGTTGGGTGAATTACACAACGAGATATGATCGTGGAATTGGTAAAACTGTTTCAGTGGCTAGACTATCAGCAAAATATGATATTCCTGTATTTGTCAAAAATAACATGTGTAAGAGGTTTATAGAAGAGGACGTGCCGAAATATCTACCTCAATATTTTAAAAAGAGAAAACCAAAAGCAATTGTAGTAGGAGATAGAGATAGACATTTAAAAGGTTGTAGATACGAAGTGGGATTAATCGACGAACCGCTTAGTTTAAACGATATAGATAATATTGAAACATGGTGTTGTGACAAATTAGTGGGATATGTAAGAGAATAAATATTTGAGTCTTTGAAGGCTTTATTATTTTTTGACTCATTGTGTTATATAAATTATAAAACAAATAGAATAGGAGGGATATATATGTGGGTAGTATTTTTACTTGCAGCAATGGGATTTGCGATTGCAACTTTGTTGGTGGTTTACATCGGTAATAAAGTTATTAATGCGATGAAAAGAGATGATGAAAAATTAAATAAGGACATCAGTAAAGAAAAAACAAATAAAAAGGAGAAAGAAAAACATGAGTAAAAAAGGATTGGTAGTAGGAATTGTTGTAGTCGCAGCGGTTGTAGGAGGCTTCTTTACAGTTAAATCGTTTAAGAAAATTGATACTGGAAAAGTTGGAGTTGTGTATTCTATGAAAGGTGGCGTTAAGGATGAAACGTTAAGTCAAGGATACCATTTTATTAATCCATTTTTAAAAGTAAAAGAATTTACAATTGGAAATGAACAATTGATTCTTTCTAAAGATAAGAGAGAAGGTAGCGAAGGTGATGATTCATTTAAAGTAGCAACATCTGATGATGCAAGTATTTCAATTAGTTTTCAAATGTCATACAGATATAGACCAGAAGAAGTTGTTGATACATATAAAAAGTTTAAGGGAATGAATGGAGAGGATATTGTTGAGCAAAGAGTAAAAACAGTGTTAAAATCAAAAATCTCTGAAATCACGACGAATTACAGTATGATGCAAATCTATAGTGGGAACAGATCTGAGATTAACAATAAGCTAACTGATTATCTAAATAAAGAGTTTACACAGTCATTTGGAGTCGAGGTTCTTGACGCTTCTATTATTGATGTACATCCTGACGATAAGCTGAAAGAATCCATTGATGCGAGAGTAAAGGCTCTCCAAGAAAAACAACAAGCAGAGGCAGAGCAGGAGAAAGTAAAAGTGCAGAAAGAAACTGAAAGAATCCAGGCTGAAGCTGATGCACAAATTGAGGTTACGAAAGCAAAAGCAGAGGCAGAAGCGAATAGATTAAAATCTGAATCTATTACAGACGAGTTAATTCGAATGAAAGAAGCCGAAGCAAGATTACAGCACGGATGGGTGACTACCCAGGGCGCAAATGCAGTTGTGAAAGACGGTGAATAATATGATTAATTTATTATTTGATATTGCAAGTTGCATAATAATGTTGGCAATAATTCTTGTAATAATTGGATTTATCACGTTATTTATTGGATATATTTATGAAGATGTAAATAATAAATTTGACGGTATTTTCCATAGAATTTCAGATACATTGGAAAGAATGTTATAAATTTAGCTGCATATGGTGTCACAGCTATATGCAGTATTTAGAAAAATAATAAGATGAAACTTTCGTTTCATAGGGGGTGGATAAAGAAAATGAGTAGTAATAAAACATTAGAAAATGTCGAGTTGCACCAAGAAAATGGCGAATACTATTTAACTTTAACATATAACGAAAAACTTGTAGATAATGAATACGAAATTAAAATACCAAAAATAAATTTAGATTTTTTAAAATATGATTTTGGATTTTCTTTTGTTAAATCAGGGTTTGGAATATCGCAACGTTTTATAGAGTATGACTATCCTTATGATACAACTATAACGTTGCCGATAAATAAAAAAGAAAACCCATTTTATATAAGGATGCCAAAGAAAAAGAAGATGGAGTTAAAGGATATTGAGGGGGAATTGAAATGAAATCAATGTATGCAGAGTCAAAGTATCTAGTTATTAATGAAGAAATTTTTATTTATATTTATGGCGACAAACTGAGATATATAGATAACAAAGGAGAAAATTTTGAAGTTGTAAAAGATATCGATGTAGACAATATTAGGAGAATGATCTTAAAAGGGGAGATACCAAATTCTGAAATCAAAAAAACTTTTTTTAAAAGAGAAATATTCTGTTTTCAAAAACAAAATAAGATTTTAAAAATGAAAGTCAAAGATATTAAAAGCGTGCATATTCGTTATACGTACAAAAGAGACAAGGGGATCTTTTCATTCGCCGAGTTAAAGAAAAGATTATCTACAAAAGAATATGAGGAGTTTTGGAAAGATAAGTTAGAAAAATATGAATTGTATTTATAAATAAGGGGCGTAAGTAATATGGCAAAACCATCTGGATTAGATTTTAGCAATGTAAGACATGTAAGAGTTTGGCACGAGCAGTTTGAAGCAATTAAAGATAAAGCAGAATTTTTGATTGTAGAAGATAAGTCAAATGGTAAATGTGTATCGTTTACAAGAGACCATGATGAAGAATCTAAGCCAAACCAATCATATTTAGAATTAAAAAAGATATTAGAAGATACCATAGAAATTGTAAAAAAACTAGAAAAGAAGAAGGAGAATAAAATTATGAGTAGTGAAAAATTTATTGCTTTATGCAAAGAAAACGTAGTGAATTATTTCAATGAAAATGTAGACAAAACAGACAATGTACTTATCACACAAGAAGATGTATACGTGGTTTGGTACTGTAAGACCTTGCAGAATCATAAAGCATTATTAAGCACAAATATTTCTGACGGTATGTATTACGAACTTACATATAACGGTGATAAAAATGAATTGTATTTAGACGCTTATAAAAAATGGCAGAATGTAAAAATTGAATTAAAATTAAATAGCTCGCAATCCCATTAGCTTTAGATGATGGGTAAAGAGCCTTTATAAAAATAGAATAACACAAATGAAAGGTGGTGATAAGTAAATGTTAAAAGCATATAAATATCGTATTTATCCTAATAAACAACAGGAAGAACAAATTCAGAAAACATTTGGTTGTTGTAGATTTGTATATAATCAAACTCTTTCTTATAGAAAAGATAAATATGAACAATCAAAAGAGAGTATGAGCAAAACGGACTGTAATAATTACTGCAACAGAGAATTAAAAAAAGAATATGAATGGCTAAAAGAAGTAGATAAGTTTGCACTGACAAATGCGATATATAACATGGATTTTGCATATCAGAAATTTTTCAAGGAACATGCTGGATATCCGAAGTTTAAGAGCAAGAAAAATCATAAGAAATCATATACAACCAATATTACAGGAAAGAATATAGAAGTTTCTTTTGATAATAACAAAATTAAACTTCCGAAACTTAAATGGATTAAAGCAAAAGTGCATCGTGAGTTTACTGGTAAGATTAAATCTGCTACGATTTCACAAGTTCCAAGTGGAAAATATTTTGTATCTATTCTTGTGGAAACAGGACATACGCCATTGGGATCTACTGGATGTATGATTGGTATTGATTTAGGAATTAAAGATTTACTTATCACTTCTGATGGAGAAAAATTTGATAATATTCGTACTACTAAAAAATATGAAAATAGATTAGTAAAAGAACAGAGAAAATTATCACATAAAATTAATGGTAGTAAGAATTGGAATAAGCAAAGAATTAAAGTGGCAAGGATCCACGAGAAAATTCATAATACCAGAATTGATAACTTGCATAAAATCTCTCATAAACTAATTAGCGAAAACCAAGTAATAGTAACTGAGGATTTGGCAGTAAGTAATATGGTTAAGAATCATCATCTTTCAAAAGCAATTCAAGATTGTGGGTGGTACGAATTAACACGACAATTACAGTATAAATCTGATTGGAATAATCGGCAGTATATTAAAATTGGAAGATTTATAAAGTCAAGCCAGCCTTGTAATGTATGCGGATATATTAATACAAATACAAAAGATTTATCTGTTAGGAAATGGACATGTCCTCAATGTCATACACATCATGATAGAGACATTAATGCTGCGATAAATATTCTAAATGAAGGATTAAAGATACTAAGTGTAGCTTAGATATATTTTAGTACGGTAGGAACTATCGGAATTTACGCCTGTGGAGATAGTAGGTTGCGAGGTCGTAGAAACAGGAAGCCCACTGAGCTTTAGCTTGTTGGTAGTTCACAATTTAGTTTTATTAAGGAGTGAATTAAATATTAATTACGAAGAATTAGAAAAATGTCTTTGGAAGAAGTACATAAAATCGTAAAGAAGGTTATTCCTGAACAGATTATCCCGGAGAGGACAGTAGTTACGATTGATGAGGAGGATGAATAATGGGAGTAGAATTTTATACATGTGATAATTGTGGAGAAACATTCGCTGATTGTGGAGAATATGTATCATGTGAAACTTGTTGTACAAAATGGTGTTGTGATGAATGCGCTGAAGAAGATGGTTATGTAGGAGAACATTGTAAATTACATCCAGATTTAGATGACTATGACATTATGTATGAATATATGAAAAAACATTGTAAATACGACAGTTGTACAGACTGTGAGCATTATGTGCCGGATAGCTGCAAGTATTGTAGAAAAGAAGATTATCCTGACAATGTGTTACTGGATTATTGCATGGAATTACTCGGTGTTACAAGAGATCAGTTAGTTAAGAAATATAATAATAGGTAAAGAGTATGAATTTGAAACAAATTAAAGAAACGATAGAGAAACAAGAATATGATTTCTTAAAAGAGAATGAGCACTTAGGTAACAATATTATTTTACTTACGCTTGGCGGCAGCCACGCATATGGAATGGATAAAGAAGACAGTGATTTAGACGTAAGAGGAATTGCGTTAAACAGTAAAAAAGAAATTCTTCTTGGAAAAGATTTTGAACAGGTTGTAGAGATTGATACAGATACAACAGTTTATTCATTCAATAAAATTTTACAATTACTAAAATCAAATAATCCTAACACTATTGAAATTTTAGGATGTAAACCTGAACATTATTTATATTTGTCTGATGTTGGAAGAGAATTGTTAAATAATAGAAAAATGTTCTTATCCAAGATTTGTATTAATTCTTTTGCAGGATACGCTTCAAGTCAATTAAGGCGTATGGAAAACAAAGCTGCTAGATTAGTTGGACAGGCACAAAACGAAGAGTACATTTTAAAATCAATCAATAATGCAAGCTATGACTTTAAAAACCGTTACTTCCCAATGAATGATGGATCACTCAATCTTTATACAGATAAAGCAGTGCAGGAAGGTTATGATACTGAAATTTTTATGGATATTGACTTGCGACATTATCCTCTAAGAGATTGGGCTGGTATGTGGAATGAGATGAAAGCTATTGTAAGTAGTTATAACAAAATCGGTAGGCGAAACGAAAAGGCAATGAACAAGGACAAACTTGGAAAGCATATGGCTCATTTGATTAGATTATACATGATGTGCATTGATATTCTTGAAAAAGAAGAAATCGTTACTTATCGAGAAAACGAACATGATTTACTTATGAGTATACGAAACGGAGAATACTTAGATAGTAACAGACAACCAACTTCTGAATTTTATGATTTATTAAATGAGTATGAAAAGAAATTTGATTATGCCAAAGAGAATACTTCATTACCGAGTGCGCCGGACTACAAGAGAATTGAGGAATTCAAAATGTATGTAAATGAAAGAATTGTGAAAGGAGATATTTAATGGAAGTTTCTGAGAAATTAAAAGAACGCTTTTGCAAGGATTGTAATATCCCATTGAGATTATACAAAGAACCATATTTCACAGAGAGGCTTCAATTATACGATAGTTATTATAACACATTGGATAAATGGAACATTTTCGTGAGAGAATTAGAGAAATATAAGTGTGAGCAAGATTATCTTGAAGAATATAATCGAGTAAAAAATGCAGCGATAAATGATATCAAAATTTCTGATGGATACAAGAGATTCAACGAAGAAGATATGGGAAAATATTCAGTAAAATATAAAGATCTTCCAAGCAAAGATATTTATAAATCATCAAATGTTGGGAAACTGTTTATTAGTATTGATATGAGAAAGGCAAATTTTTCAGCATTAAAATTTTATGATAAAAGTATTTTTAGTAATGCTGATACATGGGAAGAATTTGTTGGAAGATATACGAAGAATAAGCATATTGTAAATAGTAAATATATTAGACAAGTTATCTTAGGAAACTGTAACCCAAAACGGCAAGTGACTTATGAAAAATATTTAATGGGACTTGTATTAGAAGTTCTTATTGATGAATTAGGATATTCCGCTAGTGATATTGCGTTTTTCTCTAATGATGAAATTGTTATTGATGTGAGAAAATATGAAGACTGTATAAGAAAGAGAGAGTTAATAGAATGGCAAATTAAAGGATACTTCAACATTCCATTTAGAATTGAACTATTTTATTTACGCAAAATTACCGGAACGAATGGATATTATAAGGGAATTGTAAAAAATATTATTGAAAGAGAATATGAATTTAAATGTTTAAACAATTATACATTACCATTTGTGCTGAGAAAGTTTAATGAAGAAGAAATTACTGAAAACGATAAAGTATTTTATCATGAAGGATTACTATCGAAATTTATTGAGATTCCAGAAATTGGAATTTAGCAGGTAGGAACATGACAAATGCAGATTATATAAAAAAACAGTTGACAAGATTAAGTGATAGAGAACTTGCAGCAATTGTATATGAATATTTTGGAATAAAAACATCTGGGAGAGAACGTCCTAAAATTCTTAAGACAGCTTGGAGAGCATTTGACAAGTGGGCTAGTAGTGTTGGTAATAATACAAATATTGTTAAAGACGATGGTTCTATTCCATCCATTTGGGCATGGGAAAGATGGCGTATGTTAAATGGAAAGTGGGAGAATAAAGGAAGGACAATAGAAGTGGCTTTACAAGTTTGGCTGACAATGAAATATAACAAGGAGGAATGGAGAGAATGATTAAATTATTCACACACCAGGATTTAGATGGAATTGGTTGTGCGATTCTGGCACAATTGACATTTGGTAAAAATGTAGATATTACATATTGTAATTATGATGAAGTAGATGTACTTGTAAGAGAATATATTTCTAAAATAGACAAAGAACGTGATACATGTTTTATTACAGACATTAGTATTAAGGATGATTTGGCTTCCATGATTAATCTTCAATATAAAAATAATTTCAGATTATTTGATCATCATAAAACAGCATTAGACCTTAATAAGTATGACTGGTGTGTTGTCGAAACAATGAATAACAAAAAAGGATTGCAAACATGTGGGACAGAGTTATTTTATGAATACTTGATTGAACACAAATACCTGAAAGAAGATGTAAAAGACTTTGTAAAGCTTGTAACCAATTATGATACTTGGAGATGGACAGAAATTGGTAATATGGGTCTTATTTCTAAGAAAATGAATGACTTACTCTACTTATATGGAAGAGATGAATTCGTAAAATGGTGTTTAGATAAATTCAAAAGTAGAAAATCATTCTTAAGGTTTGACAAAGAAGATGAATTATTATTACAGTTTAACCAAAAAGAAATTGATAAATACATTGATTCAAAAGAAAAAGAATTGATTATTAGCTGCGATGGAGAATATAAATATGGAGTCGTCTTTGCAGAAAAATACTTTAGTGAACTAGGAAATGAGTTGTGTACTAGGAATCCGAATTTAGATTATGTTGCGATGGTAAATGTTGGTACATACTCAATCTCTTATAGGACGATTAAAGAGAATATTGACGTAGGTCAGGTCGCTAAGAGATATGGCGGTGGTGGACACCAAAAAGCCGCAGGATTAAAAGTGAAACCACATTTAGTTACACAGTTTATTAACAATATTTTTGAAGGATAAAGTGAATAAAGGAGGAGCAAAATGAAAGTATTTTTGGGCGGAACATGTTCTGGCAGAAAATGGAGAGATGAATTAATTCCGTTATTAAAATGTGAGTATTATAATCCGATTGTAAAAAATTGGAGTGAAAAAGATAGGATAAGAGAAGTAAAAGAAAGAGAAAATGCAGATATAATTTTATATACAGTTACAAGCGGAATTAGGGGAGTGTATTCTATTGCGGAAGTCGTAGATGACAGTAATAAAAGATCTGATAAAACAATATTTTGTAATCTATATTCAAATAGCGAAAAGCATTTAACAGGATATAGAAAACAGATGGCTCATAGTTTGGCAGCGACAGAAAATTTAATTTCACAGAATGGAGTTAAAGTTTTTCACGATTTAAAATTTGTTGCAGAATATATTAATTCATTATGCGGAAAGGTGGAATAAAAAAGTATGACGATATTAAATATTATCATGTGTCATTTGATCGGTGACTACGTTTTACAATGTGACTTTATTGCAAAGACAAAAGGTCAGAATTGGTATCACTTATTTGTACATTGTTTTCTATATTGTGTTCCATTTTATATTGTGTTTGGATTTACATGGCAACTACCAATCATTTTTATTGTTCATGTAGTAACAGACGCATTAAAAGCAAGATGGAATAAAATAACATATACTCAGGATCAAATTATACATTATGTAATTGCACTTATTTACTTGGCTTGTTGATAGTAAAAATTGAAAGAAGCATTATTTCATAAGGAGAATAAGAAGTGTGGAATTAACAAGAGAAGAAGCAATCTCATGGCACAGAAAAATGTGGAATTGGATTGCAGATAGAATTGAAGAAAAAAAAGAATTTCAGTATATTGATATTTTAAAAGAAGAATATTGTAAAAAGAATAATATTACAATCAGGAACGAATGCTTTTGCTGTGAATTTGCAAATGGGAATTGTTACTATTGTCCACTAAACTGGGATAGCAATCTTGCGGAATACATGTGCGAACAAAAATACGAAGAAGACGACGATAGGGGGTTATATTCCTTATGTTGTGAGGTGAAGAATGATTGGAAACGACAAGCAAAATTAGCAAGAGAGATTGCCGGTATACAAGAGAAAGAAGTAAATAGCGAGGACAGACTTACCTATATAACAGAATTAGGTGCTTGTTTAGACAAAGATAGTGAATGTCCTACGTGTAGTATTTGTTGGAATTGTAATGTTCCAGTAAAAGAATGTCCATACATATACGATGCAATAGAAAAACTTGCAGAATATGAGGGCACAAAGTTATCTCCTAGGAAGGTATTGCAGTTAAAGGAACGTAACACAGCAAAGCAACCTGATGTTGAAGGTGAAGGATGTGATGAATTTGGTGATTTGACTTATGATACATGGGTATGTCCAAACTGTAATGAGTATTATGAAATTGATTACGATGAATATGATTTTTGTCCTAAATGCGGACAACGGATTGACAGGAGGGAATTACATTAAATGGAATTTATTATTTCTCATATTATTCACGCCGTAGCTCACATCGTAGGGTTTGTGTCGGGATTCACATTAGCACTCCTATATGATAACAGGTGTAAATTAAAAAAGAATAAATATAATGAGTGTTCTGAATGTAGGTGGAATGTAATGAATGGTGGTACTTGTTATGAAGTAAAAGAATCATGCTATCAATTTATAAAGGCAAATAAATAGTGAGGAGAATCATATGACGAAGAAAGAAGAGTTGATTAGAGATTATGAATCGGTGAAAGAAAAATGTGTGGCATTAACGCTATGGATTCATATGCCGACAGGAGAACTTGAAATGATCACTAATCCAAATGTGGTAGAAAAAATGAAATATGTAGAGAAAACTTATAATGATGAACTGGTTCATACAAACTGCGCTGAAATTTATATTGAATCATGGGAGTTTAAGCAGCGAGAGCAACCAATTACATTTGGACAAGCTTGTGATTTGATGAAGTATTCTGGTGTAAAAATTAAGAGACCAGAATGGGAAGAAAAGGAATATGCGTATTATTTAAGTTCAAAAAGCAGAAGGAGGGTAGCAAGAGAATTATTTGGAGAGAACAATATCAAAGAAGGTTATCTAAAAGATTCTAAAGATAAAGCAACAGAGCTTTGGATCCCTACATTATATGAATCAGTTGCAAATGATTATTCTGTAGTAATGTAATTTTTCTGATCATTTTGTTCTAATTACTCTAAAACAAATAGCATATCAAATCTTTATAGTTTAGAAAAATTCAAAGTGAGAATTGAATATTTTTATTAAAGATTTACTGAGTAAGTTCAGTAGTTTCTTAAATGCACCCAAAATCGGGGTTTCATATAGATTTTATATAGAGTAACTCTATATTCCGGCTGAAATTCAGTCGTTCATATATACAAAATTTTAACGTACAGAAGGAGATTTATTTTATGAATTTTGAAATGACAGGAAAACTTAGCATCTCAAAGGAAACAGAGAAATTTAAACCGTGGGAAGAAAAAACATATGATTCGGGATGGGTAAAAAGAAGACTTTTGTTCAATGTGACTTGTGGAGACAACAGACATATGTTAGCAGTTGATGATGGTTCATTCGAAGATGGACATGGAGATGTTTATACATTTACAAAGGCAACAGTAGATGAATCTGGAAATAAAAAGAAAGGTGAATCTATCACAATTCCTTTTAAAGAAAGACTTACTTCTCCAAAGATTGCTGAAGTTGCTGAATTTAAAAAATATGTTTTTGATCTGGAGAAACCAGGAAGAAGATATGGGCTAGAGAAAGCTGCTGAAAGATTAAAAGAGGGAAGAAACCTTACAGATGAAGAACTTAAAGATTTGGGACTTGAGAATGAGTCTGAAGTTGCAGAGGCATTAGAAAAAAGTAGAAAGAAACGTCACGAGTTTATTACAAAATGGGATTACGCAGAATTTATTAAGAAAGTAATTGATAGTGGAAAGTATTCTGATGCAAAATTCTTTATTCGTGGAAATGGGGAATATTCATATTCTGAAAATAATGAAAGGGTATATGAATCATATGCGCCTAATCGTATTTATCTTGCAGCGGATGATGCAGAAGAGAGTTCAACTGCAACAGTAAACATCCTGTTCAATAGTGAAAGTCTTGATACGATGAGCGCAGATGAGAAGAAAAAATATTATGTGAATGGCTGGATGATGGAGTACGACAACAATAGAAGAGGTAATATCCCAGTCCCAGTTACCGTAACAATTCCGCTTCCTACTGAAGATGCAGATCAGAAAGCAAAACGCAGAGTAGAATCACTGAAACATAAATTTACAGTAGAAGATGAGTCTATTAAAGAGTATGGCGTTGTAGTAAACATGTTAAACGGCGCTCAGAAAACAGAAATCACAGAGGACATGCTTACAGATGAACAGAGAGATGATCTTGAATGCGGTCTTATTACAATGGATGATATTAGATCAGAACTTGGAGGAAGTATTTATGGGGAACGAATTCGTGAATACGAATTTGTAAAACCAGCAAGAGGATTTACAAAAGGAAGACAGGACACTGTTTACACAGTAGAAGACATGGTTATCAGACCAATCGAAGAAACTCTTCCAGATGGAGTAGAAGACTTATTCGATGATGACGATTTATAAAAGTTGTTGATGACGACAATATTCTTTAAGTGCGAGGGCTCAAGCCCTTGTGCTAATGAAAGATGGTGAAAACAATAGGTAGATTGGTTGATTTAACAGGTCAAAAATTCGGTAGATTAACGGTTAAGTATAGAACAAAAGACAGATATTCTTCTGGTGGTCATCCAAGAGTATGCTGGTGTTGCGATTGTGATTGTGGAACAAAAGACGTTATTGTTTGTGGTCAAGAACTGAAAAAAGGTAAAACAATATCATGCGGATGTAGATGGCAAGAAACAAAAGATACAGCAGGAGAGCGTTTTAAAAAGACTAATTCGAAGGCGAACAAATTTAAAGTCGATGGAAACATTACATATTTATATGATTCTAATGATAACGAAATAATAATCGACTCAGATTGTTATGATTTAGTGAAAGATTATTGTTGGTTTTTACATCATACCGGATATGTTTATGCAAGGGAAAAGTATTCAGATAAACATATTGCATTACATAAATTGATTATGGATGACCTGGACAATAACTTTATAGTTGATCATAAGAATGGTAATAAATCAGACTGTAGAAAATCGAATCTAAGATATTGTTCAAGAGAAGAGAATAATTCAAATAGAAAATTGCAAAAAAATAATAGATATGGTGTTCCTGGCATTGTGTTTCATCATGGCGTATATGAGGTGTATATAGGTCACAATAAAGAAAGAATATACCTTGGGTCTTCTTCAAATTTAGAAGAAGCAAAACAAATTAGAATCAAAGGAACAGAAAAATATCATGATGAGTTTGCATTTCTAAAAAGTAGAAACGTAGATGAGTATTATTAAAAAGGAGATTATATTAATGGCTAAATTTGGGAAAAGAAGTACAATCAGCGAGAACTTAAATGACTTTACAATTTGCTTGCTTGGGGAAGCAGGAATTGGCAAGACAAGCACTATTGCAGAAGCTTGTGAAAAAGAGTTTGGATCGGATGGCTATATGATTCTTGACATGGGGAAAGAGCAAGGTATGGAAGCCCTTGAGGGTTATACATATGAGACATGTGAAGATTGGAAGAAGTTTGATGAAGTAACAAAAGATATTATAAAAAATAAGAAAACAGATTACCATGACTTAAAGATTCTTGTTATCGACACACTCGATCAGTTCGTAGAGATTATGACTCCATATGTTATCAAACTGTGGAATATGGAGAACATGGGAAAGAAAAACTTTGAACCAGCAAAAACAATGAATGCAGCATGGTCAGGTTTTGGGAAAGCAGATGACAAACTTGTAGAATTAGCACTTAATCGCGTTTGGGAACTTAAAAAGGTTGGTGTAAATACATGGTTTACAGGTCATGTGAAAATGAGAAATAAAGTGGATCCTCTTACACAAGAAGAATATTCTGTTCTTTCTACAGACATTTCTCAGAGAATTTTTGAGGGATTTAAAACAAAATTCCATGTAATTGGTATTGCTTGTATTGACAGAACAATTGATGTTGAATCAACTGGTCGTAGAAATATTGTCACAAAGAAAGAGGTAACAGTCAGTAAAGTAAAAGATGAAAAGAGAAAGATCGTGTTTAGAGACGATAATTATTCTATCGATAGTAAGTCACGTTTGTCAGCAATAGAACCAGAGATTGCTCTTGATGCAGACGAACTTCTTAGAGCATTAAAAGATGCTATTAAAAATTCTAAGAAGAAAGCCGGCAACACCATGGTTAAATCAGTAGTATCAGAACCAAATACAACTCCAACAGTACAGGAAGAAGATATTGAGGAAGTACCTTTCGAGGAAGATATTTTAGATGAAACGTTTTCAGAAAGTGAAACTGTTTCTGAATATCCAGATAATCTTGACACAGTGATCAGAAAAATGTTTAAAGAATGTACGAATCCAGAATTAAAATCTTCAGTAAGAGAAGTGATTTCTGAGTATGGTAAATTGAATGATGTTGACAGAGAGGGACTTGAGAAAATTTACGATATGATGAAATAGGAGAAATAGATGTTAGTTAAGTGCAGAAAGTGTGGGAATAAAGTAGAACGCAGCAATGCATTTAAGGTAGTAGTAGGTGGGAAGAACACCTACTACTGCAATAAAGACGAATATAATGAAATTTTAAAATATAGAGAATTGAAGGATACAACATATTCATACATCAATAATATATTCGGGTACAAGGTTGCAAATACAAGTATTTACAAAGAAGTAAACGAGATTATAGATGCATTTGGATATGAACTACTTATTTCTTATCTTAAAGAAAATGAATCGTATTTATCATCAGTTATGCAAGGAAAAGATTTCCCAAAAGAATATGGGAAGATTAGGTATTTTGCAGCCATATTGAAAAATTCATTGGTTGATTATGAAAATATCTCAGATAAAAATGATAAAAAATATGAAAAATATATTGAGTATGATTTACCGGAAATGAAATTTAAGAGAAAGAAAAAGAAAAGAAGTTTATCTGAAATTGAGACGGAAGTTGGTGGTTGGTTATAGATATCGAATTTATTACAGGAGTAAAAGAAAAATATCCAGCATCACTTTTAAAGGGAAGAATAGAAATCGAAGGAAACGTAATTAGCTGCTTTTTTAAAGACATGCTGTTACTGGATGACACCACATTTAAAAAAGAAGATTTTGTAACTAAGGACGGAAGATTTTATTTTTGTATGCTTGAATTATTACGAAAAAAAGGATTCTATTCACTGGATGAAATTACCATTTTATCAAACCTAAAACCTGAGATCGTAGAACGTTTTGAAGATATGGGTGGTTGGGAAACTATACAGCATCAGATTGACATTATTAATACTCAAAATTTTGATATATATGTTGACATTATGTATAGAGAAAATATTTTATTACATATGCATGATGACGGTTTTAATCTGCTAAAGACAATAGACATCAATGGAAAACAGATAACTCCAATTGCACTTTTCAGGAAAATGTCGGCTGAAGAAGTGACAGACTGGTACGAAGCAAGACTTAGTTCATACGGGACTGGATATTCAAGCAAAATTATTGAGGAAGAAGAAATTGATTTTGATGATGAATTCATTGATTCATGTAGTAGCGGGGAAGAAAATGGTGTTCCGTTTGATATAGCTGGGTATGACAAAAATGGTGAAGAAATTAATTGCTTTCCATTTTTATCAAGACAAACAATGGGGTTGTTAGAAGGTACATTTACTATGATGGGAGGATTCTCCAGCGCCGGTAAATCTACTTGGTGGGTTACAGTAATCATGGCTCTACTTTATTATGACAGAAAAGTATTGATTATTTCAAACGAGGAAAATATCAAGAAATTTAAAATCAAATTCATGGTATGGCTGCTTGGCAAAAGAAATCGGTATTTTAAGCTTACAAAAAAGAAAATGGGATCCGGCGATATTAGTAAAGAAAGTAGAGAGCAATTATCAGATGTTCAGAAATTTTGGAGAGAAAATTATAAAGGAAAAGTAAAGTTTATTGCAATCAGCGATGCGGACATGAGCATTGTTAAAAAGAAAATTCGTGAGAACGTATTAAGATACGGATACGACACAGTTTTGTATGACACATTTAAAATTCAGGATGGAGACTTTCAAGGACAAAGGCAAGATTTATCTCTCGTAAGAGATAGCCGTGAACTGGATAAAATGGCAAAAAAATACGGCATTATCATGTTGGCATCCGTCCAATTGGCAGAATATATGAAAGGCAAGCTGTTTTTAGATAGCTCAGTATTGTCGAACTCAAAACAGATTAAGGAAGTGCTTGAGAACCTTTTCTTAATGAGAACAGTATATGATGAGGAACTTGATGAAAAAAGTAAATACTACTGTAAACCATTTAGATTAAAAAAAGTGAATGATAAATGGATTGAAGAAGAATATAAGCCGGATCGAAATGCTGTGTGGAGAGCGTTATTTGTTGAGAAAACAAGAAGCGGATCAAACTCTTCTGATACAGGAGTTGGATATTTGCTCAAATTTTCAGGAGATCATTGTATTTTTAGAGAAGTTGCACAGGCACGATTTAAACACGGGGAAATAAGATAAGAAACTTGGAGTGATATATGCTTGAAGATATTAAGAAGGAATTGTTGAACAATCCAGAAAAGATAAAAGAAGTATTAGAATATTTTGGATTTAGAAACATTGTAATTCGAAATACATATATGCATTTTGGTAGAGATGACAACCCAAAATCTTCAAAAAAATCCATATCTATTAAATTAGAAAATAATAAATTTCTGTATATTCACGATTATCCAAAAGCGGTACAAAAAGATTTTTTCTCATACATTATGGAAGAAAAGCATGTTGATTTTTCAGATGTTTTAAATGAAGTAAAAAGAGTATTAAATATTTCTAATTATTATGAACATTTTGAAAAACGAGGAGTTTTTGGTGGATTTTATGAAAAGATTTATAAAAGGAATTCTGGGAAGAATTTCACTTATGACGAAACAATTTTGGATGAATATCAGCCGTTTTGCAATCAAAAATTTCTGAAAGATAATATATCGCTCGAAGCTCAAAGATATTTTGGGATTAGATATGATGTAGAATCTCAAGGAATTGTTATCCCGATTTATGATCAAGTTGGTCAAATTATCGGTGTAAAAGAGCGTTTTAATTATGACATTGAAGATGGAGAAATGAAGTATTTTTACAGTGTTCCATGCAGTATGTCACAGACTCTGTATGGATATTCTCACAACTATAGTATTCTGACGAACGGAATCGTATACATTTTTGAAGCTGAGAAATCAGTGATGCAATGTTATACGTATGGAATAAGGAACTGCGTTGCTTTAGGGAGCGGAACAATAAGTAAAAAGCAGTGCCAAATGATTCTTGAGCTAAATCCAAAGAAGGTTATTTTTATGCACGATGCTGGATTTGAACTTGAGTCGATAAACAGAAATATTATGATGTTAAAAACGTATTCGAGGTTCTCGGAAATGGAAGTCGGATACTGGAATTACTTTGATAAAGGATATAGAGATAAAGTTTCTCCGTCAGATATGGGGAAAGATACCTTACAACACATTATACAAAATGAAATTAAAATGATAGGAGATGATGACATCGACGAAGAATTATAAAGTATTGAATGATTGTAGACAAATGTATGAAGAGGAGGTATTTGATGTAATTCTTGAACAAAGAGGAATTACAAATCCAGAACACTTTTTTAATCCAACAGAAGATGATTTGCTTCCATTGGATAGTTTACTTCGGATCGAAGATGCATTTAGAAGAGTTGATAAGGCTATAAAAGAAGACGAAAAGATTTCTATATTATTTGATACAGACTTGGACGGAACGTCATCTGGGGCGATTATCACTCGATATTTAAAAAACTTTACAAACAATATTAAGACGTATATTGATGAAGGGAAGCAGCATGGTCTTATTGGACAAGATATTGAAAAATTTCATGATGTTGATTTGTTGATAATTGTGGATAGTCTTGATAAAGATGAAAGCCAATACAAGAAACTGCACGAATCCGGAACCGATATTATTATATTAGATCATCACGCGATAAAGGAAATAATCCCGTATGATAAATACGCAATTCTAGTGTCTTCGCAAAGAAATTATGGTAATCCACAACTATCTGGTGCGGGCGTAACATGGAAGTTTTGTAAATATATGGATGAACAGTATTTGACAGGGTATGCGGATGAATTAGCCGATCTTGCAGCATGTGGGTTAGTTGGAGATATGATGGATATGACCGTTATGGAGAATAGATACATTGTATCGAAAGGTTTGTCTAAAATTTATAATCCGGCAATTAAAAAGATTGTAGGCGGATTTGAGTTTAATAGTAACGCCATTTCGTTCAGTGTCGCTCCCATTATAAATGCAAGTAATAGAATTGGGAAAAATGATATTGCTATGAAGGCATTCATAGAAGATGATAATAAGATTCTTCTAAAATATATGAGAGAACTAAAGAAGTGTAAAGAACTGCAAAATGAAGAAGTAGACAGGATTCTGCAAAAGGCTATTAATTCATGTGAAAAGCAGAAAGATAATAAAATGATGGTCGTACTTATAGACACAGATTATGGAATTAGTGGATTACTGGGGAATAAACTGTTGGAAAGATACCAACGTCCCATTTTGATTTTAAAAGATTGCGGCGATACATACAAAGGTTCTATGAGAGCAACCGGAGTTGATGACTTTAGAAAAATTTGTAACGAAAGCGGTTTAGCAAAAGCAGACGGACATGAATTGGCTAGTGGTATTGAGATAAAAAAAGAACTGTTAAATGAATTTACATTATATATAGAAGAAACTCTTTCAGAATTAAAAAGTGATTCTGTTGTGGATGTAGATATTCAGCTCGATATTTCTGATATTACGAGAAAAATGGTGGATCTGATTAAAAGCATCGATAAGATTTCCGGAACAAATTTCAAGCCTATTAAAGTTTATATTAATAATATCTATGATTATGAGATCGGTAATATGAGTGATTATAAGCATCTAACCATAAAACCGAATGATTATCTTCTTATTATAAAGTGGAACTATAACGGTTCATTTGACGAAATGGAAGATCGTAGTTTAGTTAATGACGAATTGAAGGTCGTTGGAACGGTTGATTCTGGTTTCTTAGGTAGAAAGTTTGTATTAAAAGTAGTTTGTGATGAGATTGAAGAGGTGGAATAAATGTCTAATTATTTCGTATATCATCTACACACAGAAAACTCGTTATTAGATAGCTGCACAAACCATAGGTTGTACACAGATAGAGCGGTAGAACTAGGTCAGAAAGCAATTGGATTCAGCGAACATGGGAATGTTTATAATTGGGTTGAGAAAAAAATGTACGCAAATAGTAAAGGATTAAAATATGTACATGAATGTGAAATTTATCTAACAGAGTCGTTATATACATCTGAGGAGAACAAAATTAGAGATAATTACCATACGATTCTTATTGCAAAGAATTATGAAGGGTTTAAAGAATTAAATCTTCTTCTTGATAAATCAACACAGCCTGATCATTTTTATTATAAGCCAAGAATTACATTTGAAGAATTTTTTAATATTTCAAGCAATATTATCAAAATCAGTGCTTGTCTTGCATCACCATTAAGTAAATATCCTTCAAGTGAGAATGCTGACAGGAACATATATCATAAACTTTTGCAAGCATATGATTATTATGAAATACAGCCACATGTAAAGTCATTAGACCAGATTAAATATAACAAGATGCTATATGAGGCATCAAAACAATACAACAAGCCATTAATAGCGGGAACAGATACTCATAGTATTAACAAATACAAATCTGAATGTAGGAGTATACAGCAAAAGGCAAAGAAAATTCCATATGCTGATGAGGACACATTTGATTTAACATATAAATCTTATAATGAACTTGTAGAAATGTTCCGGCAGCAAAACTCTTTGCCTATGGATGTTGTACTAGAAGCAATTGAAAATACAAATAAAATCGCAGAAATTGTAGAAGATTTTGAATTAGATACTTCGTTTAAATATCCCATTCTGTATGACAATGAAGAAGCTGTATTTAAAAAACGAATCAATGATATGTATAAAGATAAACTGAAACGTGGGATTATTAAGCCTGATCCAAGATATAAGCAAATGGTACGAGAAGAAATGCGTGTGTTCAAAAAAATTGGTATGGTTGGTTTCATGCTATTTATGTCGGAACTTGTTTGTTGGTGCTGGGATAATGGTATTCCGGTTGGATTTTGTAGGGGTTCTGTGGGAGGAAGTATGATAGCTTATCTGACAGATATTATAGATGTGAATCCTCTTGTTTGGAATACGATTTTTTCGAGATTTGCAAATGAAAGCAGAAAAGAAATCGGGGACATTGACTTAGACATATCTCCTTCTCAAAGACATTTAGTATATGAACATATCATCGAAGAATACGGGCAAGATAAAACTGCATATGTACTTGCTATGGGGACTATTTCCGATAAAGGAACTATTGATGAAATAGGAAGAGCTTTATCTGATAAATGGGAGGATGGGACTCTTGATTACAAAGGCGCAAGTAGTGAAAGATTAACAGAAATTAGAGACTCTAAAAAGAATCCATATTCGCTTGATAATATTGCGAGAATAAAGAAAGAATACGAAAACGATCCAAATAACACAAGAGAAAGATATCCTGATATTTTTTACTATTTTGATGGACTTGTTAATACGACTATTTCACAATCAATGCACCCGGCAGGAATTATCGTAAGTCCTGTGACACTTCCGGATAATTATGGAACGTTCTGGAATGACGGAAAGCGAATTTTAACAATTAACATGGAAGAAATTCATGAAGTATCACTTGTCAAATATGATATTTTAGGCTTAAAAAATATAGAAATTATTAATGACACTTGTAAGCTTGCGAACATTCAATATCCAAAGTCTTATAACGTAAATTGGAATGATGAAAAAGTATGGAGTCATATCGCTGATAGTCCTGTAGGTATTTTTCAATTTGAAAGTAAATTTGCATACGATTCGTTGAAAAAATTTAATTGTAAAAAGGTAAATGATTTGTCTTTAGTAAATGCGTCAATTCGTCCATCAGGAGAATCATATAGAGATAGATTACTGGCGCATGAGCCGAATAAAAATCCGTCAGAATTAATTGATGAGTTGCTAAAAGATAATCACGGCTACTTAGTGTTTCAAGAAGATGTAATTGCATTTTTACAGAATATTTGCGGATTAAGCGGATCTGATGCCGATAATGTAAGACGTGCGATAGGTAGAAAGCAAATGGACAGATTACAGGCAGCATTGCCTCAAATATTAGAAGGATATTGCGACAAGTCTACAAAGGAAAGAAGTGAGGCTGAAAAAGAGGCAAAAGAATTCTTACAGATTATAGAAGATGCATCATCGTACATGTTTGGATTCAATCACTCAACTGGATATAGCATGATTGGATATATATGTGGCTATTTACGATATTATTATCCAAAAGAATTTATTACGGCATATTTAAATAATGCTAATAACGACGACGACATATCAATGGGAACACAATTAGCAGAAGATATGAATATCAAAATACATCCAGTTAAATTCCGCCACTCTATCGCTCAGTATTCATGCGACGATAGTGGAATTTATAAAGGTATTGAATCAATTAAATTTTTAAACGAGAGAATTGCGGATGAGTTATGGCTGCTAAAAGACAATATATATGAAGGTTTCTATGATCTGCTTATAGACATAGGAAATACAAGTGTAAATAGCAGGCAATTAGATATACTTATCAAAATAAATTTCTTTGAAGAATTTGGTGATATTAACCTTCTTCTTAAGCAGGTGGAATTTTTCAATTTCTTCAATGGTAAAAAACAGTTTAAAAAAGAAAAACTTGAAAAGAACGGGATAGACATTGATTTTATTTCAAAATATGCCGGAAAAGTTACAGAGAAAACCATTATGAATATCGATAGTGAAAGATTGCTGAGAGATTTATTTTTAAATATAGAATATAAAAAAGCGACACTGTTAGAGCATTTTAAATATGAAAATGAATGTTTGGGACAAGTTATTACTGTGAATCCAAATGAAAATAAACATATGTATTTTGTAAAGGAAGTTGCCACAACAAAATCTATTACACGAATTCAATTGTATGAGATTTTCAGTGGGAAAAATAGAGAAGTAAAAATTTGGACTTCCCAAATCAACAAAAATCCAATTTGTAAAAGTGACATTTTGAACATACATGTCATTGAAAAGAAGAATAAAAAAGAGCCTACGGGAGAAATTAATCCAAATACAGGAAAGAAGATTTATGCTGACGTTCCAGATAAATTTGAATATTGGTTAAAGTCTTATACAATAAAAAGAGAGGATGATAATTTATAAAATATTATTACACTGCAGCACAATTAAAAGAACTTGTATCTCATATGGTCATGCTACACACAGGCAATGAGCAAAAAAATAAACATATCTTAGATTATTTTGATCAGAAAGGAATCAAGCATAAATCAAAAGCACTAAAAACGGGAGATTATAGTTTTATGATTGAAGCGTGTCCGGAATTAGGATTTATGAAAGATACTTATTTTACAGATGAACTGTGTATTGAGAGGAAAAATTCTATTGGAGAACTGGCAGGCAATATCAAAGAAAAGGATGAACGATTCTTTAAGGAACTAAATCGTATGATAAATATTAAAAATTCGTATCTTTTAATAGAGAATAATTCTTTGGATGATATTATTGAACATCGTTACGATTCACAATACAACGAATTAGCTTTCATAAGAAGATTGCTTGGAATACAAAAAACTGCAAATTTATATGTAAATTTCGTTAAGAAAGATAACATGGGATTTATTATTTATGAGATTTGCTATAGCGCATTAATGAATCATATTTTGAAATAAAAGGAGTTAACAACTATGTATAAATTTCAAATATATCTATTTGTTGGGGGTTTAATTCTTATTGTTTTGTATGTTGTAGGAGTAATTTTGGATTCCATTACTACAGCAAAAAAAAACCAAACTTATCAAGAATATGTAGAAACTATTCGGAATCAAAATTCACTACTTATAGAAGATATAAATGTAAGCAATAAGATTTTAGAGTTGCTTTTAAATAAGATGTGTGGAGATAAAAAAGAAAATGATGCTTATGAGGAGGAAAAGAAAAATGAAGAAAATGCTTAATGAATTGAGGGAGATTATTAGTAGTGATTGTGATTTTACAGTAGATATTAATCCGGTTGATTTCCGGGTTAATATTTCAAAGGAAATGTGGGAAGAGAATGCATTTTCTGTAGTATATTCCGGTATGTCTGAATCGCCATTTTTAGACGTCGATGATCAATGTGAGGAATTACAGTATGCTTTAAATTTACATATGATTAAAAATATTTTAAATATCATGAATTGGATGGAAGAAAATCTTGATGAAATTAAACAATGCATTTGTGTATGCGGAAAGGCGGTGCAATTTTAGTTGATTACAACTACGAGACAAGCTATTGCAGCTTTACAGAAAATTGAAAAAGAAAGTGGAGAAAAATTTTTAGTAGTAGTAGATGATTATGACAATGAGTATCAGATTGAATATGTTAAAAGACATAATTTACATTCTGATAATCCATATGATTTTTGTCATGCTTTAAAAATTAAAGGAAACCATATGGGTTGTATTAAAAGAGGTGTTTAATATGAAGTCGTGCAAAGAATATGCTAGTGAATGCAAAGAGCAATTAAAAAGAGAAATTGAAACAAAGAAGAGATTGTTGTACAGACAACCTGTCTTGGCGGTCGTACAGATTGGGGATGATGCGGCGAGTTCTTCTTATATAAAAGGAAAGCTTAAAGATTGTGAAGATGTTGGAATGGTTTGCAAACACATTCATTTAGAAGAAAATGAAAATGATACATATAGTGTCTCGAAGATTTTATTAGAGTTAAGTGAAGATGTTGATTATGACGGGATTATTCTTCAACTTCCTATTCCTGATAAATTCGACTTACCTGTTTTACAAAATTGTATCTCACCAGAAAAAGATGTGGATGGATTTAGAAAAGATAGTATGTTTGATCCATGTACTCCAAAGGGAATTATTGGTTGGTTAGACGATAACAAATATGATTATGAAAGCAAAAAAGCGATTGTAATTGGGAGAAGTAATATAGTAGGAAAACCACTTGTTAATATGCTTATCGAAAAAGGAGCTACGGTTACAAGTTGTAACAGTAAAACCCCAAATTTAAAAGATTACACAGGTAATGCAGATTTAATTATTTCTGCAATTGGGAGTCCGAAATATTTTTCAAGTTCATTTTTTTACACAAATCAGGTAATTGTAGATGTTGGAATTAATAGAGACGAAAATGGAAAATTGTGTGGGGACATTGATTATGATGATGTTCGTAGATGGGGGAATACATATGTGACACCTGTTCCGGGAGGAGTTGGTTTGCTTACAAGAGTAGCACTGCTGCAAAACACATTTGAAGCTTATAGAAGAAAAATTGAAGGAGGATTAAATGAAAATTAAATTAAACAAAATCACAGACATTAATTATTTTTCATCATCATGTTCTAAGTATTATTCAGAAGTGATTATGGCAAAACAAGATCGACAAATTATTGATGCAAAAAGTTTATTGGGACTATATAGCTTAGATCTATTAAGACCAATTGATGTAGTTATCGAAACAGATGATAAAGACGTTGAAGATAATTTTTATGATTTTATTAGTCAATGGAAAGTTGAGGAAGCATAAATGGAAATGAGAAATACTGAAGTTTGGGGATTTAAACACGCTATTAGAGGAATGAGACAACCTATGAATAGTCATCATAAATCAGATAGTGGATATTGTAATGAGCTGGAATTTGATTGTCCGAAATGTGTTCTTTCTGAGAACTTCCTTATGAATAGAGATGATAATCAGATGTTCCCATTTGTGATCGGGGAAAATGATATGAATTTAGCCCAGCGATTAATTAAAGGTGGAACAGAACATAGAAAATTTCTACGTCAGATTATGGCATCGGTAGATATTACAGCTCCATTATTCTGGTGGAAAGAATTTGATACCTATAAAATTGGTACTACTGCAAACAGTACAAGCACTATGCATAAATTGTCTTCAACACCTATCACAACAGATTGCTTTGAGTTGAGTGATTATACTAAAAAAGATAATTATTTTCTAAATTTTATTAATCACTTGGAAGAGCTAAGAAAACAATATTTAGAATCCAAAAATAAAACTATTTGGAAGACATTAATTGAAGAACTCCCTGAATCATGGTTACAAACAAGAACAGTAACTATGAATTATGAAAATTTAAGGAATATGTACTTCCAAAGAAAAAGTCATAAACTAACCCAATGGTCAGAAATGTTTATTGAGTGGGTAGATACATTACCATATGCAGCTGAATTAATCAAATATACAGGAGATGATAGGTAAATGTTAATTCTTATGGGTAAGACGGCAAGCGGGAAGGATACAGTTTTGAATAGACTTGTAAAAGATCATGGATTTGAAAAGATTGTGACCTATACCACAAGACCTAAACGAAAAAAGGAAATTCAAGATGTAACATATCATTTTATCAGTGAAAATGAATTTAAAGAGAAAATAGAATCTGGATTCTTTTTGGAATATAAAGAATATCATTCTGCACAAGGAACATGGTATTACGGTTCTGCAAAAGAAGATTATGAAAAATCGGATGAAAAAACTGTGATTATTTTGACGCTAGACGGATATCGAGATTTTTTCAGAGAATATCCTGATATGGATCATATATCAATTTACTTATATTCCAACAACAAAACTCTTGAGAATAGACTTATTAAACGAGGAGATGATCCCAAAGAGGCAAAAAGAAGACTGGATTCAGACAATAAAGACTTTAAATGTGCTCAAGATTGGGCTGATAAGATTGTTTATAATAATGAAAATAATTTGGTTGATGATGTGGTAAATAAAATTTTAGAGTATGTAAACGCAAGGTAATTATTCGTGCTGCACAATGCATGAAATAAAAAATATTATACTAGGAGGAAAAATTATTGAAGGTAATTAAAAAGGATGGAACATTAGAAGAATATAGTGAACAGAAAATTATTAATGCAATTAATAAATCTGCTCAACGTGAGAACTATTCGTTTACTCAAAATGAGTATAGCATAATTTGCAATCGAGTTCTAAATGAAATTGATGAAGAAAACTTTGAGAATGACGAAGTTCCGGTGTGTTTTATTCATAATATTGTAGAAAAAACACTTCTTGATTTGTTTCCAAAAGTAGGTTATCAGTATCAGCAATATAGAAATTATAAACTTGATTTTGTACATATGATGGATACGGTGTACGAAAAAAGTCAATCTATTAGATATATTGGAGACAAAAGTAATGCCAATACGGATTCTGCATTGGTTGCTACAAAAAGGAGTCTTATTTATAACGAATTAAGTAGTGAATTATATAAAAAATTCTTTTTAACTTTAGATGAAAAACAAGCAATGAAGGATGGTTTTATTTATATCCATGATAGAAGTGCTAGACTGGATACATTTAACTGTGATCTTATGCGTGTTGGAGAAATTATGAAAAATGGGTTTGAAATGGGAAATATTTGGTATAACGAACCTAATTATCTTGACACAGCATTTGATGTTATGGGTGATATTATTTTGAGCACGGCAGCTCAACAATACGGAGGTTTTACAGTCCCAGAGGTTGATAAAATTTTGTCTCCATATGCAGAAAAATCATATAAAAAATATTACAAAGAATTTATTGAAATCGCAAACGAGGTCGAAGCATCAGGGTTTACAGATTTATATAACGACGCAGAGAAATTTGCTGTTAATAAAGTGAAAAGAGATTACGAACAAGGTTGGCAAGGAATTGAAATGAAGCTTAATAGTGTCGGGTCAAGCCGGGGGGATTATCCATTTGTCACGATGACTTTAGGTTTAGCAACAGATAGATTTGGTAAAATGGCTGCTATTACATTATTGAATGTTCATTCTGAAGGACAAGGTAAAAATGGTTTTAAACGTCCTGTATTATTCCCTAAAATTGTATTTTTATATGATAAAGAACTTCATGGAGATGGAAGCGAAAAGTATCAAAATGCAGATGTATTCAATGCCGGAATTAATTGTAGTAGTAAAACAATGTATCCAGATTGGTTATCATTGACTGGAGAAGGATACGTTCCAGAAATGTATAAAAAATATAAAAGAGTTGTCAGTCCAATGGGTTGTCGCGCATTCTTGTCCCCATGGTATGAAAAGGGCGGCATGTATCCTGCCGATGAAGGTGACAAACCTATTTTCGAAGGTAGATGTAATCTTGGCGTTGTATCTTTAAATCTGCCAATGATTTTTGCGAAAGCAAGACATGAGTCAAAAGATTTTTACGAAGTGTTAAACCAGTATTTGGATCTCATCCGTGGATTACATAGACGTACATATGATTATATCGGAGAACTTAAAGCAAGCGTAAACCCAGTAGCATTTTGTGAGGGTGGTTTATATGGTGGAAATTTAAAACCGGAACAAAAGATTAAATCGATCTTGCCACCAATGACAATGAGTTATGGCATAACGGCATTAAATGAATTGCAAAGATTATATAACGGTAAATCTATTAGAGAAGATGGGAATTTTGCATTAGAAGTTATGAAATATATTCAAGAATATGTTGATAGAATCAAAAAAGAAGACAATATTCTATATGCAATTTACGGAACTCCGGCAGAAAGTCTTTGCGGATTACAAGTAGACCAGTTTAGAAAAATGTATGGAATCGTTGAAAATGTATCAGATAAACCATATGTTAGCAATAGTTTCCATTGTCATGTTTCAGAGGATATGTCTCCAATTGAAAAACAAGATAAAGAACAAAGGTTTTGGAATTATTTTAATGGAGGAAAAATTCAGTATTGTAGATATAATCTGGGGTACAATACAGAGTCTATTAAAACATTAGTATTAAGAGCGATGGATAAAGGATTTTATGAAGGTGTAAATCTTGCATTGTGCTATTGTGAAGATTGTGGTTATCAACAAGTAGAAATGGATGTTTGTCCAAAATGCGGAAGTTCAATGATTACAAAAATTGATAGAATGAATGGATATCTTGGCTTTACAAGAGTGCATGGAGAAACCAGATATAATGAAGCGAAAAATGCTGAAATCGCAGATAGAAAATCTATGTAATTGGGAGAAAATTCATGAATTATCACAACATAACAAAAGACGATATGTTAAATGGAGAAGGGTTACGGGTTGTATTGTGGATTTCAGGTTGTAGTCATAGGTGTAGGGGGTGTCAAAATCCCCAAACCTGGGATTGCAAAAGCGGAATCCAATTTGATGAATCGGCAAAAAAAGAAATATTTGATGAGTTATCGAAAGATTATATTGCCGGTATTACATTTACTGGCGGAGATCCACTGCATTCAAAAAATCTTAAAGATGTTTCAGACTTAGTTTCAGAATTGCGTGTGAAATATCCGAAAATGGAGAAAAGAGATACAATATATAGTAATAAAGATAATTCTAAACACAATATATTGACAAGAAACTCGGATGAAATCCGTCTTTCATGTCAAGAAAAAACAATCTGGTTATATTCCGGATATACATGGGAACAGATTATGTATCCAGTTGTTACAGACGATTTTAATCCCGAACGAGACAAAATTTTAAAAATGCGTCAAGACATTGTGAAACAGTGTGATGTACTTGTAGATGGAAGATATGAAGAAGACAAACGAGATGTTACATATCATTGGGCTGGCAGCACAAACCAAAGAGTCATTGACGTGCAAGAAACGTTAAAACAAGGAAAGGTGATCTTGTGGGAGAATCAGTAAAACTGAAAGATACTGTTTACTATGCAAGGATAATTCCTACGGTTGGCATATTTGATGTATGCCAACTCGTTATAAGAACAGTAGAGAATAATTATTTTGTAGGATGTGATAAAACAGACAAACATGCTTATTTATTACATTTTAATGATTTAAATAAAACCGTTTTTACAAATAGAAAACAGGCATTAGATGTTGTTCTTACAGCAGAGAAGAATAATAAAAATAAAATATATAAAGAAATATTATACGAGGAGTATTAAAACATGAATACATTGATTGGATTTTTAATTGGAATGTTTGTAGGTACACTTTTGGCGATTGTTGTTGTGGCATTATGTGTTGCGGCAGGAACCAGAGATGATTTAGATGATCTATATTATAATTCAAAAGAATCAGAAAATATTAATAACAGTGGAAGAGGTGAGTAGTAAAATGGCGTATCTCACGAGATATAAAGGCACATATAGATTAATGGCTCACATTGATCAAAATACAAATGATTATCCAAGAGACGATAAAGGCAATATTGATTCGGATGATATCTATATTAAATGTGCTTATGGGAATCAAATTTATCATTATGGACATTCCACATTGGTTGCATACATTCCTTCTACTGGAAGAGGGCATAATATCCTATTAGCGTTAGGTAAAGAGCTGTGCGGAAATGAAGAAAGGATCCCATATGATGAACTGTATTTATTATTGGCGCAGCAGGGTACTGTTTGGGACATTGTAGAAAATGATAAAGAAATTGAGTTTAAGTTTTCTGCAAAAGACATTGAATTAATTGCAAAATATTTAAAACCACAAACCAGTGGCGCAAATATTAGTCCATTCAGCACTAAGAATTTACCTAAAAGAAAGTATGAAATACCTAGTGATGATTTGAAAAAATATAAGGATATAATCAGTAGAATTCCTGAAGGTAACATTCTTATCATAAAGAACATTACAAGCAAATTTTTGGGCGAAATTCTTACGAAAGACAAAGAATATAGACGAATAAATATAAAAGCTGATATGAAAAAGAAGATGTTAAAAGGGAAAGAGTATATCCATTATATTGGCAAATGGAATGAGTACATTAAATTCTTAAAGGAGAGGATTGAATGAAAGAATACGAATTACATAAAAATTGCACTCATGAAATCTTAATCAAGAATGGATTTAAAAAATATGGACAAGTTTATCGACTGAATGTTCCTTTGTATGAATATAAAAATTATCCAACTGTATCGGTTGAATTTCAAGTTAGTTTTCCAAATACATTCGAATACGAAGTAGTTGACAATAATTCAGAAAATATTTATGTGTCATTTTACAACCCAACAGAAGCAGATAAAAAGAATAATTTAGTATTGAAAAAGATAAAAAGAAATTTAAAAAAGAAGTTAAAAGAATTTATTAAACTAGAAATTATTCAGGAGGTATAAAACAAATGAAACGAATTGCAAAATTTCAGAAAGTAAGTTACGAGCAGTTTACAGAAGGATGGATCGATACTTTTGGTGTTCCCAATGCAGAAGAAATCAAGACGATTTACGATCATATCAAACTTCCAAAGCGTGCTACTTCAGGATCGGCAGGATATGATTTCTATGCACCGGTGACACTGACACTCAAACCAGGCGAGACTGTAAAAATTCCTACGGGAATCCGTGTGGAGATGGAAGAAAATTGGGTTCTAAAATGTTATCCGAGAAGCGGGCTTGGATTCAAATATCGTCTGCGGCTGAATAACACGGTTGGAATTATCGACAGCGATTACTTTTATTCTGATAATGAGGGACATATTTTCGCAAAGATCACAAATGATACAAACGAAAATAAAACCGTTGAGATTCCAGAAGGAACAGGATTTATGCAGGGAATCTTTGTGGAATATGGAATCACAGTTGACGACGATGTGACAAGTGTGAGAAACGGTGGTTTCGGAAGTACAGGAAAATAACGGAGAAAATATATGGAGATATTATTGATTTTAGTAATATCAGCCATAATTACTTATTTATTATTTTATTTTACGGGCGGCGCAGAAATCCTATTAGATGAGTTGGTATATTTTTTAATTACAGATATTTTTATCTCTCTTTTTCTGATAGGATTTTACGCTCTGTTCATAGGTAATTGGTTGATGAAAATTGTATAAATAACAAAGGGTATATAAGGAGATAAAAAGTGAATAAAACGGAAAGAATCAAAGAATTGACAAAAATGCTAAATGAATACAGAAATGCGTATTATAACGAATCAGAGTCAATTATATCCGATTATGAGTACGATAAACTATATGACGAACTGGAAAAGTTAGAGAATGAAACTGGACTTTCATACGCAAATTCGCCTACTAAAACTGTAGGATACGAGGTGAAATCTGAGTTAGAAAAAGTGAAACATTCTCATCCAATGCTTTCACTTGGCAAGACAAAATCAGTAGATGCTTTAAGGAAATTCGCAAGTAATAAGGATTGTATTTTAAGTCTGAAGATGGATGGGTTGACCTGTTTATTGACATATGAAAACGGGGTGTTAGTACAGGCAGAAACTCGTGGCAATGGTGATATTGGTGAACTGATCACACATAATGCAAATGTATTTGAAAATATTCCTCTTACAATTGAATATAAGGGTCATTTCGAAATTGAAGGCGAAGCAATTATTGCATATGACGATTTTGAGAAAATTAATAAAGTTCTCACGGAAGATAAGAAATATAAGAATCCTAGAAATTTGGTTTCTGGATCTGTGAGACAGTTAGATAATAGAATTGCAGCACAAAGACATATTAAATTTGTTGCATGGAAAGTACCGACAGTAATTTGCTCAAATTCATTTTTGAACAGATTAAAATATGCGGAAAAACTTGGATTTGAAATTGTTCCGTTATATACATATTCAGGCAAAAGTAGTGATAAAGAAAATCTTCCGGATATGATTGAATCTTTAAAATCAAAAGCAAATAGATATGGTTATCCGATTGATGGTTTGGTAATGACGTATGACGATGTTCAATACGGTGAATCACTTGGGATGACAGGTCATCATCCTAAACACTCTATTGCATTTAAATTCACCGAGGATTCAGAAGATACTATATTAAGAGAAATCGAGTGGGGTATGGGTAAAACAGGCGTTCTTACACCAGTAGCAATTTTTGATTCAGTTGATTTAGCTGGTACATCTGTAAGTAGAGCATCATTACACAACATTAGCATTATGAAGGAATTGAATATCTCTATCGGATCAACAGTAACAGTTGTAAAGAAGAATGAAATCATCCCTCAGATTATTTCCTGTGATGCAAATACTATGGATGTAAATATTCCTGCAACATGTCCTGTATGTGGAGGAGATACTCAGATTGCAAAAGAAAACGATACCGAAGTTCTTTTGTGTGTTAATCCTCATTGCAAGAGTAAACTGTTGGGTAAATTATCCGCATTTGTAAGTCGAAATAAAATGAATATTGACGGGCTTTCAGATGAAACGCTCTCTAAATTTATTGGTAGAGGTTGGCTGACTTGTTTCTCAGATATTTACAAATTAAAAGATTACTACATCCATATGATTAATATGTCTGGATTTGGAAGAAAATCAATTGATAAATTAATTGATTCAATTGAGAAGAGTAGAAGTGTAGAGTTGAATAGATTTATTGCTGCTTTGTCTATTCCGGGAGTAGGAGATAGCACATCCAAAGATATTTCTAAACACTGTGAATACGACTTTGACACATTTGTAATGAGATTAATTGATAAATATAATTGGAGCGTCATTGATGGTATTGGAGAAAAAACTAGTCAACAGATCAATGAATGGATTGATGACAGTGGTAATAGAAAAGATTTTAGAAAATTATTACAAACCATTATTCCGGTAAATTTAAACACAAATGATAACACAGACCAAAGCCTTGCGGGCAAGAATTTTGTTGTTACAGGAGACGTGACACAATTCAAAAATAGAAAAGAATTGCAGAAATTCATTGAGAGCAAAGGAGGAAAAGTGACTGGGTCTGTCACATCAAAGACGAACTGGCTGATCAACAATGATGTGGAATCAACATCTTCAAAGAATAAAAAAGCGATGGAACTTGGGATTCCAATCATTTCCGAGAAAGACTTTTTAGAGATAGCGAATGTATAAATAATCATGTTGAAATTACACTACTTTGATGATATACTATTAGTGTATTAAGAAAAAGAATAGTATATTGATTATGATGTAAACGTATATTTACCGATCATTGTGAAAGCGCTGACAGATAATAAGAACCGTACTGCATCCAATGTCCGCAACGCCTTCACAAAAGGTAGTGGAAATGTTGGGACTCCAGGATGCGTTTCTTTCATGTTTGATGAGAAAGGACAGATCATTATTGCAAAAGAAGATTGCGATATGGATTCTGACGAACTGATGATGCTTGCTTTAGATGCAGGAGCAGAAGATTTTGTGGAAGAGGAAGACAGCTACGAAGTGTTGACAGTACCGGAAGATTTCAGTGAAGTTCGTCTGAAATTGGAAGAAGCAGGAATTCCGATGGCAAATGCAGAGGTGACCATGATTCCACAGACATGGGTAGAGTTGACAGATGAACAGGATCTGAAAAATATTCAGAAGACATTGGATCTGCTTGAGGAAGATGACGATGTCCAGGAAGTGTACCACAACTGGGATGAATAAGAAATTCAGTTTATAGTATAGCATGTAGTTATTTTGCAGCAAAAGGAAAAATAATACTACAAATCATGACTCAGTAATGATAGACAAAAACGAAATCTAATCATTCAGTTACGAATATACGAAATGTATAGTGGCATCTTTGGATAATGTATATTTACGCATAATTAATGTATAAATAATGTTTGAAGGAGTGACCACTATGCTTTTGGAAGATGTTTTAGAAGAATTTATATTTGATTGTAAATTACGCAGATTAAGCGAAAAAACCATAAAGGGATATCGGAATAACAATTTGCGTTTCTTCACTTTCATAAAAAAGGAATATGATATTGATGATTTGGGGAAAATTCAAGGCAATGTGATTAATGCATATATAGCATATCTTACTTCAATTGGAAGAAAGCCGTCATATATAAACGGAATCATAAAAAGTTTTAGGGCATTTTACAAATATTGTGAAAATGAAAAATATGTTTCTAGGAATCCTATGAATAAGGTTAATTTCCAAAAACAAGGTAAAGCATTAATAAAAACTTTTAACGATAGAGAAGTAAGAGATATGGTTCGTTATTACGGCAGTGTAAGGTATTTAGACATCCGTGATAAGTTAATTATAGTTATGTTGCTTGATACAGGGATTAGAAATTCAGAATTATGTGGACTTTTAATGTCAGACATCCGATACGATCATATTCTTATTAGAGGAAAAGGAAATAAAGAAAGAGTGGTTCCAATTTCTCCTATATTGAATAAAATTCTTATAAAATATAAAAGGGTAAGAAATCTGTATATAAAAGATAAGTTTGCATATCAAACAGAGTATTTATTTTTGTCACAAAAAGGTAAAAAGCTTACTCCAGAGACAGTGGAACGTGTCGTATTAGAATGTGCTGAAGCATGTAAAGTAAGGAATACTATTCGTAGTAGCCCGCATACTTGTAGACATTATTTTGCACAAGCTCAATTAAAAAACGGATGCGATTTATATACTTTATCGCGTCTTCTAGGGCACAGCAATATAAATATAACTAAAATTTATTTGCAGTCAATGGACGATGAACGTGTGCTTGATATGGGAGTAAAGACAAGTCCTTTAATGAATTTGTAAAACCAAAAAGTAAAAAAATGGGTAGTAGAGAAATTAATCTCCACTACCCATAAATTTTTATATTGATAATTAAGTTTTAGAACAACTGGAATTTGTCGATTGCGACTCCAAGTTTACCTGCATATCCGTCTTGACCGCTATGTGTTTCATTATCGTACTGCCAGTCATAGTATTCTCTACCTTCTAAAGTAGACACTCTGTACTGTGCTTTCTGCCAACCATACTTAGCTGCGTAATCAGATGGTGTGTCGTAATAAACCTGAATACCATCAATAGGTTCTCCGCATCCTGCATAACCGTTATTGTGATCATTCCAATTATAGCCATCAACCCACGGTAACCAGTCTTTTCCCTTGACATGGACTCTGTATTTAACATGACCAACATTACACCTGATAGCAATATCTGTAATAGCTACGCCATCACCTGCGCCCGCCCAGTCATTTAGATCTTTTACAGGCGGGTAATTCTTCCCCCCAGCCTTAACCTGATATTCAAAATATAATTTTTCACCTTTATAAGTAGGTTGTGGTTTAGATGGTTTAGACGGTGTAGGAGTAACAGTAGGTTTATTTGGAACTGGTGTATTTCCGCCTTTGATCCCAAACGCTCCTAAAATTGCTCTGGCAACTTCATCCATTCGATTATTAAATACAGTAAGATCATTTAAATTAGAAATAAATCCGCATTCTGCCAATCTGTACCCATATCCTCTGTTGGCTGCAACATTTACATTCTGCAAATCATTTCTTCCGACAATCTTAGATGCCCTACCCGGAAAGATAGCAGCTAAATTATTTGCCAATGCTGTATCAAAACCATCCGGATCAAATCCACCTTTAATTACGATATGTGCTCCTCTTGCAGTTTCAACTCCGCTATCCATATGCAATTCTACGATTTGCCAATCTTTAGGAATATTAAGCATTGCAATACCATTACTCTGATAATAATCCATGTTAAAATCTCCTAGAGTTACATTGTCTCCACCGATAGCTTTTACTTTAGTAGCCAATGCTCTTACTCGTTCCGCTTCGCTAAAACCGTTTGCACATGCTCCTGGATCTCCTGCTCCATGTCCTGCGATTACAAATAAATGTGCCATAGTAACTTCCTCCTTAATTTTGTGTAATATAAAAGAGCCATTGTCTACGACATTTGGTAAACAATGACTCTTTTATAATTTAATATTCAGTTTTACATTGTTGAGTTTTATATGTAATTACTCAACTACTAAATCTCCGCATCCACATTCTCTTAGAACGCGTGCGACTTCAGCTTTTAAACTAGCTGGTACTTTCTTGTAAGTTAATTTTCCATCAATAATCCTGTAAGCTAAAAATTCTTCCATGATAAACTTCCTCCTTTATAATTGCATTGTGTTTAATATTAAATCTTGAAGTGCATTATCGGACACTTCTTGTCTTTTCTTTAATTCATCGATTTGATCTTGTAATGTTGGCTGTGGTTCAACAGGTGGCAATGCTTCATAAGCATATTTAATTAAGATGTGAGATGGGATAGTACCCTCATCTGTAACTTGTTCTTCGACCAACATATATGATTCTACAATCATAAAACCTTCCTTTGGCGGAAGTTGTACGTCTGATTTGACAGGATACCATCCTAATTTACGTAAGATTTCATCTGATGGATTGATAATATTTTTACCATCATAATTAACAACTCCATACTGCAAAGTCAATCTTCCGTCTAATATTTTTCCATAAGACGACATAATCTTTCCTCCTTTACGATTTATATTTATATTCAATATTGATTCCACATTCTACTTCGCCCGAATCCACAAATACATGTGTCGTTCCGTTTTCGCTGTGCAGTGCTTGTAATTGCTGTTGTACGGATTCCGGGAGAGGTTCTGTTATTGGTGTTTCAAGGACGTAATCGACTGTAAGAGGGTTTTGCGATAACCATGTTTTAAAGGTTTGCAAATCGGGTGTTAATGTTTTTGGCATATTAATTCTCAATATTCTGGCAAACATGTCTTGTCCGATTTCATCCCTACCCCATACACCCGATGACCACTTAAGCTTGTCCATCATTGATCGTTGATGTTCGTTTATTTTAGTTGCATCACTAAATTGAGTCGAGACAAAATCTATCACATTCTCTCTTTCAATTCCAATGCCCCACTTTTCATCTTCACTGCCATCAAACACAATCCTCTTAATCTTCCTCACAACCCCATCTTTCGTCAGCACATCCTTGTACTCTCCAATACCTCTCAATGGCTCGTCTAGGGCGATTTGCACGGTTTGCTCGGTGTAAGGCTCATAAGGGGTGTTCGGGTTATCGTTAATGATTTCAAATAAACCGAGTTCTTCCACTTCGTATGCATCTTTCTCCGTTCTAGTTCCGTGCATCATTGTTTTTGTTATTGTACAAGTTTCTTTTGCCACTAATATTTTTCTTGTTTCTGTGCCGATAAAGCAACTATAACCAACGCCTGTTGTAAGTTTTCTGCTACTATCTTGTCCATATGCAAGATCATCTTTCCCGAAATAAATTGAAGAATACTTAACATCCGCAATCATAGTTCCTTTGGAAATCAATAGATATTTTCTGTCTTTAATAATATTAAATGGCTTTATGCTTTTGGCTATGCCATAATTAGATTCTATTTTCCCGTTTTCATTTTGTATATCAGCCATATCAAGTAGATTCTCTCCAGTCACTTTCACATCAAGCAAGTATCCGTAAGGCTCATAATCTAATGTTTCCGATTCTGCCGCAATCATAATATTGTGGTCTTTGGGAAAGTCAACTTGCGTATTGTTGTTATATGTGCTAAAAGACAATATGTTTTTCCCTTTTTTTAGTGATATTAGACTGTTGGAATTTCCTGCGTGCACTCTTATATATGGATTTGAATATGCTCCATTAGCATATGCTTCTGTAAGATATAACATTGTGTAATCATCATTGCTATTAAATGTAATACGATATTTTCCATCTTGCGGAACATCTAAAATAACAGTTCTATAATATATCTGTTTTTCGTTTATCGTGCCATCCTTTTGTACTTGTCCAACTCTTAAATCTGCTATGTTAAACAGATTCTTACTTTTCCGTCCGGCGGACTTAATCTCCTGCGGATTGTCCGGCGCTGGATTCTCGCCCTGCGTACTATTACCGAGTAATTCAAATTTCCGAAAGAAATTTCTAATGCAATTCGATAAAATGACCATTTTATTCCCAGATACAGAATTCCAAACATAACTTGTAATTGTTCTTCTTCTAATCATTTTTTAAACCACCATCCAATTAGCATAAGAAAGACAATTTTCCATAATACTTATTTCGTAAATATTATTATTTTCGATAGACGTCAAATCTGACATAACAGTTTGAGGAAGTGAGAGAGTAGTTTTCACACTTGGATCTGTAGAAGACTTGAAAAAGAAATGATATTCATTAGCGATATTTTCATTTGTAATTGGGGCAAGTGTAATATTCATTGTAGATACATATCCTTTATCTGTGTTCTCGATAATAGTGAGTGTATTCGGCTGAATAGTTACATCACCCTCTTTAACTTTTACTCTAGGTGCAATTGCTGATTGACCATCAGCCCCATCTGAGATTTGTGCTGTTTTTGTACCAGCGGAATCTTTAATAGTGATTGTAGTTGTCTTTCCAGACTTGGAAACTTCAACAGTAGGGGATACACCATTTTTACCTGGTGCTCCATTTTCACCAGTTACCTTTCCGACATCTTTTGTAGATTCGTCACTAAAAGTTAAAATCAAATGTCCAGAGTCATTAATTTGGGTTGATTTAATTGATAATCCGTCTTTACCATTAGTACCATTTGTTCCCGGATTTCCTTTATCTCCCTTTGCCCCTTTTAATGCTTGTAACTGTTCTGGAGTAAAATCAGAATGTTTAAAAGAAATCTCTTCTAATGATACTAAATCAAACCATTCTTCTGTTCCAACATATCGCCACTGAATATGTGTTTGTGTCTTCTGTAATTCGATTTCTCTTCCGTCCGCACCGCCAGAAGACTTTGGCTGTAATACCCACGTTTTGTTCTGCTCGTCATATTCATATGTATCTCCGTCTAACTCGTGTAGCTTACTACCGTTTGTGATTACCAAACCATCAATAGTCCCAATAGGTTTTTCATCTGATTTCAAACATTCAATCTCTAGGACTTGACGATTGTGATAATCACCGATTTTATTTAATGTAATCATAAAACCCTCCTTATCTATGATAAATAAGTGCAGCATTGAAACCGCACTTATCATTACATATAGTTTTTATCTCATTACTACTTTTTGTTGTAAATTTTCTAGCATACTGGTTAATTCTTGAACTGTTTTTTCTAAAACAGCAACACGGTCATCCACTTGTAGTTTTTCAAAGCAAACAGTAATTACATCAAAATTTTTATCTGTCTGATTCTCTAATATGATATTTTTTAATTTCATTTCAACCGTATATGAAATAGTCTTATTTTCATCTATAATTGAAAATTTATTTAAAACCTTATCTGCAAAATAATTTTTAATCGTTTCGTACGAATACTTATCAAAAGTAAAGACACATGTATTCTCTTCTATATAATTAATATTTAATTCTAAATTTTCTTTTTCACCAATTTTTAAATATTGCATAATCATAATCTCCATTTCTATTAGGCTGTTCGTCTCCACATATAACATGTGACATATGGTTGCAAATTTGTCACTTGCGTATCGGCAGTTAAACCAGAAATCGTTGTGGCATGATTTACACGACTAGCTGGTATGTTGGTCTTTAAATTTCCGTGACTAAAGGCGTAATCATACAATACTCCCCCCTTATTTGTCGCATCATAACCAATAGAAGTTGTGTCATTGTCAACCGCACCAATATTGGCAACTAACGATCCTCTTGTATGATGGTGAGAAACTGTTTTGCTACCGCCTGTTTTATTCGATGAGTTAAACTCTGTTTGATTTGTATCTACGCCAACCGGAACCCTTCCAGAACCCCATGCTTGCCAAGTACCGCCAAATGTATTTCCAGGATTACTGTTGCTAGTAGTCATAACAATAGACCCGACTGGATGCATAAGTAAATACAAGCTTTTAACTGCATTACTTATAACTGTAAATGAATTATTTGAATTAAACCTTGATCCCCACGGTTTCCATGCTTTTGAGCCAACACTCTCAAAATACCTTTCAAATCCTCCACCAAAATATTCATAGATTATTTGTTTAGGATAATCATTACCGGTACCATATGTTACTTCCATTGTAAACGCATAATTAGTCGGACAGTTTTTCAGTGTCTTAACGGTTGTATTTAAAGGACAATAATAATTACCTACTGTTTTGTAATTATTCAAATCAGCTCCTTCTGGTATCTCTATTCCTCCATCAGATGCATCAAGGGAAGAACGTTTATCAATTTGTTCCATAACATATCGATCTTTAGCTTTTATATCCTTTTGCACTAACAGATTAGCTTTTGTGTCCTTCACGTTTCTTTCGTCAGGTGTTACCCCCATAAGAATATTACCGTTATCCATAATATTCATTGCAGATACACCTTGGTTTGCATTAGGGGTAATTGTATAAGACGTTACCTTGTCTGAAACCTTAAATTCAAAGATATATGTTTTATTAATATCTAATGTTAAAAATTGTGGCTCACTGATAGAAATAACAAAATCTTCACCAGATTCAGATGTTGTGTAATTATTTAGTTGTGTATAAGTTTCTGGAAATGGTTTGCCAGATTCAGCATATCTATATTCCAGATTTTGTATACTATTTTTATTTGCTCCTGCAATATTAATTTTTGAAATTAATGATGTAAGTTTTAAAGATGTTTCCGCTTCAAATCCATTCAAACGATCAATACTAGCAGAAATAGCTGGAGTGTGGTATGGATACACTACAAGTGTCTTAGAAACAACTCCGCTTGCATTGCCACGACTATCTACAGCATCGATTCGAATGGTATATGTCCCCGCTGATTGTAAACTACCTATGTCCACGTTTATATCACTCAAAGAGTAATTCGATTTTTTGGATACTACTGTATTGCCCGAACTTACAACAATATTATAATATTTCATTGTTGCGCTATTTTTAGCAACTGCTTTATTTGCGTTTGCAATTGTAATTCTTAAATTTCCAAAAAGAGAAATCATATTTTGTGTATTCCCGACGATACTTACTGTTTTGGAATCTGTATTTTGAAAGGTAAAGTTAGAAAACGCAGGATTACTATTTGTTACTTTTGCAGTGCCCGAAACAGTATTTGTATATTCCTTTCCGTTCAAAGAAACTCCACATATAACTTTAATTTTTAATGAATTGGAATTAGGACAAAGAGAGTATAGAGTAGAAGAGTGACTTGATAAATTCCATGAATACGACGAAGCTTGGATATTGGATACAGTAGCTATTTGTTGCCAATTTCCATCTGTTTTCTGAGCATAAAATCTTAAAAATGATTTATTATTTCCATAGTCAGAAAATGAGAGAGATAGACTGCCACCAATATTCATACTTAATGATGAATTGGAAATTCGAGCAATTGATTTCGTAGTAAAAGAAATACTATTCGATGTAGTATATAATCCGGAATCAGTTCTTCTGACTCTGATTTTGATATTATAGTTTGTCCCTGGAGACAAACCAGATATGGAAAATGTACTTCCTGATGCATTACTCCACGTTGATCCGTTGTTTAAAGAATATTGCAATACGTCACATTTTGAATCCGCAGTCCAATAGAATGTTGCATTATTTACTGTTGTTGCTGTATTTTTAAAACTTGTAATATTTGCATATCGTGGAATTTTGGTTAAGGTAGCACTTCCGCTTGCGCCTAAATCAGACGGGGAGATACCTGTATAATAATAACCATCAAAACCTATGTGCTTACTACCATCTCCATTATGTGCAACTGTAAATGTATGACTACCAACAGTCCACCATTGATTTTGTGGATGGTAATTCCAATCAAAAGTAAAATATTTATTCCCGGTACTTTGCCCATCACAACTGATTCTCCAATAAGCGTTGCCTTCGTAATTGTATCCTATCATAGCATAATCAGTTCTTCTGATTTGAAAAGTAACAGTCACATTAGAACTATTTGCAACAGAACCATTAGAAGTATGGTTCTGTATAACTCTTGCCTCATAAGGCATTAAATCACCTCCAAATAAAAAAGAACTGATACACTATCAGTCCATTTTCGTTTAATAATTATATTTAGTTTTAAGAATTTCCACCTGATTTAACAAATGCCAGCCCCTTGACACCCATAGAAGAGTAGTCAACAGGAACTATTTTCAAGCTCATAAAATCGCAACCACGTTCAGCCATCAATCGTTTGGTGCGAACCATGTCTTCGTCCAAAGAAAACACTTTTACCCAGTCTTGTCCATTATTGTAGTATCCACCAAACTCATCGCCTGTGATAACTGTCTTATATCCCTTGTCTTCTAAACGAGTTACAGATAATCCATCTCCATTTATATTAATTGCCGTTTCTTGTTCTGGAATTCCTTCACCTTTAACTCCAATAGAAGAGAATATGAACTTCCATCCATTCGCATCTTGAATTTCTTGTGATTGTTTTACCACATCGCCTTCAAGCTTTGTAACTGTTGATTTGATAGACTCTAAAGCAACCTCTAAAGCGGACTGATTTGCAGAAATTTGATTTTCTATATCAGGTAGCATATTACCTACAATATCAGTAATGTCTTTTTCTGTATCACTAACACGCAGCTCAACTTCACTTTGCTTTACTGCCATTTCAGAAATTTTCCCTTCAGCGTTAGCAACAGATGCTGATACCTTATTTATATCAATATCAATTTTTGCAAGTTGATCCGTAAGATAATCAGAATCATTTACATAATGTCTCTTTCCATTTTCTGATTCCTTATATGCCCCTTGTAATTGACTGTCATATAGTGTATACCACGAATTACCGTCTTCTGAGACTTCTACTTTGTTATTAAAATATTTCTCCGATGAGTAATCATGCCAAATTTGTATGTAATCAATATCCTTATGTATCTTTCCTAGATCTAACTGCAAATAATGATCGCCGGTAGAAGTGGTGGTGTATTGATTATCCGTTAATAAACCATCTGTATAATAAGAAGGATTTGTTATATCGACATCAGATGTAGGAATAATATTCAACGCAATATTATCTACACCTACGATTACTTTACATTCCATCCATTTGTTTTCAGTATCCATATTACTTCCGTTCAACCAATCTCTGATATATCTTACAGAAATAAGGGGTACATCTTTTTTCTTAGCAACGCTTAATTCAACTTTATCAGCCTTTACGGATAAATCTGCAACTTCACCTTTTACATTTTCAACAGTAACTCCAAATTCATTCACTTTCTGTGATACGTTAGAGACATCTCCTTGAAGATTAGTAACAGTTCCTCTGATTTCTTCGGCTGTTTGATTAAATGTAGATTCAATACTATCTACTTTATCATTCGTTGCATATGTTTTTTCTACATGCTGCTTAAATCCTTCGGCTGTCTGTTCATTTTTAGCGACTCGTTCTTCAAGAGTCTTAACTGTTGATCCATCTGCTTTTTTCTCTACCGTTGTTTTTACATCACTTACTTCGGAAGTTATTCTACCTATTTCAGTCTTTTGTTCAGCAACTTGTGATCTCAGTGTTTTGATAGTTGAGTTATCATAATTATTGATTTGTGTCGTAATATCGTCCTGCCATACTTTATCGGTAATGGATTTTTCAACAGCATCTACTTTAGTTGACACACCTGAAACAGTATTTTTAATTTCTGTAATAGAGTTGTTTACTTCATCTAATGCAGTTAATACGATTATAGTTTGTCTATCCAGTGTAGAAGTAATATTATCTTTTTTACAGATAGTACACCTGATCGCGGTAATTTCTTGTGTAGTGGGAGTGTAGACCACAGATGATTCCGCTGATTCTGAAATATATTTGCTATTATATACAGTCCCGTTTACAGTTTCTTCTATAATAAAAAGTCCTTCATATGGATTCAAATTTACACTTTTAGAATTTCTAACCCATGAATTAAATGTAATGGTGGTTGGATCCAAGCTTCCATCTAGCTTTCGAGTAATTACTGAAACAGATGGTTCAATAGAATATAAATCGATATTTCCATCTCCGCCATCTTTTGTCTTTGACCACGTAAAAACTTTGACAATTTCTCTTTCTTTGATTGTAAATGTAAGTAATATCTGACCAGATACAGTTTGATCACTTCCTAAATTACTTCCTTTTGCAACGTTTAAAATTATACGACCATCTTTTTTATCGGTTGCATTTTCATTTGATCCAAGTGTGATTCCTGAAGGTAATACTCCGACAGAAACACTACAAGGAGATTTGTCAAAACCAACATATCCTGCAAATGGAATCTCAATTAAAAAATTATCTATGACTTTTCCGTCAGATGTACATGGTATATTTTGGTTCTCATTTGCAATAGAAATATTTAAAGATGGTTCACCGTTTACTCCCGGTTTTCCTTCCTCAAACAAATTCCAAGATATATTTTTAAAAAATATAAGACCATCTATTGAAACAGGGATTCTAATTTCGCCAGTCTTTTGTGATAGAAGAGTGCCTTTTTCAACAGAAATAGTAACAGATTTATCATTTTTTTTGATATTCAATCCATTTATAGGAGTGATTTCTCCAATTATAAAATCACTGCGTTCTTTTGTGCCTTGCATAACCATTATATCGCAGATGTATTCTTTTCTATCAGATATAGTAAGTGTGTTGTGTCTAATTGGAAAGGAGATGTTCTCGTTACTTAAAATAACGGTATAGGCATCGAGTCCGTTATCACCTTTCATTTTTGTCCATGTATAATCTTTGGGATTATTTGATTCTTCAATGGTATCTTTATTATAAGCAATTCCGATGTAAGCACAATTATCTGGGCTATCTGTCAAATCTGCACCGTCTGGGCTATTTGAGTATTTTACCCATACATACTTCGATTCGCCAGGTATACCATTCTCGCCATTTTGTAAAATTAAAAAATCAAGTTCATTGCTACTAAAAACCAAAAATTTCACCCCCTTTTATAAGAAAACGTAGACACAAATTCTAAATATCTATGTCTACGTCACATTTTAAGCGTCTTCTAATAACCAATTTGTCAATGCTTACTTCAACGGTTTTGTTGCCGCCAATTACTTCCCAATTATTTGAATCATTATTTATAATTTTCCATGCATAAGATTTTGGAGTTATTTCTTTAACACCTTCATATACAGTACATGTACAAATTGTATTTCTTATTGATGTGTTCTCGTTGAAAATTGTTCCATGTTCACTTGAAATTACGACTGAGATTGCAGCCTGACCTGACTCTCCTTTCACATCAGATAATAAGTATATACTATGTAAATCAAATATTTCGCCTGTATCATTTTCAACTTTAATGGTCGAAGAAGTCTTTCCTACCATAAATGACGATGGAATTACAATCGAATTTTTATCTTCTGAAACGAAATCATTATTTTCTATTCCATCAATATACCATTTCCCTATCTTTGCACCATTTCTGCAAACAGCAGTTAATGTGATGGAGGATGGAGATATTTCGTTATTTATTTCTTTAAAAATTTGTTCTCCCATTAATTCGATATTTCCTATTTTATTTTCAAGCGTTTCTATTTTTTCAATAGTTTGTGTGTATGAAACAGAAAATTTGTCTTTGCCATAATACATGTTGGACACATCAAAAATTTTATTACCGTTATCATCAGTCCATTCAGTCATGCCGTTTTTATCAATTTTATTTTCAGTAATGGCTCCATTGGCAATCATATCGTTTTTAATAAGCCCATCGCTAATCGCAGAATCTTTAATTCCAGTAGAATCAATAAGAACTCCTTTTCCGGTTTCATCATATAAACAGAAAGTGAAAGTATTATTTGTATCTCTACCTATTTGAATACGTACTACACCATTTTGATCTTTAAATTGCATTGTATTTCCTGCAATAGTCATTCCACCGTCTTCAGATTCAATATTAAATTTATCTGCATTAATCGTTCCGGCTTTTAGCATCGACACTGTGATTTGTGACGCGATCAACTGGCGAATTACTGCTTCGTCAATAATTACATTGTCTGCTGTCAATTTGATAATATGACCAAGTTCTGCGGATACATTGCCTGCCAACAAGTCATCAATATTACCAACTTTGGCTTGAAGTTTTTTAAAATCTCCAGACTCCGCAACAATTTTCCCAACAGAAATTAATTCCGCCTGTAAATATTGAAAGAAACCATTTTCAGCATGAATATCAATACATTTAATCATTTCAGCTTCAAGAGTACCTGGTGTGATATAGTTACCGCCTGTACCCCCAATGATGCTTCCTCCGGATCCGTTTACAATATTTTGAACTTTATTATTAAAAGCAGAAGATTGAAGTAATTTATTCAAAATTTCATATATATTATCATCTGATAGTTGAAGATTACCGGAAACATTATTTCGTGAACTCTCTCCGCCAAGATTAGAACTTGACCCAAGGATTTGCATAAAGTCATCTCTATTTGAAGTGGATTTAATCATATTTGAAAATGAAAGAGAAAAATTATTATCAAAAAGAAATGGATTATAGGAAATAGACATGACTCGTAATTTAACATAATAATCATCTCTTAATCCAAGCCAAATGAAGCTTCCATAATCAAGAGTTTCTGCATGTAATTCCATACCGCTTGCGGAAATAAGATTGTCTAAAGATGTCGAATAAATTGTTTGTGGAATGGAATATGTCTGTAATTCTTCAAGTGCCACACGACATAATTCACTTTGCGTTGTTACAATATCCGTCAACGAATCTTGATTGGTTGTGAAAATATTTTCATTTGTATAAGGGGTTTGCTTTGTGATGTGATATAGTTCTGACAGTTCTTCTTTTGAGAAGCCACCTAATGTGTCATCCGACCATGTTTCAAGTGACATTTTTTGTGATAATGCAGTCCTTTTTTTAGAAATTTCTTTTTGTTTTTCTTCTTCTTTTTTTACTTCATCTCTTCGTGCTTTGAGAGCGGCAGCACAGGAATCTTTGTTGTTCTCGTCCATTTGATAAGCATTTTTTTCATAAATATTATGTTTATCTTTGAATCCATCTTCTGTCAATGCAGGATATTTTTCGGGATCTTGTTTTGATAATTCCTGATAACGTTCCCATGTTAAATCGTAGTGACTTTTAGCGAGCAATTTAGCTTGGTCTTGATAGGATTTTAATTTTATCTCCAACTCATTGATTCCATAGTATTTCCAATTTGTAAGATATTCTTCGATAAAATCTTTTTCACCTTCAGATGTCGGCAATTTTCTGTTGTCTATTTCTATTTGAATATTTGGGAGAATGGTATCAACGATTTGATGGTAGATATTTGCGTCCGGAGATGCATTAAGAGCATTTATATCAAAATTTCCTTCTTCATCAACGTAGAGTTTTTCATACCCTAATTTCTGTGCTTCATAGTCTTTTTTCAAAGTAAGCAATTCTGTATCTGAAAGTTTATCCCATTTATCTGGGTCGCAATCACTAGTTGGTATACGAATGTACAATTCAGAAATTTTATCTTGTTGAATATTCCATTCTTTAGATAGGACAGTATAATCAATTCGTGCCTGTACACAAAATGTTTCCCATTTCTTGTATTTTTCAATTGTGGGATCGCTTAAAAATTTATTGTTCAACCAAAATCTATCCAAGTAAAATAAATAGTTACTTCCGCCGTTACACTGTTCAATTCCTAAGTCATTTGCACCGGAAACGCGAACTTTTGTAAAGATGTTTTCTTCATCTATTGTGACTTCATTTGAGTTTTCCACATTGCGAAATCCAATCGTGATATTTGTATTTTTGCCAAAATTTTCAACACGATAGAAATTAACAATAAGATTTTCATAATCAAATTCTACGATGCAATTAAAAAATTTCTCAAATTCTTGAGTAATAAAACTGTATACATCTGAATAGTCAAGATCAAATTTTCCTATTTCATCTTTTAGATAAATAGATTTTGTAATAACTTCACCATTTTCAATTGTCTTGTATTCTTTAGGAATATTATCGATATAACCAACTTTCCAACCGGGAACTTTTTCAACTAGAATATTAACTAAACTTAGCTGGTGATTTTTTTCATTGTAAAACTTTATTTGCTCTTTTGCAAATTCAACGCCTTCGATTTCTTCTACGTTGCCGTCTACCAACATTTCAAGTGAGTCAGTTGTACCGCAATTTACTTTCCAACCATCAAGTGGAATCTGTGCATATTCGCTTTGAGCAGATTGTGCAGTAACAGTTTTATATTCTTTTGTGCCTGTTCCATGAGTTGTTGGACTATCCATAATAAACCAACCAATTCCGGTTACATATAATTTCATAAATTTCGACAGCCAATTATATGCATTTGATTCTACAAGTTCTCCAGTATAAGTTTCAACATACTGATTTACATCAAAAGATATTGTTGAAACATCATTGCATTTTCCCTCGAAGTTTCCGGAAGAATAGTCGATACAATTTAGAGCACATAAAATGATTCTGCTAGGTGTAGCGAGATAAACAATAGTCTGTTCACGATTGCCATATGTATCATATTTAAATTGCAATTAAATCAATGCTCCTTTCCGTGATTCAAGATATGTAATATCCAATGTCATATTTCCATAAACTCGAAACGTATTATGTCCATGCAGCAATCGAATCCAATAAATATTATCTTCATGTTCTATCCCTACCCGTTCAAATACAACAGGTCTATTTAACTCATCATATAATGAAAGATTTCCACAATCTAATTTAAGATCTAAATCACGCTGTACTTTACAATAGAAGAATCCACCTTGAAAAATATAATACTGTCCGTTTTCTATAAAGTAAGCACCATATTTATTTCTAACCCCAAAGGTATCTGTTAAATAGAATAAGATTGCTGTATCATTGCATATAGACATAACCTGTTTGTCTTGCCCGTATACATAGTCTAAAGAACAGCGATTATTTTTTGCATAATTTTCAATTTTTGTTTTTAATAATTCTAGGGTTAATTTATTAGAAGATTGAAGTGGTACATTTCCTGTTTCAAGAATTTTGCTATCAGATAGATTATGAAAATAGACTTGTTCTGTTGCGGCAGGGTGGATATTAATAATAGGGTAAACATATCCATATTTTTCACTACTTGTATTTTCTAACATAAAATTTTTGCTTCTTGTGATGATTTGCTGATCAGTTTTTTCAACAAAAGAAAATGGGGAATTACATTTAAACTCACATCTTAGACCATAACATATTCCCCAATTTTCATAAGGAGTAATAGAAGAGAAGTAGCCTTTTAATTTTACAGTTTCGTTCCCTTGTGTAGTCACTGTAATCCATGAATTTTTGTTAGAAGAACTGAGCCATGAAACTATGATTTCATATTCCTCTGGAGTGAATTCTAACTCTTCCTGCGAAGTGTTTATTTCATAATTTTTTGTAATATGAATTTCAAATGTAAGCGTTTCTGTATATTTCATGCCAAACCCGGTAGTTTCATTTCGAAATGGATTAAGCTCACTTACTTCCATCTCTCTTTTAATCGATGATGGGAGAGAAGTGTCATCATCAAAATTTACAGATGATAAATTCTGTTTTAATAACGAATTATCGTCATAAGAAAAATCTTTACATACTAAAATCATTTTTTCTTTCACCTCAACTTTCTTTTAAATTTGGATATAATAAAAGAGCCAAGGCACAAGCCCCGACTCTAAATTTCAATATTGTTTGACAAATTGATACAATACATCTATAATATTGGCAAAGAACAGAACCAAACATTTTTATTTCAGGCTAGATAGAGATGGTAGGCGGTTTGAGTCACGTCTGGATGGTGACATCCAGTTTATCGTATAGATACCCTTGCTAAGAAAGGAGGGTGATACAACGTGATAATTTGCGAACTTGTTGCAGATATTGTAATTGGAGTAATTACCACTTACATAGTTAATTTTATCGACAATAAACGCAAAAATAACCGCCATGAGTAAGCGGCTATTTATGCGTTAATAAAATTTTCATTTATTAGCCTTAAATGTCCAATAAAAGGCTCAACCGTCTATAGGATTCTGTTCTTTCCAACTAAACAAATTATATGATTAATCATTAAATGATTTGCTTCTTTTACTTACGATTATAGTAGATTATTTTCTAATTGTAAATACATAGACACTAAAAAGATGAAATAAAAAGTTATATTTGTATAAAATGTTATTTCTTCTTTTTAATGTCTATTTTTTTTTGTTATATATTTTATGCAAATTTATTTATGGTTATACTGACAGCCAGATTCGAATCAATCATTCTCTGACTGTCAGTAGTGTTACAGTTTCTTATGCATTCCTAATCTATGTGCTTCCTGTGTAAAATATTTTGTTGTTTCCTGAATAACTTTTTTAATGCCTGGATATGTATCTTTATCAATACTTCCTTCGACATTAATTAAGTTATCATAGTGCTGATTAATAGTAGTTCCTTTGCCAGTATCTTCTCTGACATTTCTTCGGAGTGAAGCTTCCATAATCGCATTTTTATTTTCAGCAAGACTAAAGAGATTGTCTGTTAGCTTCTTAGGAACAATAGCATCACCATATTCAAATGTTGCATAATTGTCACTTCCACGCTTTATCCTAAGTTCTTTACCAACTTCATCAATTCTTGCAAGTTCAATTGCATTTGTGATTTTCTTCGTTCCTTTAGCATAACCACTAATCTGATCTTGTCTTACCCAACCAAGGTCACTGTAAAATCCAGGAGTTGATTGAGTGCCTAGATGGATAGGGTATGGACTGTTTGGATTCATATATGTGATATATAATTCCTCACCAAGATGTTGATTTCCAACCGGGTTTGTTCCGTATGAGTCATTGAAATACATTCCACTATTGAATCTAACCTTATCGCCAACTCTTGGAATACCATCTCCGCCACCAGTATTATTTTGCTGAGGCGGTTGTGGTTTAGGTGGTTCTGGTTTCTTTGTGACTGTAACTCCGACTGAAACGCTTAATCCACTTCCATCAGTAGTAGATGCTGTTACTTGAGCAGACCCTGGTTTGATTGCACGAATTGTTCCGCCGCTAACAGTAGCAACTCGTGTATTAGAAGATTTCCAAGAAAGCTTTTTATTTTTTGCATCAGTAGGTCGTATACTTGCAGTAATAGAAGTAGACTGACCTTCTTCTAACGATACTGACGATTTATTAAGTTTCAATTCGGCAACAGGTCGATTGGATGTATTCGGAGCCTGTCCAATAATTCCTTCGATTCTATCATTGTTACTTTGTGCTGATCCACTTTGGATAGCGCCAGTGTTTACATTTGTAAAATCATTTGGTTTATAATTAGGGGCAGTAGTAATACTTCCGTGTACTTGATTTTGTACACCTCCCGCTGTACCAAGGTTTCCAATGTTAGAATTAAAATCACCACTTGGTTTAAAGCCTGTGCCAGCAATAATACTTTGAATTTTGTCATAGGCTTGCTGATAATTATTAACAACATTTCCCAACATCTGAGAAATAACTTGTTCTTGTTTTTCGGCATTATATGTCACTTCATTCAGAGTATCTTCAAGCGACTGATTTAAGTCCTCAGAAAGTCCCTCATATCCGTCTTTTCTAACTTCATACTCATGATCTTTCTGTGTCTGTTGCAATTGATCCTGAGCCTCTGCTAATTGAGCTTCTAATCTCTTTTTCTCTGCTTTTGCTGCTTCATTATTTCAATTATCTTCACATAGCTCGCTACACTATGCAGTTCTTTTATGAACTTCTCTGGGAGTTCCCCAGAAGTTGAGACTATACCTTCTATTTGAATGATTTATTTTTAAAATAAATTTTAGGGATAATAAAAGAGCAGTAGTAGTCAGTTACTGCTCTGATTCCATACCTAATTCTTTTACGAGATGATTTTTAATATCTGTAATATGCTGTCTAAAATAATTTGGTCTTGAATTTTCCCATGATAAAATTCTTTTTAACTTTCGTTCTAATTCAAAAATCAAATTTTTATTTTTAATAACATATTGTTTGCCAGTGTATTTACCAATGTAATTTCTTTCTATATACTTATCTGTAATTGGGACAGCGTCACTTATAAAGAAAATGCTATACACATCTGTTCTTCCTATATGGTAAAAACAAGATCTGATATCTTTGTTTGTGTATGATAAAAATTTTTCAATACGTCTTTTTGCGTTTTCGTCTCTATGATCTAAATTCCCCATTGGAATCGCCCAATATATATTATCATTTTCTGATAATTTCAAAAGACACACTAGCGGTCTTTCTTTGGAATCATTCCATACTCCGCCTACATTACGAATTATATCATAAAATTCTTTTTTACCAAAATAAAGTGCATGTTCAATCATTTTTTCTCCTATGTAAAAAGCCCTATTAGCATAAAAATATACAATAGGGCTTGTAATGTTTTTGTACCTACATTACTAAAGGTATTTGTCTCTAACAATGTTTCTTTGTTGCACATTGTGAAGCATATTTGACATAACAATGTTTTTTGTCCTACATTGTGAAAGGAGAAAACATCTCTGCTTTCTTATCTATAGTATATATCAATTAGGAGAAAAAGTTAAGTAGAAATATTTACAAATAATTGCGTATTGTTTTGTTCAATATGCCAAAATGTATATTCATTTTTTATTCAAATAGTCTATATTTTTCGAGTTACCAATCGCTTGTAACCCTATGCCTACATATTATAATATATAGGACTTACCAGTCGTTGAGCGTCTTCCATATCACAATTATATATGACTTAGGAAGTTCGTTGCGTCTGGGTGACTTGCACACCCGGTTATCCCTAACCTATCTATTTTTTATGGTTTCTATCCGTAGACTGTTGAGTTATAAACTCGCACCGCATTCACGTTTACCGTTTCCAGTTCCGTTGTAGCAAGATAGGGTTGTGGGGACTTTCCCGCTATTAAATAGAAGTCGCGCAAATAACTTCACGCCATCTAAAGCAGCAATTTGTGCTTTTAACACATTAATGTCTTTTGTCTGTTTCTTAAGATTACGAGAATAATCATCGTTCTTTTTCTTAATATCAAGCAGTTTGTCATACTTTTCGATTGATTTCTGAACCATATCATTTTCTGCTTCTAACTGCTTACGATATAAGTCAACAATTTCATTCTTGTAATCTTCAACAACACCAACAGAATCCCTAATAGAATCTAGGAAATCCTTTTGCTGTTCTTTATATTCGCTTGTTGAAATGTTTCCGTTCTTTAAATCTTCATCAAGTTTCTTTAATGCTTCATTGTAGTTTTTGATCTGCTGTTTTGCCGCATTCATACCTTGAGAGATAAGTGCGAGATTAGTAATACCTTCAATGGTTAATCCGCCACTTTGTCCAACAAATGCATCTGAATGAAGCATACTTCTAAAATCATCAGTTTCTGTGATCAAGTCTTTTAAGGCTTCTTGTCCTTCAAAGAATGGTTCCCATCTGACTTCCCAGATTTTATTTTTGAGTTCTTCAATATTTTCACTTGCATTGTAAATCTCATCATCAAGTTTAGCAATTTCATCTGCAATTTCCTGATACCGCTTAGAACCAACATCGTACAATCCTTGTTCTTTTACCAGTTCTTGTCTTTTGTTAAAGTTTGCCTGAATTAAAGCATTAGCATTGTCCAGTTGCTTCTTAAGATCTGCCTCGCTAACCTTATCTCCTTTGGCTTCTGTGAGACTTGTTCCATTTTCTAATCTCTGAGCAGTACGATCAAGCATATCAATAGTATGCTGTAATCGTGTAAGTTTCAGATTTCGTAACTCGTCTTCAAGTTCCACTAAACCGATTTGTGCATCAATAGCAGCTTCTTTCAGCTCATTAAGTTTTGCCTGCGCTTCATACCATTCCTTAGATCCTTGGGACATATACCCTTGAGACATAAGTTTAGATATTTCTGCTTCGTAATCCTTAATTTGCTGTTGTGTATTTTCTGCCAATTCTTGCTGATTTTTAATTGACTCTTTAATAGAAGATTCCTGTTCTTTACCATAAGCAGAATGACCAAGTTCTTCCCAAAGTTCACGCTGTTTCTCAAGATAGCCGTTGGCTGTATCTTGCTGATTATTCATCATTTCCCAATATTCTTCAACATTATCAAGAGCCTTCTGAACTAATTCGTCTTGCTTCTCAAGAAGTTCATCGTACTGAGAATTACAATCTTCCAATTTATCATAGTAATCTTGATAAATTTGAATCAACTTTTTAGTTTCTTCGTCATAACCAGAAATATCAAATGAACCATTTTTAATCTGATTATAAATCGTAGGATCAAGTCCCATCTGAGATTCTAAACTTGTAAGATGATCACGATATTTATTGATAGCAGTAGCAGTATTAGAAAGATATTCTTGATTCTTTGCTAAAGCTTCGTACATCTTGATCTGTTTGTCTGGAAGTTTAGCAATACGTTCCATTTGACTCATCAGATGGTCAAACTGGCGTTCCATTGCCTTAAATACACGTTCAATCCAGTCTATCTGATCAGAGAGTGATTCGGATAATTTCTCAGCCGCTTCGGATGTATCTGTTGCTGCTTTCGAAAGATTATCTGCAGTATTATTTACGGAAGAAGAGGTGTTGTTATATGACCCTCCTCCTGACAAATTTCCATTACCAGTATTACCTGTTGTCCAGCTTCCAGAAGAAAATGCAGTTCCATTGGAAAGAGCATGTCCACGACCTCCGCCAGATGTTACCTTTCCATTTGCAAATAATTCCGCTGTTTGTTTATGGTTGAAGACGATGTCACCCTTCTTTAGTGGAACAAATTGTGCTCCGCCTTCGATTAAGTGCCAACGTCCATCTCTAACAATTAACTCATTTCCAAGCTCATTTACAAGAGAAGTTTGATTTTTAGAAACGCCCCAGTCACCACTTGCGTTCGCGTTACCAGAGTAGTGATACAAGTTAGTAGTCCCATTTGCGTTGGCGGTTCCGTTTGCCACAGCTCCATCTTCCTTGACATTGTTTGTAACAGAAGTAATATATACAGTTTTACTTTGCACAGAAGAGATAGCAGAAGCAAGAGCTGATACATCTCCTGTTCCAGATGTAGTGGCAGATACAGTTACAGATTTGCTTTGTACAGAATCAATAGCTGCTTTTAATGCTTTTACCAAATCCGTTCCAGTTACATTTGCTTTTGCATCAACAGTTTTTCCTTCAAGCGTTCCTAACGAAGCCTTTAATGCTCCGATGAGTTCCAAACCTGTAACATTTGCCATTACAGATACAGATTTCGCTTCATTACTCAATCCATTTATGGAAGATTTTATTCCGTCAAGTTCATCTTTTCCAGATACACTTATTGAAACCGCCAATTCTCTATCATCAAGAGAAGACAGCATGGTTTCTAAAGCAGTAATGTCATCTTTTCCGGCAACGTTCACAGTTATGGTTACATCTTTGTCCTGTATATCTTCAAGATGTAAGTCTTCTTTTGTTTCAAGCCCAACGGGTATTTTAATCTCGTCAGACATTAATTGAGATGCAATCTCATCAGGACTTAATCCTTCAATATTTAATTCTGCCTTAATCTCTGGCGAAATATTTGCAAGCTCAGATTTTGCAGTTTCTACCTTGCTTAATGCTTCATCAAGTTTACTCGTATCGACATTAGGTGTAGATGCAACTATATCTGCATTTGTAACAGCATCATAATAATTCTGGAACAGTTGAACTGCATTTTGTAGTTCCGCACTTGCATTACTTGTATCAACACTTAAAACAGCAGGCTCATTTAACTCTGCACGTTTCTGAATCAAAGTAGAAAGAACTTGCTGTGCAGATTCTAATTGAGAAGCATCACAATTAATTGAGCCATCAGAGTTATATAAAGAATTAATATACTCTTTTGTTTTTTCAATTTCATTATATATAGAAGAATCTGTCTTAGCATTTACGTCAATATCAACTTTTCCACCAGTAGCTTCTTTAATTGCGTCTGCTGCTAGAGTAGCTTTGGCAATAGCTTCGTCTAAAGTACCTGTTTCTACTGACACAGATGAAGGATTTTCCAGAAGTTTTTTACGTTCTATAGCTTCTTCAAGTAATGTATTTAGATTTTCGACTTCTGCACTATCAACACCAAATTTAGTTTCTGACTCATCACGCGCTTTCGTTAATTCTGCGATTCGAGCATCTAATCCTTCCGCATCTAGCTTAGAGGTATCTACATCTAAATCAATTTCCGGGAAATCAGATCCAGCTTCTTTTAACTGTTGAAGATTGGTTTTTGCTTTTTCAGCTTGAGCAGATAAGTCAGCTATTTTCTGAGCATAATTAGAATCGCCACTCGTATCTCCAACACGAATAGTATCATCATATTCGGTCATTGCGCGATATAATGTTTGAACAGCTTCCTTACTAATATTTAACCTTTTTGCAATTTCTTCATCTGCTCCAGTTTGAAATTCAAGAACACCATTTTCTAACTCTTTTACCCATCCCAATCCTTCATTATCAGAAAGAGTTTTCATATCTGTAACAAAACTGTCAAGACCTTGCTTGGTTCCGGTAAAGTATTTATCAATTACAGGGAGAGACGATTCATATGCGGCAACAACTTCTTTCATGGAAGCAGTGGCTAAATCTTGGTTAGAATAGAATTGTGATATAGCTCTAAATTCCTCGGTGTTATATCGACCTTCTTTATAGAGTTCTTTACCACGCTCACGCATCGTTTCAGAAACTGTACGGAACATATCGCCTTCTTCACCATTAGATTGAGCAGACATCCATTTTTGGTAAGCAGAGGTTGCACCATCATAGGCGGCTGATAATTGATTTACTGCTTCAAGCTGGCGACTTAATCCGTCTATAACAAGTTGAGAATTATTATATTCAGAAGAACCTTTGTCATAATTATTCTGTTCTGCATATGCTTTATTCAACTGCTCTTGAAGTGATTGTTGTTTTTCTGCAAACTTCCCTTTTGTTATAGCTTCTTGTTGTGCTTGTAACTGGCGTAAAGCTTCTCTGTTTAGATGAACGCCATTTGCGGTTTTTTCAAATAACGTTGCAGGATCATAACCTTCCAAATCTTCATATGCGGAGGCTATTGCACCAATATCGCCTTCAAGTTCTCCTGTTTCTTCATTGAGAGAAACACCTAGCCCTTTGCCAGTATAACTATTTGCTAATACAGCATTTAAAGATTCTACAGAATTAATTTGTGATACAACATCTTTCTGAAAATCAGAAAAACTTTCTTCAAGTTTGGTTAGACCAGTATCTTGACTAGCAAGTGCTAAAATTTCTTCTCTGAGTGTTTCAACGCTGACACCTGCTTCATTACAGGCAGCAACTAATTCAGGGAACCCCTTGGTAATTTCATCAACAGACAATTTGTCTCCACTTCTAAAAGCGTCTACTAATTTCTGTTGCGCTTGAGCAAAATCATTATTTTCCCAAATTTTAGATAATGCTTTAGCTGCTTTGGCTTGAGGATTTTCCCTGGTATAATCATCAATCACTTTTGTAATGTCGTTGAATTTCTTTAATTCTTTTGAAGACAACCCTTCTTTTGCAGCACCAGTTGTTTCATCCATGAAATTCTTCCTAAGATCTTGAAGTGATTTCATATTTTCGGAAACAGCGTCCTCATACATTTTCATATCTGACTTAAGAGTTTCTATTTCTCCGTCAATCTCAGATTTTCTTTTCTTATCCTTTTTTGAAGTTCCCAGACCATCGCGTTCTTTTAAAAGTTCTTCTCTTGTATCTTTTAACTCATTTAAAGCTTTAACTTCGTTTTGAGTAGCTGTTAGAATATCTGTTTTTTCATATCCAGTGTTTTCTACTCCTTGTGAAGCATTTGCACCGGCAGCCATTCGATCAATCCAACTGTCAGATTCTAATAGTTTCTGTTGAGATGATTTTGTTGTTAAGTCATAAGTTTCTCTTTTGTTTAGAGAATCCATTGCGGAGCCAACAGCTTCTTTGGCTTCTTTATCTGCAATTTCTTTCTTTAAATCTCTCTGACGTTCTAGTTCAGCATTTTGTAATTTTAGTTGTGAAAGTTCAGATTGCTCTACAAGATTTAAAGTTCCTTTGGATTCAAGTTCTGAAATTCTTGTAGATGTTGTTTCTATTTCAGAGTTTAAAGATTTTACTTCTGCCATTGTAGAAGCGTAAGCTGATTGCGCTTCTTTTGCTTCCTCAACAGATCTCTTCATTTCAGTGGCTTTATAATAAGCTAATAACGCAGCACCACTGATAGCAGCGCCACCAGCGATGTAAGGAGCTGCTTTCTTAAATACACTCCATAATCCTTTTCCGGCATTCTTGAATCCTTCCATAACTTTCTGCCCGGTAGTCATTCCATCCCCAAGACCGTCCAATGTTTTCCTTAATTCGCTTACACCTTCAGCGGCATCGCCAGCGCCTTCAGCAATATCTGCAACTGTATCCGCCCATTGTGTAGCTTTGAGTGCGTCTTTTGCAACGTTTTTTGATACATTAGTATACCTTAGGACATCTGACACTTCATCTAAATCATCTAAAGTGTCAAGTATTTTGCCAAGTTCTTTTGCTTGTTCTTTAAAAGATAATGATTTATCTATATTATCTATACTTTTTATTACATCTGAGAATTTTCCTATGCTTGTTATTGACGTGTGTGCTATAATAATTACAAGTGTTTCTATCACAAATAATTATAAGGAGAATAAATAATGTTGATTAAATGCCCTGAATGTAATAAAGAAGTTTCAGATTTAAGCAAAATATGTGTTCATTGTGGATATCCATTAGAAGATTGGTTAAATGGTACTTTATCAACAGATAGTGGAAATAAATTATATTGTATAATAAATGGTACAAAGAAAGACGTCACATATTTTGTGAACAAAATTTTAGACGGATCATGGGATGATGATATTTTAAAATTCAATCTTCGTCTTATGGAAGAACTTGATGTCGCAATGCTTGGTTTTGTGGAAGCGGTTGAAGAATGCGGAGGTGCTCCGAAAGAATATAATGCAACTTCCATTAAAGAACTCAGATGTAGACAACGAGCCATCCAAGCGTCCAAGATCCATTGTCCAAACTGTAGGTCAACAGATGTAAAACGCATATCTGCAACTGAGAGAGCAGCATCTGTCATTGGATTGGGCTTGTTATCCAAGAAGATAAATAAAACATACAAGTGCAATAAATGTAAGTATACTTGGTAGTGGTATAAACCAAATTTACTTTCCCTTGACATTAAGTAATTATAATGATACAACTGTGTATATGTGTGAGCGGTTTCTAAAAGAATAACTACCTATAAGAGAGGGAAAACAAATGAAAAAGAGAAAGTGTATTCTTTGTGCAGTAATGTTATTTATGTTACTGCCTATTTCTGTGTACGCTCATCCAGGCAGAACAGATTCTAGTGGTGGTCATCATGACTACAAAAATCAGAGCGGACTAGGAAGTTATCATTATCATCATGGTATGGGCGCACATTTACATCCGGGAGGAGTTTGTCCTTATGGTGGTGGCGTAGTTCCATCATACACACCACCAGCTCGTCCAAAACCAACTATTACTGTAAACAATCCACCTACTCAGCTTTATGTTGGCGATAGTTCTGGATTAAACATCACTTTAAGCAATGTATCACAAAATACTCTTAGTGTCACATCAAGCAATCCACATGTCGTAAGAGTAAATCCAGATAATACATTAACTGCCGTAGGAGTAGGAGATACCACAATTACTGTAAGCGCGTCTGGAGCAGATAATCAAGCTTTTGTAGTAACCGTCAATACTATTCCTGTGGAAACGATAACTATTAAAAATCCAATAAATAGACTTCAATTAAATAACACTATTGTATTTGAAACAGAAGTGTTGCCTGATAATGCCACTGATAAAACTGTTGCATGGAAATCAGAAAATGAAGAAATTGCTATTGTAACTGATAAAGGATCTGTAGTTGGGAAGAAACCAGGTAAAACAAAAATTATCTGTGAGGCAGTAAGTGGTGCTAAAACAGAAATAGAATTAGAAGTATACGAAATATTACCGGAATTAATAAAACTTGAAGTAAATGAAATTGAATTAGAATGTTTAGACACATATGATTTAGATGTCAAAATTATGCCAGAAACAGCAAACAATAAAAATTATAGCATGCAAAGCGCTAATAATGATATTGCTAAAATAGAAGGCAAAAAGATTAAAGCTGTCTCAGATGGTAAAACAAATATCATTATTAAAACTGATAATGGTATTGAACGAAAAGTACCTATTAAAGTTTATCATGTGCCAACAGATAGCATACATATAGATGATTCAAAAACAGATTATTTTATTGATTTATTCTCTATTAAACTGTTAGACAAACGAGAAGATATTAAATTGGAATCCATAGTTTATCCAAACAATGCCACTTTTACAAATTCAGAGTGGAAGAGCAGTGATGAAAATGTTATCGATATTAGAAATAATAAACCATATATTGAAAGTACGGGTTGCGTAACTCTTACATCTACAACAATCGATAAAGTTTCTGGTAGTATAACACTTTTTATCATAGATCGAGATATTGCTTTGTTGATAATTTTTGGAGCAACACTGATCCTTCTGTCTATCAATGGATGGATTATTTATAAATACAAAAATAATATTATCGCCATAAAAAATAAATTAATGTCCAAGATTAATCATATGAAAGTTTAAATTGTAAATATAAATGGTAGTGGAAGTGCAATAGCTGCAATTATATTTGTGTTTGATAAACAAAGGAGTAGATGATATGGAAGTTTTAAATCGTACAATGCCAAATGACATTTATGAAATATACATGCGTATAAAGAATGACATAAAATACGAAATCATGATATCTGAATCTAATAATGAGAGAAGCTATGTTTCACCACCATTTAATGGCTGTGTCCACATGAAATTAAACAATAATGAAACAGAAGATGAATATTTTTGGGAAATATTTCTTCATGAACATATTCATGTAATACAATATCAAGAAAATTATAAGGATATGATTTCACATGATAAATCTAAAAAAATTATCTCTGAGTATATAAATAATGTAATTATGGATATAGACGTAAATCGTCGATTGCTAAACGTATATAAATATAGACGTAAATCCAAATGTTCAGAAAAAAGGCTTGCCTTAAATATTGTTGATAAAATAATTAAATGTAGAGAAAATGGTTTTTCTGATCAAGATATTATTATGATCGTAATAAGCATTGTTTTAATGTCTACATCATATAATTCTGAATATGATAATTTATTTATTTCCAACGTAAATGAATTAAATCGAAATGCCGGAATTTATTTTCGTGACTTTATGAATGCCGTATACAATAATCCTATAATAGGATATAGATCCATAAGGAAAATCCAGGATCAAGCAGCAGACATATTTCATCTTGGTTTCTGTAAATTTCAGTAACAAATTTTTTGAAGTTAAATTTATATATAAAATTTTCATATTCTGTTATGGAATCAAAAAACAGAATTGACTGTCGTCCATCGAAATCAGTTAAGTGATGCTTTTTTAAAATTTGTTGTTTTTTATGCCTATATTTCTCTGGTATTTTACTGTTTAGAATATATTTTAGAATGTCGTAGAAATTATAATCAATATTGCTATTCATGTGTAATTCACCACCTATAATTCATAATCAGGATCATCAGGGTAGCCCATGTATTGTTCAATAGTGTATGTAGGTTCCATATCATTTGTGTCAAAATCTATTGAAAAATGTTTGAGTCGTTCAATTGGCTCACCGTCAATTAATACAACAATACGGCTTCTTCGATCATATACTTTCGATGTTGTGTCGTGTAATTCATTTGCGGTTTTATAACGAATTGTCAATTCTTTCAAAAAATCATTCCTTTCATAATAGATGATTATTTCAGGTACAAAAATAGAGCAGTAGTAGTTACTGCTCTTAATCTATATAATGATATATGAAATTATAAATTATCAATAATATGAGAAAACTCAAAATCAGAATTCTCAATAAAATCAAATATCATATCAAGAACCTCGGGTATTACATTCCCAATTACTTTAAAATTTATATTATCCTTTTTAAAATAATATAACTGATCTGTTTTAACAAAACCATCTTTGGTGTTATGAGGATCTGTTACAGTATCATTATGACTAATTGGAAAATTCCCAGGGTATCTTAATTTGCGTAGTTTTTGTTCATCGTTTTTAAAGGATGACATGACATTACAAATAAAATCATATGGCACACCTTCAATAGTACCATTTTCGTCTTCAATGACAATAAATGAATGCTTGTTTAGATTGCATCCATTATCTTTATAATTGTCAACTAAAATAATATCGCCTATTTTACACATTATCTTTTGTACTCCTAAAACTAATTTTTTGAAATAATATTTATTTTCTTATCTCCAGATAAAACATCTTTTGACCAGTTTATAGGAGTAACATCTTTTAATGCGTCTTCGGAAGAAACGATTTTTGATTTTCTTCCGGATAATTTAGAAAAATCTAATCGTCTTTTTTTCTTCTCAACCATATACATATTTGTCCCTCCTGTAAAAATGACTCAATTTAAGGATTCTTATATTATTATACATACAAGAAAAAATATACCCTAACTGAAAGATAAAGATATAAAATATAACACATACTCGTAAAAAAGTCAATAGTAATTTTTTACTTATATTTATTGTATCATATATAAGAAAATTTGTCTATAATTTTATAGGTTAAAAGGTTGACATAAGTAAAATTTTGTTGTATGTGATATTTTTCAACACATAGTCTGAACGTATGTCTTGTTATTGTGTCGATTTTCTCATATCACTGGAACCAAACAGCATTAGAGATTTGCTGCTAGAAAATAATCCGAAGATTATATTGGTTACGGCACTCCAGATTTTGCCGGAAGTTTTAAAAGCATATATCTATGCCACACATGGTACTGACAGTCTATGTTAAGTCAGATTGCCAGTAACGTATTACTAAAACTTTTCTAAATCGCAATACGCACTATGCCTTAAAAGAAGAATAGCATTTATGGCAGTTATTCTCTCCGAGGATGGGTATGTCTCTGGGGATACTATCTGTTAATGACCTTCATTATATACGCCAAAAGAATTAACTCAGATATTGTCCTGCTCGTTGTCCTTTATATTCTTACTTAGATGTCTTAACATTTTCATATTAATATTCATATAAGAACAAATCATTTATTTGGGTTTCCCTACCTACTGTTATGGGTATGATTTGCAAAATAAGATTTCAAGCATTTACTCCTCTATGGATCAAAACCATAAAATATATGGAACTCACCATGCTCCGCCACTTGATACTACAATGCCATAATATTGTAAATCTTATGTCGGCTAGACTCATATATACTATAGGAATATTTTATTTATTTTATTATATATGTAACCTTGTGATTTGTAGGTTAATCTAAGTTTTTAAAAAATGCGAAAGCTCCTCCACCGATTGCAAGTGCCCCAAGTGGCGATACTGCTTTTACTAATCCATCAAATCCTTTAACTAATTGATTAATTAATTGAATTGCGGATGTGATTTGTCCTGAATCTGCAAAATTTGAAATGAATTGTTGCCAAGAGTTAGAAAGTTGATTCAAGCTACCTTTCCAGTTATTTGCTGATTTTTCCGCTTCGATGGCTGCGCTGCCTGATCCTTCAGAATAATCTTGTAACATCTTATCGTAATCTTGCTGTCCAGAAAGAATTGCCGCCAGTACATTGGCATGATGTTTTTGTCCAATATTATTTAAAATATCTGCCTTTTCAGTTGAACCATCCGGCAAAGCATTATATACCTCTGATAATTCTTTTAATAATTCAATAGGTGTTTTTAAATATTCTGAATCACCTACCATTTTTGTCATTGAAATTCCAACATTATCTAACGTGCTAACGATTTTATCATTAGATGTATTTGTTAAATTGACAAATAAGGCTTTTAATGCAGTTCCAATTTCGTTCCCCGATTTTTTTGTTCTTGATACGGCGGTACCAACCAAAGCAGATAATTCATTCACAGAAACTCCTGTTTGTGCTGCCATAGAACCTGCTTGTGTCGTAGCTTCGGCAAGATCTGTCATCGAAACACTGTTCCTGTTACTTATCATATTTTGCCCGTCAAGTACGTCGTTTAACTTTTGAGCAGATCCGGCATATTCATAAGCAGCATTAGTAGCCAACAAATAGCTGTTAGCTGTATCAGCACTCATGTCTCCAGCGGCTTGTGCCAATACAGACACATTTGCCATATCAACACCTTGCTGTCCATAAAATCCACTTCGGCTCATTTCTGTAACACCTTGTAAGTAATCGGTTACAGTTTTACCATAATTGCTTGCGTATCCATAGGCGTCTTGTCCCAATTGTTTTAAGGCGGATGATGACAAATCAGATGTTTTAGAAATTTCAGTTAAGAGATCATCAACTTCTTTTAATTGTCCAACAGATTGAGAAATAGAGTCAATACCTCTTTCAATCACACCGTATGTAGTTGCGAACTGCGCGATTTGCTTAAAACCCCTACCCAACTCATTGAGTACAGATCGACCAGTGACTCCTTCGGCTTCTGCACGAGCTTTGACGAGAGCGACTTGTTTATTTAAATCATTTAATTGCCATTTACTAGTCGCCTCTTGTTGTAATTTTGCTAGTTGTTGCAATTCCTGACGGTACGCTTTTGTAAGCTTTGTATTTTTTTCTACAAATGAAATAGTTTTTTGACTTGCAATCAGACCTTCATTATGTTTTAATAATCCGCTTTGTGAATTCGCTGCAATCTTAGTTTCGTTATTACATTTTTCAATTGCTTTCTGAAGCCTATTGTAGTCTTCAATAGCGTCATTAATATTGCTATTACTTTTTAAATTAAAACTATCATCAAAATTACTTTTAAGTTTTTTTGATAAATCATTTACATTTTTTAATGATGATTCTAAATTTTTAAATTCACTACCATCTAAGCTATATTCAAGATTTTTGATTTGCTTACCTAAATTAGAAACGTCCAAATCGAATTTGCTTGTTGATAATTTTCTTTGAATGCCTTGTATAGTCTGTTCTGTTTGTTTGGCGGCATTTGCCTGTGCTTTACTTAAATCAAAGTCAAAACTAATTTTATTCTTCTTATTACTAACAGACGATTGAAAACTACTTGAAAATTTTCTTCCAGCTGACGACCCGGATCGCTCAATGTCTTTTATTAAATTGGGAATGCTAGAAGCATTAAATTTCGCATCATCTATTCCAAGCTTAATGGTGTGTTCTTTTGCCGTTAATTTGTCCAGCTTCGCCTGTGCAGCATCTAGCGCAGAATCCTGAACTTTTGCAACGACATCAACTTCGTATTGACTCATGTTTTATAAATCACTCCTTTCATTTTTGAGCAAAATAAAAGCCCTCATGAAAGAGAGCATTAGTAGAAAACTGTATTTATTTTTTGGAAATGTTTGATATAATGTAAATGGGTATATGTCGATTGGATCCACCACAACCAATCCGTTGTCACGGATATATGTCTGGCAGTCTGTCTTAATAGGCTCCTGTGGGAGCATACGATATGTATGCAAAAGCGTATAAATAGTGCATATGCACTAGAAAGTCGAAGGTATTATCTTATGCTTGAACAATCAGCATTCTATATGAGGATCTCTCATGAAAACTTCCTTTCTGGCACATTATTGTACAGAGGGGAGGTGAAATGTGACACAGATTATAATTTTAAGTTTACTTATAATATTGACAATTCTTGCAATTATTTTATTGGTTGTAGTTAAGATATTATTTAGCCGTAATATAAAAACTACACAATGTAATTTCAAGATTCTCAATTGGATTAAATTTAATTTCTCTGTTTCATATTTTAACGAGTAATTCTTGTATATAACTTCTTCTTAATTCATGTGTATCGTCCATTATTTATCATCGTCATTTTACCCGGAGAGTAGTATCTCCGGGGTTTTCTATATCACTTTAAGAATTTCGTCATATTTCTGTCCACAATTTCCGGAATTGCATTTCTTGTTGCCTCAAAATATCTATGGTTCCCCAATGTATGTCCGATTGCCCCTGTTTCTGTCGCCTCAATTACTTGTGCACCTGTATACGTTCCAGTATGATAAGAAATACTTTCTTCCATTTCTGCTTTAAATTCAAAATGATTTCCACCACCAGAAACAGGAGTAGTATTAGGCGATTCTAACAACGTTCCTGTTCTTTCGTATTTTACAGGGTTTCCAATATCATAATATCCCATTACATTATCTTCTAATTTTACTTTGACTTCATCTCTTGCAGCATTCATTCCTGCACGAACATCTTTTTCCATCAATTTTTTAACTTCCAAAAAACTAGATACTTTTTTTGCCATAAAACACCTATTTAATTAGGAAGATTCTCACCAGTAGAATGAATTGCCAATGCTCTCTCAAGAACCTGTCTGGCTTTATCATCTCCGACAATCTTAGAAAATTCTCGAATCTGCTCATTCTTTACATCTAAAACTTCCTTGTCTTTTTCTTTTTTAAAGTTACTCTGCAAAAATGAGTTCACTAAATTATCTGCCGTAAGTCCTGATTCATTAAACTTCTTCATAAACTCATTAATCTCATTTGGTTTTAATTGATCAAGAAAAGAAGTAATACCAGTGGATAATGCATCTAAAAGATTTGAAAGTGAATCTTTTTTATTAGATAAATCATTCAAATATTTTTGTTTCATAAATTCGACCTTATCAATTACATTATCTTCGATATATGTAATAGTTGAGAGATTTTCTTTTCCAAACACTTTGATTAAATCCATTACTTCATCATCTTCTGAAATAGAAGAGTAGATGTATTCGCCCTCATCAAATTCTAATCCTTCGAAGAAATATTTTACATATGCTTCCATAGTTGCGATTCCATAAAAGTATGGGGTATAATCATCAATATATCCGTCATCGTCAAAAGAAAAATAACTTGCCACAATATATTCAATGGCATTAATTTTATCTGCAAAAGAAATGTTTTCTTTAATTTTCATATTTGTTTTTCTCATATTTTTTAAATCTCCTTTTCAAAAACGAAAAATTATTTTATTTTTTCACATCAAAAAAGAGCCGACGTAAATCGACTCTTTAATACATTTTATTTAGTTTATTTCTATTCAGAATCAGTAGAAGAACTTACTTTGTTTGAATTATCCCCAATAAGCAGCTCTTTAATTTCATCCAAACTGTACTCTGATTCGGAAATTAATTCAGCTATTTCTCTTGTGCGAATAACTTTTTCTTGTTCTTTCTTCCATTCCTCATAAGCAATTTTATCACGTTCTAATTTTTTCAATTCTGCTTTTTTATCTTTAATTTGTATTTTTATAACATTTGCTTTTTGAGAAAGGACTTCGAGTTCCTCTTGCGCTTTTGTAATCGCTTCATCATAATTAATTTCGACAATTTTTTTAGGTCTAGCCATAATCTATTCCCTCCTATTTAATTTGATAATTTTACATTATCACAAAATAGAAGAGTAGTAAATAGAATATATTATTTTAATTAATTATTTTGAGTACGTTTTTCTTCTCGTTTGAGTCGTTTATATTCTTCATACTCAATCCAGCCTCCAAATTTTTTCACCCAAGTAATCCATTTGTAATCAACTTCCGGAAACTTATACCAAAATAATTTTCTTTTTAATAATGCGACTGAATCTGGACATCCTTTGGTGTCAATAACTTCTTCATGTCCATCTTTATATATAATAAAAAAGTCAGCCACATACTTAATTGGCTGAACAGACTTCCCATCATGACGAAACTTTGGTTGCAATTCATATGGCTTTTGCAATTCATATTTAACCACATCACCGCTCTCCACTTTCGGGCAAAGAACGTCACGAAAGTATTTCATTTCTAATACAGAATCAAATACGATTCCATTATAGGTACGTTTGCTTTTATCTTTATCTACATTAAATTTTGATCTATTTATTTTTATCACCTCTTTATATAAGAAGAGAAGTTACCACAAAGCAACCCCTCAACTTATTATTTTGCAGATTTTCCTTCTTCATAAATTGGATTAATTTTAATCGGCAAAACGGGTAAATGCTCTTTTACATATTTGTATTTTTCTGTTCTGCCGTGATTCCCTTTTAATTCATTGTGATAGGCGTTCCATAATCCGTCAAATTCCGCAACCTCATTTTCTGGAATGCCTTTCATCGCAATGTATTTACTGAATCTCTGATCGATCTTATCACCAAGAAGCTCCATTGTCCCGCACATAAGGGCTTTGATTTGTTCTTTTCTTTCAACAGCACCTTCAGCTAATTTATCGATGGAACAATTTAGTTCTTGTCTAATTTCTTTTGATTTTTCGCGGTCATCGATTCTGTTTTGTGCATATGTGTTTAACTGTTTTTTTTGTTCTACAAGTGCATTCTTTAGTTCAAGAGCAAATTCTTCAATTTCTTGTCTGATTTCCTCATCATGTTTGTCAGAGCGAATACGATCTTCTTCTTGTTTTTCTTGTAATTTTGTGAGATTCTCAGACGTTTTTACTAATAATTCATGCTCTTCGCGTCTCTGTCTAATGTGAGTAAATTCAATTCCAAATGTATTTCCAATTTTAACAGCTAATTCATACATAAATACAAGTGCCAATCCGGCGATTATTAAGCCCAAAGTAAAAGCAACTAAATCCATTTCGAAGAATTTTTCAACATATTCCATGATTTAGTTCCTTTCTATTTTTTAGCATCAACCTCTTTACTCTTTGGAGTATTATACGTCATCGCAATTTTACTATCAGAGAAACCTTTAGTTGTTGGGTCTGTGATAGCATTAAAGAACGACACTGCAGCAATTAATACTACATATGGATTACTGATTGCATCAAGAAATGTTTGCCAGACCATACTCCATGTTGTTAGATCAGATGCCTGTAAACCGAAATACCCAAGTACAGGTGCAACAACAGACAAAATAACTTGAGCAATAAATAAAATATTTTCTTTATTAAATCTTACTTTCCAGTTGATCATAAGTATTATCCTTTCCAAAAATAGGAGAGCGGTAGTCCTTTAATACTATTGTCAATTTACTGTGTGAAACCAACTCAAAAATATGACATCCACTTTTATATTCATTATCTTGAACAACCTATATTTAATTTGTATATTTATCCCAGAACTTAGATAAAGCAACTCCAAGTTCTTTTGTTTTTTTATATTTCCATACAGTCACACCGTTTTCTGTCTTTACAAATGTATATCTAATGCCACATTCCGATAAAAAACATACTTCTTGTGAAGAATCAGTACGGTACTCTTTATCAAATTTTTTTATTTTCATCACTCCAAACTTTTGTTGATGGAGTAAAAAAATGGGGTAAATACCAGTGATAGATATTTACCCCATACATATACACACTAAATATCTATCACTCTTATTGTTATGAATTTGCCATGATTCCTTGTTTTTTCAATTCGGCAAGAATTGCATTGATTTTATCCTTTAAGTCAGTCGTTGTTTCCGTAGACAGGTCTTGGATCAAAGCCATTTGCTTTACTCCTCCGATAGTTGTTTTATTTGCCGCCGGAAGAACGTATTTATTTGCCTGTGGTGTGATACCATCAAGCTTTGATTTATCTTCTTTGGATATAAATCCATCTTTAGAACCTGCAACAGCATTTACCGCCTTGGCATCTAATGCAGCTATACCATTTTCGATATTATTCATAGCATCCTGAGTAATAACTTCATCATTACTCCATGTTTTTTTAGAATAAGCCATTTTACTCACATCCTTTATTCTGATTTACCAACTTTTGCCTTACCGATTTTACCCCTGCCTATTAAGGCATTATCAGCAGGGGTTACGGTTCCCCCACTGATTCATCCGGAAGAAGGGTTAAATCAAGCATATTTCCATCATCATCAACCATCATATCGCAAGTTAATGTTACTGTACCCGGATCACCTGAGTTTGCAAAAGAAAGAGACATATTTGCCTGTGGGATAACTTTGTATGCTTTGAAAAGATAAGGCATAATATCTTCATCTGTCGTCTTCATATATGTATCGCCATAAACTGTAAATGCTTTCGGGAAATCAGTAGATTTGATGTTGATATTATATACGTCTGATCTTTCTGTAAGATAGAATACGATAACTTCATTTCCAACTTCTCCAGATTCTAATGTAATTTCTTGTGAAGTTACACTAGTCACTTTTAATTCTGTTTCTAAATTTGTGTCATCAGCAGAGTAGACCCAAACCGTCTCCTTCTTAAGAGTTGCTTTCTTATTTGAAACATTTACCTTATTAGATGCTTCAATTTTACATTTTTCTCTTTGCATAATGCTTGCAGTCTTAGAAGCCTTACCACCTGTCATCAGTTCCCAAAGTTTAGGTGTCTGAATCTGTGTCTCAATTGTAAGTGTACCAGCTCTTTCTCCAGAGAAAGTAATTTTCTTTGGATGACCTTTTCCACCGTAAGCAAACACGTTTTCACCAGTTAATTCCTGACTAGATGTGTTAGCATAATCACAGAAAAGGAAAGGTTTCTGTGTTTTATAATCCACAAATACTAAATCGCATACCTCACGGTTAGCCATTTGTTTACCAAAAATATTAGCCATTGTGTATTACCTCCTAATCTAAGTTTTGTAATAAAAAAACACTGACTGTTCAGTGTTTTAATCTTTTTCATATATATTTGAACTCCAAGTACCAAACTTGAATTTCTTTTCTTTATCTCCCCACACAGCCACTTGTGTAGAAAATACATCATATTGATCTATGATTTGCAGCCGTTCAAAAGTATCAAATAATTGAAAGACTGTAATATTCCATATAGTATCCCAATTTAAATTATTACTTTTAGAAGCAACGGATGAAATAATGTTAGGGAGCGTTAATGAAGAATTTCCGCCAGTCTTTTTATTGAATTTTTTTCGACCTTTATGGATTTTTAAATAGTTCCTCAGTCCGCGTTTGTTTTTTACCTTGCTTAAATCATCAACTTCATTTTCATCTTTTGTGATGTGTACACGTTGCAAAATGATGTCTACAATTTCTGAATAGTTATCTTTACTAATCATTCCTGTTACGAAATATTCGGGTTCTTTCCCAGGTTCTACCTGTAAAGTAGACATTGAAATGAATGCTTCATATTCTTCGTACCATTTAAAATTTTCCACAAAGAAAAAATTCAAAGCAGCACAAATAATATCACGAAAGTTTGAATCCAAAAGAAGCAAATCATATTTCGTAGTGGCTATCATTTCTTTGATTTCATCATTACTGTTTTCATTTAAATTATCATAATAATCAATGGGTTTCATTTTCAGAAATGATACATATTGTGCATATGTAAAGTATGATATCTCCGCAATTTCTTTTAGTTTTGGAGATTTGATATGACCTATTTTATATAATTCAAGTGGGAGAGGAGAGATTAAATCGAAATAATCTAACTTCATCATTATACCTTCTTGAATTTAAAATCTGATGTTTCAAATGTTAATTGTCTTCCATAATATTTATTATTTGGAAAATAATAATTAACCGATTTTAAAGTTAATTCTCCTATTCCATATTTATTAGGTTCTTGCAGTTGACGTTCAACCATATCTGCCAAAATATCGGCTCTGGTTCCTAGATATCCGTCTTTATGATATTCCATACAATCTTTATGACAATATGCATATACAGTTACATACATAGTCTTCATTGTACGAGATTGATTTGAAAAATTGACTTCTACACATAAATACGGAAGCACCTTTATTTGAGTATCGTCAATATATAAATATGGGAAAATTTGAGAATAAACCAAGTTGTCCACATCATCAGAAGTGTAATTTTCTCCTAATAATAACTCACATATATCAGGAGAATCTAAGAAGGATAAAAGAAGATTCGTTTTAAAAACACCAATATCTTTTAAAATTGTTTTACTCATAAATCCCCCTTGCTAAAATAGATTACATATTTCTATTTTCTTTTCTATGATAATCACATTGTTTATAACTATCTGTAATGTTATGTCTTTCCCAACAGAATTTGAATCAATTACTTTAATATCAATAGTTGATCCAGAAATAGAAGTATCTAATTTTGTATCTGATTCTATTTTCCAGTTAAATTCTGTATATTCGAATTCATTCGTTTTATTTTTATCTCTATAGAATTTAACTTGGTATGATTTTTTTCTATTTAATTTAATGGAATCGCTTCCTATTATATTTGCGAAAATAATAAATTCTGGTTTATCTGTTTGTTCAGGCAAAACCTGACTATCTACATCTATATAATCACAAATTCTCAATTCTCTATTATCCGTTTGCAGATTCAATTCAGTTTTATCTGCAATAAAACTTAAAATGCTTCCATGATATTCATCTCCGTAATCGTATAAAACATCATCATTTCTAGTTAATTTAAAAACCTTGTCTGGATTTATCTTTTTTCTATCAATAAATACACGTTTACGATCAAGATTCAAACATTCTTCATCTCCTGGAAGCTTTATAGTGTATGTATTAGAAGATAAGGCAATTGTAAAATTCCCATTTTCTCCGACATCATATTTTGATGCAGAAACTGCATTACACCAACGTTCAATTATCTCACCAGAAGAGTTTTGCCATCTTAATAAATATTGGCATAGTACCATTGTTGCTTTTTCGTAAATTCCGTTATTACCGGGATACCCGTCTATAAGCCAGTATCGATTTTCAAAAAAGATATACATGCCAGCCTTAACAGTTCCGATTTGAAATAAAACTGTCCTTTCAAGAGATTTCAATTGTGTGTTTGCAGTATTGCCCTGAATAATACATCTAATTGGTTTTGAAATGCTTAAATCACTGTTATAAAGGATTACGGAAGTAGCAATATCTGTTTCTAATGCTTCGGCAAATGCATCATCCTTATTTTCCATAAATGCATCATTTTCATAACCGCCTGTCACATTAGGTCGTGTATTTTGGTCTAATAAATACCAATCTTGCATAAGACACCTCCTAATGAAAAGCAGTTACTTTCTGATTTCCAACCATTGTGTTTGCCTTTTCAGTGATATAATCCAATTCTGCTTTTGTTGCAGTTTTAGAACCATTCGAACCGTCAATTCCTAAATCTTTACCAGTTATACTAATACGCTTATTGACTTTTGAATATTGACGTTCTTGATAAGACTGTTTCATAAATTCTGCAAGTGTATCGATTGTATATCGATCAAGCCTTGTATCGAATTGATTCAGTTCTACATCAAAATTCAAATCGCTTAATTCTGCTGAATATCTTCCGATAGCTTTCTTCAACCATTCCATTTCAAGCGATTCTGGTAACACACTTTTATCAGCAAAAGAAGATTCAAATGATTGTATCACTTCGTTGGCGGTTGTATTACCCATTTAAATTCACCTCTAAATCTTATATCCAACATAATTTTCAACAACTCTGATTTTTTCAAAATCGTTAAACTTCTCTTTTTTAATAATTTCAAGAATTGCAATTTCCTCAGCTCTTGTAGCTACTAATTCCTGCAATTTGCTTTCAAAAGTCTTCATAGTTTTATATTCAAATAACTTTTTGACCGCATCTGTAGTAAGTACAGCCTGCGTCATAGTGCCGTCCTCACTATCAAAATCAACTTCAACTCTTGTAGGCTTATCATCAACATAGAGCGTTGCATGAGAACCTCTATCGTCAATACCTGTCAGTAAACGGTTTCCGTTCTGAATCTGTGCGATGATTTCGCTTCTCTGAAGACGTACGGTTCCATTTGGCGGAATAGTAACATCTCCATTTGTTTCAATTCTCTTAAATCCCGTTGTCCAGTTTGCGATACTTCTAACAGTTACTTTCTGTTCAAGATTTAATTCTTCAACTGTATTTTTTTCTTCAGCCATTTTATTTCCTCCATAACAATTATTATATTTTTATCGACTAATTATTTAGACGGCATGGATAACAGTTTTATATAATGCAATTACTTTATCTAACCGTTCTGACTTTTTAAATGTATGATATGGCATACCATTTTTCTTGTTTACAGATTTTGATACATAAGGAATGTCATATGCCATAATGAAGTGTGATAATTTTTTCGAATAACAATAGAAATATTCATTCATGTTATTGCTCTCCTTTAAACTAAAATAAGAGACAGATTAAACTGCCTCTTATTATTCAAATAATTTATTTTCCAAGAGAATCGAGGTTCTGGTCGTGAAGCATACCGATTTCATATTCTCTTCCAGGGGCTACGAGTGTCCCAAACTCCAAGTCAAAACGGGAGAGTTGCATACCAGTTGTAACATCATTTCCAGAGAATGTTGTCAGTCCACCTCTTGTTACCATATGGATCGGAGACTGTCCTCCCTGTGGCATTACAAATGCAAGACCTGCCGGCAACATTGTTTCAAAGTTTGTGCCATCTTTGTTCAGTGTTGTTAAGTCATATGGGTTTGGAATTTCTGCAAGAGTAGCACCATTGTATACACCCATCAGTCCTGTATTATGAATTTCATCCATAATTGTACGAGAAATTCCGTTTACAGTCGGTGTTGTTCCCTCATATCCAGCGAATCCATTGAACTGTGCGATCATAGCGTAATCACCAGAGATTGTTGGTTTACCAAAACGTCTAACATTTGCGATAACACCATCAACACCTGTCTTTGTAAGACCTGCTCCCTCGAAGAAATATTTCACACCTTTCGCATTTTTAATCGCTTTGTATGTTTCATCTACTACATATTTAGCAGCTTTATTTCTAATATCTGTACGAACCTGTTCCTGAAGCTCGTTCTCATCACTCATATCTCCAAGTGCTGCTTTTCTGTAGTCAACTGCATAACCACCAGAAATAGTAGTTGTTGCAATCGGAACACGTCTCTTTCTGATTGTCGGGAATTTTACATCCTGTCCAGCAGCCTGAATTTCAGCACCAGTATTTACATACTCTGTAATCTCTACTTCACAAGACTCATTGTATCCGATTGGTTTGTAATTACCGTAAATTCCAAGTAACTTGATTTCCTGCATCAACACTGGCTGCATTTTAAAACGTCTCAGTTCATTGATTTCAGAAATAGCAACTGGATCATTTGTTGCAGCTCTGCTATTTAACTCTTTAATATATTTAGCTGCAGCATCAGCTGTATTTTTGTTATTAAATTTAGGCAGTTCTCTACCATCTGTCATAGCAGAGAATACTTCTACAACTGGAGAATTAGCATTAATTTTCCCACTTACAAAAGAAGCATCTCTACGTTCATTATTTAATTCAAATGTATAACTCATATGTATTTTATCTCCCTTCAATTACTCTTGTTTTGTAACAACTTTGGCAACAAGACCAATTTTGTTTCCAATAATCTCAGTTACTTCAAAATAAGGAGCTACACTCGCACCTGTAATTAATTTTCCTGTTGCATCAGATTTCAGTTTATTCCCTTTCGCAAAAGTTGCTGGCAACTGAGCACCGTATACTTCGATTTCCTGTCCCTCAAGTTTTTCAAAGTCTACAACTCTTACATGAGATCCAGCAGGGATTTTATATTCTGACATTCCCATATCATCTCCAACTTCAACCTGCATAATTGCCTGTTTTGCATCTGCCTTTGGTGCAAATTTTCCTGTTGTAACTGAACCAAAATCTCCATTCAGAGCATCTTTATCAATGGTTGCGTCCACAAAAGGGTATAACTTCTCGATCTGTGAGATTCTTCTAAATTTAATCATTTAGTTTGTCCTCCTTAAAAAATATTTACTTCTTCGTCATCATCGACGTATTTCTCGCTGCATACTTCTGAGAAAATATCTTCAATTTTTGTTTCTTCTGAATTCTGCTCAGAAATACGAGCTTCAGATTCTGCCTGTTTCTGTTTTGCAACAATATTCATGCAGATTTTAGATTTGATAGAATTGATTTCAGATGTGACATTGTTTAACTCTGATTTCTTTTTACATGCATTGATTTCATCTTTTAATTTCTTAATATCTTCTTTAGCGACTTCTTTTTCTTCATCACTAAAGTCTTTTAGAGCAGCCTCAATCTCAGAAAGTTTTTCGGATGCTTTTGCTTTTGTTACCTCTTTTTCGAGATCCTCTTTTTCATCATCTTTCTTTTTCATATCTTTTTCCATCTGCTCAACTTTTGCATTCAGTTCTGCAATCTGTGTATCTCTGGCAGCGATATCGGCATCTTTTGCTTCGATCTGTGAATTCAGTTCTGTAATCTTATTATTCAGTTCAGAAACTTCATCATCATGTGATTTCTTTTCGCTATTAATTTCTGCAAGAGTAGATTTGAGAACCTCCTCAAACTCTTTCTTATTGAATTCCATGTTTTTCTTTTCCTCCTTGTTTGTAGTTTTTCTCTGCGAAATCTCAAGTACCACAGCCGCATCGTCACTTGGAGAAATACTTAAGAGAGCACACCCCGAGAATGAATAAATCATGGGCGACCTCATATTTTCGTTATATCCATTTTCATATATGATTTTGTTATCATTTTCTTTTAGTCCCATAATTTCAATAGAAGTGCACACTTCACCTACTGCAAATCCCTTTCGCACCCAATCAACCAATTTTGGATATCTCTGATAATATAAATACCCGTACCCACACAAAGCCTCTATTTCATCTCCATTGATATCTTTAATTGTCTCGATTTCTGCCTTCTCAAAAGTTCCGACCACTTCAGAGTTTTCAAATACTGGTTCATGAACTCCATTTGAATCCACAACTTCACCTGTCAATCCATGACCGAGTGGGCATGATTTATCTTCAGATGCAAATTCACAACACAATGGCATTCCTTTAACAGAATCAATTGCGTTTAACACATATTCTTTTTTCCAATGAATACCATTTTTGTTTGTTTCTTTTGGATCATCGTGAATTTTAAGAAGTGCAATTTTGATTGGGACACGACCATTTTTGTTAGATCGCTGAGAAATTTCGAGGATATTATTCAACATAAGATTTATCCTCCTTTTAAAGTTTTTATCAATAAAAAAGAAACCCTAAATTGGTCTCTTCATATTACTTATTGTCACTTGGACTAGGGATATTATTTCCACCATTATCCCTACTTTTTATTGTATTTTCTGTTGGTGTTTCCGTTTTGGGTCTTCCGGCGACATCATCATTTTTAGAAATTGTATTACTATTAAGATGTGGCAAATATTTTTCGTATATTTTATTATCTATTTCTTCATCCAAAACCGAGAAGTACGCATCGGGATCCACACCTGTACTCGCAATGAGGAAACTCAACGATCCTCCAACATCGTACAAACCTTTCATCATATCAAAAAAGCTTTTTCGATTTACGAATGAAGTAGGGAAGTAGTAAACCTCGACCCGGTTTTTCTCATTTTGAATAATGTTTTTATTGATTACATAATTCAATTCATTTTGCCATTCATTTACCCATACATATAGTTGTGCCGTTATCATCTCTAGGTTGCTTTGTGATGCTCCATAGTTTCCTGTAGTCATAGCACCAATAAGAGCAGATGAAATACCCAAGTCAAGAGAAATCTGATCATTTAAATCAGATTCATTTTTGCTATCGAAAATATCCGTAGATACATCTATAGAATCAAGTTTCGTACCGGCGGCAACACTGAAGAATGAAATTCCACCACGAGAATTTTTGTTCATAACTGCTTGACGAACAGTGGCATGTTGCTGCTCCTGTTGTTTTCCAGTAAGAGAACTTGAACCTTTATCTTTTCCCTCAGGAAATGTCTGGTAGATAATTTTATTGTTAATTTCATCTAACACGTTTCTTTTTGTGTCTGTGAAATAGTCTTTGTATAATACATCTGCAAGTGCAGCAATAATTAAACTTCGACCCCAAGGTTCAGAATCTTTGCATTTGATTTTTCGACACATTGTATGATCGTTGTCAAGAATAACCCAGTCTCCTCCGGTAGTCCGAGTATTACGACTATTGTATGCTTTTACAATTTCTTCAGGATATTTTCTTAATTTTCTTTCCAGCTTGTCTCCGGTATAGTCGTCAAAATATCTTAGATTAAATGCAAGTACATATCGACCATTCTTCTTTCCAACAATTTTAGTATATTTCCACGGTAAGGAAATAATGGAAGCATTAATTCCGACCTCATTGATTTCCACAATATTTTCTACATCATAATCGGTCATAAATTTGGTCTTATCGTAGTTCTTCTTTTTCGTTTCAAAATAGAAAAAAGCGATTCCATCTAACATATCTGTAAACAATGCATTTCTGATAAATTGTCTGTCATCAATTTTTTCTAGGACAGATTTCATTAATGCTTTATTTGCCTGAACTGTCTTTGTATTTCGTTTATTTTTACTTATTAAAATACGATCAAGACATGGTAGAGCAGTCATATAATCGACTGAGTTGGATACGATACCGTTTTTGGTATATACAAAATTTGATAATCGAATTGCAGCATCGTGATTCCCGATAGGATCACGTAAAATAGAATCTATTTCTTCTTTAGAAAAGTAATCGTAAATACCACACGAGAATAAGCTACTTGTATCCATCGGTGATACAAAACTATTAAATTCATATATATTAGCAGCAGGAGAGGACTCGTTTTGAATCTCTACCGATTGCTCTTTATTAACTTCTGGCATGTCCTCCTCCCTTCTGTTAATTTATAAGACATGTAAATTCATAGTCGGAAACCGCGTATATATCTCGACAAAACTCGTTTATATACCATAATACATATATGGTTGCAGACACACGGTCTTTGTCTAATTTGTTTACAACTTTTTCGATTGTTACTCCACCATTTGATAAATGTTTTAATTTAAGATTTGCGATCTCTTCAAATAAGCAATCAGTTTGAAGATAGGGGGCTACACAGTTATCGAAATCATCATATTCTTTCTCAGTAAAATCAGATTGTTGCCTACTTTCCAACATTCTAAATTTCCCACTATCTACAACATCAATAAAATTTGTAACGATTTTACTTTGGACTGATTGAGCCTTCAGATTATATAAAATCTTCTCAGCAATTTCTGGAACTTCTGGAGTGTTATCATCATTAATTGTATCCCAACATCCAAGAGATTCTTTGGTGATTGGATCAAAACTTTCTTTAAGTAATTCGTCTATTAGCCCCGCACCAAGTCCGTTGCCATCAACGATTACGTTTTTCGCATTGTAAAGTTTTTTGTATTTTTTTATGACACATGCTTGTGCTGTGAAATTCATAATATTGGGGATATTAACAAGATTGACAAGATCCATTGATACAATTTTTGTCTTGTCTTTTGTTCTATTGACTTTTATTACAGATATGAATGATTGATTATTACTTGTATTTTGACTTCTTGCGACATCCACACCAATATAAAATTCATCTTCTTTGTTTTTCGATGAAAGAATTGGGGATGTTAAAGATCTGCAATTCATAAGTTTATTAACATTTACTAAAGCACCAGACGCTGCTCCGACCCATTTTGATTCATAGTTTTGTGCGAAAGAAATCATTGTCATGTCTCGTTTCTTCTGAAAAATCTGACTTTTTGTTGAACCACGTCCATACCAGCAAGGCAGCCAAAAACTTGAACCCAGAACAATTTTACCGTTAAGATTCACCATATCTTTTACCATATCAACAGATCTTTGATATTCATCAGAGCCTTTAAACCCGGCAGTAGTGAAAAAGTTGATTTGCTGATTCAATTCTTCTGGATCAACTATTGAATATTTTCCAACACAAACTCTAGGAACTTCTACAATCGGTAACAAAGCATCCAAAAAAGTATCATTGTCAATTAATGCAGATTCTTCCATGTTAATTCTTTTTCTACGTTGTCCCTTCGATGTTTGTGCGTTTGCTAAATTATCCAGTCTTGATCCATTTTTAAATACAACAAGAGCATCACCTTTAGCAAAATTAGCCTTGTCTATCTCATTTTTAAGCAATGGATAAAACCTAAGTATTTCATTATATTTATCTTTTAAAAGGTCTGCTGCGTTTTCTTTTGTTTGAGCAGATAAAGAAATAGAAATTTCTGGGAAAAATATACAAGCCAGCATTGACGCAAGCACTTCGTCAAATGTTTTTCCATAACCTCGTGGGAATACTCCATAAAAAGATGTGAATCTTAACATTACTCTTAGATAAATACGCTGATCTAAATGTAAATTTAATCCACCTTTGGGCGGCTTTATTAAATCTAAGAATGAATCAGGGAACCATCTTGAATAACTACAAAAATATTCCCAATTATCGATATTAAATCCGTAATCATCCATTTAATCACCGTCCTTAAAATCTGCAGGTATAGTGATAAATTTTTCAATAGTTTCTCTATTTAATTCAGTTGTATCGTCAGAAAAAATACCATACGGATCTCCATACATTTCAATATATTCTTTTTTCTTTCTGTCATAGAATTCGTAAATATCTTTATATTCAACTTCTGGCATGTTGTTTAAATTTCTTTCATAGTTCACATAACACCATATAATGAAATCGGCAGCATCTTTGGGTTGATATTTAAATTCTGGGAATATAGAAATCCTTTCTTTCGCTCCTTCGACGGCAGAAAATATATCACTAAAATTTACGATTCCACCTTGTAAATCTTCCTTGGACAACTGTCTTGGTGTCAATTTTGCTTTTTCAGCAGCGTCCTGTGCAGCAGAATACCATTTCTGTGCTTCTTGCACATCTCCCCTGGATGTAGCCATTTCTTCTTTTACTTTAAAACGCACATATGTAAGTAAGGCTTCTTTATGAAGATTTGTCTGTATGACATATGTTTTCGTCATGTCATCGTATTTTTTGCACATCTTTTTGTATTCTATTCTTGTAAAGCCTTCTCCAAACATTTCAATCATGTCTGGTGTTACTTCAAAATCATCAGATTCAGAAATAATTATTTCATCATTTTTTTTACTTTGTAAATCTTTTTTGTATTTACTACGTTCAGTTTTCTGAATGACGGTACTGTGTTTTTGTATAAAATTTTCTTTTTCAGATTCTTCATAACTTTTTGAAGAAACCTGTCTTAAAGAAGCAATATTCTTCATATATAAACGTATTATGGAATCTCCGCAATGATGTACTTCTTCTTCGGACATAAAAGAATGTTCCTTTTTAAATTGATTAAAAGCACTTTGTAATAAGTCTTTATAAAATGGTTTATCAATTTGTCTAAGAATATTTTTGAATTTTTCTTCGCTGACTTCGTTAGTATTTTCATCTATACTCGATTTAATAATGCAATCTTTACAAATCGGGGTTTTTTTATCAAGAGCATGTAATGGCGATTTGCTCATATAAAAATCAGATAATGGCTTTTCTTTCCCACAGCAAGAACAATGTTTTTTCTTTATTTCTTTTTTTGTAGCTATAATTACACCTCCATTAACTTAACCAAAGCATTACTTTTTTATCTTTTAAAGCTCAGACCCAGATTTGAACTGGGAGCAACTGATTACAAGTCAGTCGTTTTACCATTGAACTATCTGAACATACAAAAATAGGAGAGCAGTATTGCCCTCCATTAATCTCTTAAATCGATTTCCGTCAATTCCACATAATCATCTTCATGTGTGATCCGCAAATAATCGCTTCCTTGAATTAATTTTCCATCATGTTTCTTTACAATATCCCTCATATAGTCAAATGGATGAATATGTGGAATGACCTTTTTATAATCTAAAAAACTGATTTCAAAATTATCGTCCATATGAATATATACGCATCTTGTTGTAGATGTCGCAGAATATTTTTGCTGGAATTTTTCTATATCACAGAGAAAATTAGTATTCCTTTCATCTACAATTTTTGATTCCAAATCGCTAACATCGATTGCAATCATTTTTACATATCCTGTTTTAACTAGTCTTTCCATAGCTATGTATACCTCCGGTGTTGTGATTTTCAGAAACAGTATAACATAGAATGAAAGAGTAGTATGCTGGTAAATAATGGGAAATGTTAGAATACAAATTTATCTTTATTTTCTTTGACTTTTTTCTTGTTCACGGTCAAGTAATGTTTTACAGTGGTTTCGGTCGATTCGTGATGTAATAATTCTGCTATATCCTGAATTTCCATACCTAAATCTTTCAAAATATTACTTCCACTATGGCGAAGATCATGGTCATGCAATGTTGGTACTCCAATCATCAATCCTGCTTTTTTACACCATTCGTTTAATGTACCATTTGTAATACATCTATCTTTTGTAACATACGGTGTAATAAATACCCAGCCATAATCATCAATTTTATTATTTTCTCTACAAGTTTTTAACTTTATTAATAAATCTTTTACTTCTTCTGAAAAATATAAATCTACTATTTTTCCTTCTTTTTCAATAACATCATTACACATGCGCTCTTCCAAATCAACTTGTTCCCATCTTAAATGAGATATTGCATTAACACGAGCCATTGTAGATAAACCAAAAAATATGAAAGTTTGCAATTGCATGTCACCATACTCTGTCAGTTTTTCTCTTAACATATTTACTTGATCTAATGTTAAAAATGTTTGTTTAATAATTGCTTGCCCCTGTTTAGGTCTGTCGATAAATTCAACTGGGGATTCTTTTATAAGACGTTTTTTACGCAAGAATTTATAAAAAGCTGAAATAGAAGACATGATACGTTTCTGACGGTTTACATTATTACCTTGCTGTTTTCTGAAATAATAATATTCTTCAAGATCTTCTTCTGTAGCATCTAGGACTGATAAATTAAACTGGTTATCATGCATGTAAATAAACCATTGCATTAAATCAGCATTATATTGCTTTACTGTATTTTCAGATAGATCTCTAATAGACATGTCGATTTGATATTTTTGAAATAATTTTAATGTTTCTTGATTTATATTTTTAATTGTTTCTTCATTATATAAACAAATTCTCTTACTTCGTTCTGCCAACTATTTCTCACTTCCTTCTATGATATTTTTTCTTTATTGTTATTTATAAACTCATAAATCTGTTCCGGTGTATTATTACGTTCACCATATATTGCATGAAAACTTCCTGGGTAGTTAATAAGATGACATTTTTCACATAATGTTATACCATTGTTTATATCATATCGTAAATCTTTATATTCTGAGAAGTTATATAGGTGATGTGCATTTAAATTTCCACCGCGTATTCCGCAACATTGGCAAGTATAATTATCTCTTTCAAAAATTTTTCTTTTCCATTCTTTGTAATATGTATTATTTCGTGCCATGTGTTGTTCTGTAGTTGAAAATCCTTCAAAATCTTCTATATTTATTCCACGTTGCCTACATGATGATTTAATTCTATTTTCCATTGTAGATTGTGATTTTCGAGCCTTTTCCAATCCACCTTTTTCATATAAATAAATTTTATAAGCCTCTGAATTTGAAAATGATGGTATATTGTATTTTTTCATTAAATTCAGAACTGTACCATCAGAAACGCCATACATTTTACCTATTTCAACTGTGGATTTATGTTGCACAGTATAAAGATTTGTTAATATCTCTTTTGTAATATGTTTTGTTTTAGCACTTTGTTTTTCTATTTCCAACATAGAAATCCATTCTCTTAATGTTCTAACATTAATATTACATTCTTTCGCTATATCTTCTGCAAATCTGTTTTTTATAACATATTCATTATACAGCCACGACCTATTACGATATGGAATTTCAACGTAATATAAATTACCGTTATCATCTTTTTCAATTTTCTTATGCTTTAAACACTCTTGACAACAGTATGTATTTCCGCTTAATTTTAAAAATTTTTTCCATGGAATTTCCTTAGTTTTTCCGCAATAGTCGCATTGTATTTTTATTTTATATGTACTGCCTTTTGTTAAATCTTGCACATTAACACAAAAAAATCACCATTTCTAGTGAATTCATATCCCAAGTCAATATAATGTCGTTTTGTATTAGGATGCCATTTTATTTCTATTTGTTGTGGCAATATCAATCCCATCTTTTTCCTCACTCATTTCTCCTCACTCCATAGAAATAGGAGAGAAATGCGAATGAGGTTACACTTGTCCGGCGGCTCATGACTTCCGCCGTATCTCTCCTTAATATCCAATGTATCATTGAAGAATACAGCTAAACTGCATTGGATTTTTATTTGTCTTTGGTAGAGATAAACAATCTGTTCACAATTCTCTTTACTTGTCAGACTGACAAACCATATGTATTTAACTAAATTTTTGAGTTACAGATCCATTTCCCGTAATTTTCAATAATCCATTTTCTTCCTTTTTCTGTCCACTTTAAGCATAGATTAGAATTTTCAACATTATAGCTTTTGTAGTCTGCATAGTTTTCAGTGATAAGCCATTCATAGTCTGCATAAGGACACCATGTTCCGGAACTATTTTTATAGATAATGTTATTTGAATGCATTATGTTGTTTAATTTTGCTGCACTGCGTAATCCCAAATCTTTTGCGATAACAGTAGTATTGATAAGATCGTCTTTATTCAATACTTCGTCATGGTAATCCGCTTTTGGTTTCATTACTGTGTTCTCTGCAATGAGTGGTGCTGTAGCTCTATCTACCTCAATAGCAACTAATTTTTGATGAGATTGAACAACAACAAGTGGATCTTTATCAAACAATCCTAATCGTAGCTGATCTTCATTACTGATATAATTACCTGTTTTCCTAATAGAAGGTAATACTTCTGAAGTAACCCAGTGCTTAAATCTTTTCGCTGATTCCAGCTTACTCCCAAAGATGAGAGCATAAAGACCAGATTCATTAATTACCGTTACTGTTCTTCTCTGACCTGCGTACTCGATTTGGGTACTCAGCTTATCTTCGTCTAATACATGTTTAGGGACTGCGTTTTTAGGATTTGCATACCCCAATGCTTCGGCTACATCTTTTCCAACAAACCACGGCTCGTTATTAATTACAATTGTTCTTACTTGTCCAAACTCTTCGTTTTCAAAAATTTTTATTTCTTCCATATAAAATTCCTCCAATATTTTTAATTGAAGGTAGAGATAGGAGAGTATCAACCGTCCTACTTTAACTCTTTATCAGATTATCCATCTGGCCAATTACCGGCAGCGCAGTCGGAACTTACCCGACACATTCCTTTTGCTGATGTCTTAATTTCTTATTCTCCTAATTGAGAACACAAAAATAGATCCGTAAGCTGTGACACCTACGGATCCCAAAAAGTATATGAGTATTAAATTACAAACCAAAAATTTCCAATAAATCTCTCATTTCATCAGAATCAAGTTTTTCTGTTGAATAGAATGATAATGTTGTAAATCCGTTATCATCGTTACGCGAAGCTGTAAAGCCATGCATAACATTGTCTTCTTCGCAACCTTTACAGAAAATACATCCGTCATCACAAAGATCATCAAATTCTTCATCATTAATGTGAACTTCATAAATATAATCTGATTCACATTTTTCTAATACTTTAGAGCTGCAATTATCTAAAATGTATGAAAAATGTGATTCACAATAAATATATTCATCTTCTCGTTTTAATGGTTCACACCAAATTTCCCCATCATAAATAGTAATAATATATTCGTCAATATATCCATCATATTCTGGATCTGCGAGTTGACAAAAAGCAATGTCATATTCTAATTTACAAAGATATGAAATAATTTCTTTTGCCTCATCATACTTTGCGATAAAACTAATATCCGACGTATCTTCATAAGACGGGAATCTATTTAATGATTCATATGTATCAACAACATCTTCACATAATTCCAAAATGGAATCATAAGTTTTATTTCTAATTTTATTTGTATTCAATAGAATCACCGCCTATCTTATACATTTACTTTATCTTTTAATGCTTTACCTGCTTTGAATTTTACATTTTTAGAAGCTCCGATCAGCATTGTTTCTCCAGACTGCGGGTTTCTACCCATTCTTTCAGCTCTTTCTCTTACTTCAAAAGTTCCGAAACCTGCGATTGTTACCTTTTCTCCTTTAATTAATTCATCTGTGATTACATCTAAAACTGCATCAACTACATCCTTTGTAGCTGCCTGTGTAAGTCCTGTCTTTTCTGCAACTGATTTAACTAATTCTAATTTGTTCATAAATATTTTCTCCTTTTTATCAACTAATTTTTTAGTAATATAATTTTTCTTTCATTCATCTAAGTGAATTTAACATCATATACACAATCTAATCCGTCGTCTGTTATAACTGAAATTAATTGCTCAGGTCTGTTTTGTAATCTATTGTCTAAGCAATAATTATCAACACCAGAAATACAACCTGACTGTAAAATCTTTACATTGTAAACAGTAGACATTGCATTTACATGACGATGACCCATATATACAATATCCGGTCGCATTTGCGTCATAAGTGATAATTTCTGCACGACTGTTTTTGGATCGTCTTTATCCCCATGTACAGCAAAAATTTTTGTCCCTCTAACAGAAAACATTGCAATGGATTCATCAATTTTATTTTCATGAAATTCAATATTTGTGAAATTCTGAAGTTTAGCTTGTAAAAATGGAATGGCAAGACAGTCCATATTTTCACCTTTTAATGATTCTTCCTTTTTCGCATGTAATCTAGAATGATTTCCAGGACAAACATAAACGTGAACCTTATTAAATTTATAACTAAGTTCTGCTAAAAATTGTGAAATACAATCCGATACGGATAAGAATTGTTCAATTAGATTCTGATTGCTTTCAATACGAAGAGAATTATGAATGAACCCGGACACAAGTTCACTCAGAATGACATGAATGTTCTCTGATCCATGTCGTAAATATACTTCAAAAATTTTATCAAGATATTGCCTAAATCTATCATGCATAATATCTGTGTTGTATTTATTGAACCAGTTATCGATTTCAATGCCGGCGTGAATATCAGTCACAGAAATCACCATGTCATTATTTGAATTTAAAATTCCTGTGAACTGCTTATATTTATCATAATCCAAAGGCTGACCATGATATTCTGAAATCGCTCTCAAAATTTGTTCTTTATAAGATTCTTTTCGAGCTTCCTCACGAATTAATCTACGATATTCATTTCGTTCATCGCGTGTTTTGACACGCTCCTTTTCCAAAAGAATTCGTTCTTCTTTTAGTTCTTGTAACTGTGCAGCACTATTTACAAACTTAGATTGATTTGCATCAAGAACTTGCTGAAAATACTGAACTCGTTTTCTGTAGGCTGATTCTGTATAATTATGACCAAGAAGAGAATTTAGCACTGTAGCTACATCATTCCAAGTTCCGATATTTTCTTTATCATTACAAATTCTTAGGATAAGTTCATCATCGCTTTCTCCGTCAAACTTTTTATAATTATGTACTATAACAACACACCGCCTTACATTTCTTCAGATTCCAGTGGTAATTCCACAGTGATTTTAAACCCAACCTGTTCTGTTCCTTCTGGAAGTGCATCAAGAACCTGCTGCGTAATATCGCCTGTTTCGTCTACAAATTTTAAATCTTTTACAAAGATGCCATCTAATTTGATATTCTGTTTTGCTGGTGTTAATTTTTCTTCTGTTTTTGTAATTTTAATCATATTCAACTTCTCCTTAAAACTAAAAATAGAAGAGTAGTAGTGTACTCTCCGATGATATTTTGCAATTATTTTACTGTAATGTTTTTTAGATGCCTGCGATAGAACGATAATGCGCCTTCTTTGATCACAACTCGTCTGTGTAGATTCTTATCATACCGACATACATCATGTTCCTCAACAAGATAATAAGTCGGATGTTTGGACTTTGATTTTTTAACAAATTCTTCAAATCCATTTTTTCGCATATAAAATGCATCGTTTTTTGAAATTTTAATTATTTTAAAAACCTTCTTCCATATTTATTTCCCCGTAAGGGATAGTAACAGGTCGGGCAGGAGTTGAACCTACATCGTTAGTTTTGGAGACTATCATGCTACCATTACACCACCGACCTAGTGAGAGAGACTGGTAGCAATACCAGTTAAGAAAGGAGTGCATATTTCAATCCTCGTATCTATGTAATCTACATAATTCTGAGGTTATAAAAGCGATATATGTTTTCGTATATGTAAATAAATAATTACTACTCACTGATTTCTTTTATCTACTTTTGGCGGCGTTGAACCTGCAACCGTTAAATATATGTATTTAAGCTATCTGCTTCTTATATTCTTTCTCTTTAGCCATAAGCAAATATTTATATTACTCTACATATAAAGAAAAACAGGCATACCACTCGGAAACCCACTGTTTACAATGGTTTCCGAGGTTTTCTGAATCGTTACATATTGTTTTCTCTGTATTTTTTCACTCTAATTCTTGTTTTTGTTTTAGTAATTTCTCTTTGACAGTCGTTACAATAGTTCATATTATTACTATTTTTTTTGAACAATTTTTTACAAGATTTACATTTCTCGAATCTCCCTTCACCTATAAAATTTAAATATTCATATCCTAGCTCACGAAAGTCAGTTATTTTTAAGATTGTATTGTCAGGTTCACCTATAAAATTTACTTTTAAATTTAAGTTATCATTTTTACTTGAAAATGAAATCAAACCTAATTTCTCTAAATCATTTAAGTATAAAAACTTATCATTTTTATGTTTTACATTGACCCTTGCAATTTTATATATATCTTTTATATCTGTATTAACCCATCCATTATTTGTTTCTGATAACATATTGTATAATTTTGCAAAACATAACATTACAAACAAAAGTTTTTTGTATTTTATAGATTTAATTTCTGAAATTATATCTAATTCAGACTGAAATATTTCAATACTATTTATTTCTCTTAGTGGATATTTGCGAGATTTATTTACAACGTTTTCTATAATATCTTCCCATAATGCAGGATTATAATTTTTGTAATTTTCATACATAAAATCATTCAATTTATGAACAATTTCCTGTTTGCTTAAATTTTCTTTCTGTCTATAATACCTAGATAATAGGAATAGGGTAGAAGTTGGTTTTTTACCAACTTCCCCTTTTAAAATAATTCTCTCAGCTTCTTTAGTCTCATTTAATACTACCATTCATTGTCCTCCATATCTTCAATAGTAATATCTATTTTGATATCTGTTGTCTCTAATGAAAAACTTTCCCCTGCAAAATTTATATCACCATCTTCATTCTTTGTAGGGTATATAATTTTATAATTATTTCTTTTAAGAAGATTTGAAATAATCATATCGCCACAAATATCCCATGCGAATTGTTTACTAGACTTACTTTTGGAGTAACATAAATCTAAAACAATATCACATAAATATTCTTCGTTTGGGCATTGGATTAAGCAGCGGCGTTTAAAGTCTTCTTTCAATAAGTATTTCTGTAATTGTCTATCTTCTGATTTAATTCTTTCAGATTTTGCTAACTGCATATAGTTAGAAAGCTCTTTCTTGTAAGATTCATATATTTTTTTGATTTTATTAAACAACTGTTTTGAATAATTTACATTGCATTTCATAATAGAATAATCAAATTCACAATCGTCATTGATCTTAAAGTTTGAAAACTTATCTTCGATAGCCCAACATATTTTATTTATAGTGCAAGAGGACATACCTAATGGCATTCTTTTATGATAACAATATAAAAACTTTTTTTCATCCAATGTTAAATTTTCCTTTTTTAAAAGATCATCAAGGGAAATTCTAAACTTCATAATACATTTTTCATTATTACGCTTTAAATACTCTGACATTTTTACTTTCTCTGAGGGGTAAATATATTGCATAAAATATGGTTTCTTATCTGCAACTAATTTTCTATTCATCCAATACTTTTTCTTATCAGAAGAGGTAGTTCCGTTTGAAATTTTATTTGAAACCCAATTATACCATTCGTTTGGCATTGGTTTTGATTCGATGCCCTTGGTTTTATCAATCGAGTTTTGTTGGTATAGTTGTCCACATTTAATGCGATAATCAAGAATTCTATATTCGCGACTATCCTTTGGGAAATTTGCTTGGACTTCAAACATCGATGTTATTTTATTTGTAACCGCACCAACAGCATTTCCAAAACTATTGATATTTGATTTCATGATATCATCTTCCGTAGGAACACATTTTGGTGCTTTTCGCTGCACACATACAACTGCTGGTAATTCTTGTGTTTTCTTTACAAGTAGTGGAAAAGAAGTATTGATCACACAGTCCCCGTCTTTATCGAAGCCATTCATAGCATCTGCACAAGTGTCCCAACTGTTAAATATTGTCGGTGTAGTCATGTACTTATAGAACTCGTCCATTTCCTTATTATGAACGACCTTTAATTTTCGTATATTGTTATGTGAAGTCATAGGTGCTCTAAAACTAACGATTTCTTTTACATCTTTATCAGCCCAATATTTAGAATAAACTTCTCCTGCTTTAAGTAATCCAGTAACTTCTAACCCAAACATTGATTGACATAATGAATACGGGTCTCCTGAAACTAATGAATAGTTTGCAGGAACATTTAAAACGCCAACCTTCGCATCATCAATTCTTTTCTTGATCATAGAATAAATTTGCGATTTTACAAAAGGATCATTTTTCATTTCAGGTTCAATCATTAAGGCGGTAGAAAATGAATTATCCAAACATTGTACTGTATTGCTGTTTAATTCAACACCTTTTGTATATAGGATTGTTTTTCTATAATCATCCGACAATATATCACGGATCTCAGAAACAGTGGGATTAATAAGTTCTTCAATTTCTTCATCACTAAAATCATAACTTTGAAGAAACTGGTAATTCATAGTTCTCATGTTTTCCAATTCTTTTTCGGAGCTTTTTGTAATAGCAAAGCTGTAATTATTATTCTTACAATTTTCCAAATAATCTTCAATCGATGAATATGAATCCCATAATTTTAACATAGATTCTGTCAATATTAATTCTACATTGTTTATATCGTATGTATTTCCCCATACATCTGCAATATAATCTATATTATTATCATTAGCAAATTTCTGAAAATCGATAGGGAAAACGGCTCCTTTGCAGAATGAGTTTCTTATTACACATCCAGGAAGCAAAAAATCTTCACCAATTTCATTTCCCCATCTTTTCATGAGGCATGGCATAGCAAGTCCGTATCCATCACTGTCATTTAATTCCATATCTTTGTCTCGAATATATTTCATACTTGGTTCTTCAAGATTTGTATCGTCTAATTCAATTACATTGGATTTAAAATGTGTAATACAATCATGAACGACAACAACTCCGTTAGGATACGATACGGGGGTAGAAGAGCTACAAACCAATGCGTTATATGCTTCTAATTTTGCCGGAGAGAATTGTTTATTTTTATCACGCCCGTTATCAATTCTTCTTTTTAATTCTGAAATCAGTTTTTCATTTACGAAAACAATAGTGTTGTTTTTTACTCCGCCAGTTGTCCCAAGTAATCTTCTGTAAGTAATATTATTTATCTTAAATCCGTGTTTGTATATTTTATAATAATCTTTATTATTATCTATAACGACGCATACATAATCCTTTTTGAATTGGTATCTATCCAGTTCATCATATAATTTCTTAATTTTAGGTCTTGATATGGATAAGTTTTTTTCATATTTTAAATTTCTAATTTTGGATTTAATATCTGCAATGTGTAGTTCTGGATTTGTAATTCCATTTAGTTCGTCTATAAATCTCATTAGTTGACTTTCGCTTAATGCGATTAATTCTTTGTTTTCTCTAGCCTGTTTAACAGAAAGTTGTAGATTCCATTTTGATCTACGAAGACGAGAAGAATGTATCTTAAAGACGAATCTCTGTGATGTTAAATGTTTACTCAATTATTTAATACCTCCAAAAATCTCATATTTTCATTTGTATATTTTATCAACTGCTTTTTATTTTCAATCATCATCGTATATAAGACTTGTTTTAAATACTTAATATCTCGACAACATTTCTTATATTCGTTGTAATCCATTTTTTCGATCATGATTTTCATATATTTCTTGTTCCTGAACTCTGTATGGAAACTGTATTCGTTTATATTATATGATACAATAGGTTCTGCAAGTATATATCTAAAAGCCTTGTATTTACTATAGTTTGTCATAATATAAAATTTCCAATTGTCATTAGATAAATGAGATAACTTTGTTTCTAGGTTCTTATTCAATTTTCCATCTTGTAAAAATAAATAGTGATTTTTCTTTCTTCTCAATGGTAGGTGTTTCTTTATATTTTTTCTATAATCTCTTTTTTTAATTACTTCTTCAGGTTTACCAAACTTTTTATTATATATTTCATAATCAAACGAAAACTCATCCAATGAAAGACCGTAAAAATAATTATTTTTTATTTTTAATTCGTTTTTTATTAATCCAGTATTCCCAAAAAAGTATTTATGTTCTATCGGAAAAATCATATGATTTTTAGATGAATAAAAAGCATAGGATACATCTTGTAAAAATTTTTTCCGCATATTATCCTGTAAATATTTCTGTGTTCCACAAATCCATATGTCATTTATACCAGCAGATTTATATAATTCATGTCTCTCAATATATTCTGTAGCGATAGGAGAGCACTGATATTCAATTATGTATTGGATACCTTTATATTTAAACATGATATCTGGTCTTTGCTTTGTTTCTGGAATCCAACCCTCTAAAATTGCATTCGTAACATCTGGTTGTTTCCTTATCCACTCAAATAAATCTCTTTTGCCACTCAGATGTTCTTCAGTCTCAGACTCACTATATAAAAATCCACATGAAGTTTTGTTCATATGTCTAAAATATGGAACCTTTACCTCACCATGACAGTATTCATATGGTTCATTACAAATCGGACAACGTAAGATTTTTTTTTCAGCCCATTTTTTTAACCGTTCTTTACTATGTGTTCCATCATAACAATTTATGATTTCGTTTCCTAATCTACAAGTTAAAATAATAATAACCTCCTTTGTTTTTGAAAATAATATTTAGCTATTCGATACTTTATTCGCTGCATTAATTTTTAAAGTTCTTCCCAGAATTTTCAGACCATGTAATTGATCTGGCAATCTTTTGGACTTTTTTACCACCTTCTTGGCAACCGTTTGTAAAAAAGTCACCAACATTCAATGTTTCCATAGCATATTTATGGAATTCTGATCTTGTTGGAATTCTAAGGTTCATATTTGCTGTACTTGTATAACTTGTATTGTTCATTTTTTATCTCCTCTGTTTTAAAATATTTTTTATTCATATAACTCGCTCCTTTGATTGAAGTGATTAATAGTTACATTTATATATTTCTTCGTATATAAAAGTTTTTCTTAACAAACCTCTCCGTATCTGATAAAATACAGTTGATGCATCACTGTAACCCGTCAACCAATACCACAACTGATTGTTCAGGTACGGAAAGGAGTGGCATCATCATTTTTGACATCTTAGGTAAATTCTCCCTAGTGGTATGCTTTATTCACGAAAGGAGAGTTAATGACAGAATTACTAATAGTCGGTTCCCCTGTAGTCCTAGCAGTAATTTTTGCTTTTGGTAAATATGTAATTAATCTAATAGGCTCATTTGTCACATTTTTGATTAAAAAACATTATGAACTAAAAGAATTGAAATTGTTGCTCGACTCAGGAGTAGACAATGCCGTAGTCACAAATGACTACATTGCTTTTGGATCAAAGCAAGAATTAGGTACGTTAAATTCTAATTCTCTGCAATAATCCCAAATGTGTGAACTAATTTCGTTCACAAAATATCTTATGCAGTGTAAGGTATTTTCTAGGGATACCTTTGCTGCATATCCAATGTGATAGAAAATTTTATGTTTTCACTCACATTCACCTCCGTTTCTTTTTCATTGAAATCTGGTTTTCATGTTGCTAATTAGTGTGGTGTATTATGGATATATTTTTATTCACTGTTGTGTGATAATTTTTTTAAACATCCCAATTAGACAAATCAAGTATTCTCTAAAAAATTAATTTGCGCTTCTATTTCATTTTTCCAACTGTAACTTTGATCAATAGCATGATTTCCATAATCATCCTTTGTATAAACTTTATAATCCGCGAATATCTTTGGAGTTGTTGAAAAGCAAATATTTCTTTTGCTATCTAAATATCTGTTGCGTTTCATTTCTTCATATTTCACAATGTCTAATTCGCTTAATATCGTAATAATTCTTTTAATATATCTTTCTGATATTTCTATATCATCTGATATTGTTTTTAATAATCGATAACAACAGCGTGGTTTGTTTGGAATACGATTCATATTCAAACGTATATATGAAAGAACTAACAAAATTTGCGATGATGAAATTCTATTTGTTTCTATTTCGTTGTTCTCTAATTCTTTTTTGAAATTTAAAATTTTTTGTAGTTCATCAAAGTAGATAATCCCATAACGCTCAGTCATATCAAATTTTTCGTTGTTAATTAAAACATTCAGATATTCGTTAGAATTTTTTTGCTCTGACGTCAGTCGTTTGAAGTCAAGTTTTGTTTTTATGTAATTCAGTTCAGTAAACCGTTCTAATACAAACCAATATTTTTGGTTTATTTTCCCTGTTCTGTAATTTGGCTTTAATTTACTCCATTCCACAAGTTCTGTAATGCTGAAAGCAACAGTGTCGTCTAATGATCTACGACAACATAAATATGAAAATATAATTACTCTTTTTTCACCAATAGAAACATCCTGAATTATTTCTTCTGGAATACGTACATAATTCAAAAATTCACCTCCAATCATTTTTTAAATTTTCATTTAGGTACCGTCAGTTCGTACCCAAATGAAAATTTTTTTTGCATTTAGGTACCTCCTGGCGTACCATTTGTGACAGTCAATATCAAGATAGACTCATATATCAAGAGAAGAGTATATCTCGCGCAGGACGCTCGATTGAGTTATCTCTCAAAACTTTTCTCATTTCTTTTCTGTAAGTTTTCCTTTTTTAATAGTTGTTTTTTCATGAATTTTCCTCCTAAAATTAAGTGTTTTATTATTTTTTACATAGTAAAAATCCCAGTTTTCCTTGTAAAATAAACGTTTTTTGCAATTTTCGCATCATTCCATTCCTCCCTAATATATATATAAATATATAGGGAGACTTTGAATGATGCCGTTTTGCTAAAATAGACCGTAGTTATAATGTATTCCGTGATTTTTACTTGAAAATTTTCTCCTTTTTAGAAAAAATTAGTACGCAAGGGGGGGGTGGGGGAAATGCAAAAAAGATCATAATTCATTTAGTCGCACTAGCATTTTGTGAGCTTTAGCGAGCAATATGCGTATGTAAGACTTATGAATTTGGTCTTCTTTCCCCCACTATTAGTAATTCTCTCTTCATAAATAATTATTTATATAAGAAGTTTTCTGTATTTACTTATTTATCTTTGAGAGTACTAGCCACTTCAGAAAATCCGTAAACGTATTTTCATCGTGTCTTCCGTCTTTACTTTGCTACCGCAAAGATAAATCCGGATAATTAATAAATATTTTTCCTACATTAATTATTTCTCTTTTCTTTTGCAGGTACAGGTGTATCAAAAATAGTTTCATGACTTTCATAGGTAACAGAATCATTTTTCTGTAATAATTCCGTACTTTAATAAATCATCATCAACAACTTTCTCAATCATTTCTCTATATTTTGGATTGAACTCATATGGATCTAATGGATAACAGGATTCAATTTTATTTCTATAACAGTAATCTGCCTGAATTTGATTTGTGTCTAATCCATATACACTTTTTAATTTCTCTAATATATTTTTATACAATTCTGTTCTTGTTATATTGAAGTATTCTTCTAATAGTTTATATTTAGGATGCATTTTCACAAACCAAGGATTATTAGGTTTCTTGTATGTAGTCAGCTTATTTAACTGTTCTTGCTGCACAGATAATTGCTTTTCAATTTTAGATAGTCGTCTTTCTTGCTTTTCTATAACGTCCACAAATTTATTTAATATAGTTGTCATACGTGACATATCCATAATCTCATTGCTACGGTATTTTTCTACAATATCCCATAGCCAGTCCATGAATTTATTTGCTAATGGTTGTCTTGACCATCTACAAATTTCCATAATTCCTCGTTGGGTATAATATATTGTTTCTGTCATAAGGTTCTCGACCACCCCCGTTCTGGTGGTAGTCGATGATTTTATTCTGATTGAGAAATCATCTAATCTGTCTTTGTGCTTTAAATGAATCTTTTGAATTGCTTTTGCTGGATTTGAATATTCTAATGCTTGTCCAATTTGTTCACGAGTAAGAAGGATGTCATCATTCATATTTCTATAAAAGTTACATTCTAAATTTCCAAAGTTTTCAGTTGTTACTAATTTTAAATTGCCCATATATTTCTTCCTTTCTTAAGTCGACAAATTAATATTTGCTATAATCCGTGATTCTCTCTTGATTTGGGAATATGTGTAAAATTTTCTTTTGTTATGATATTATGTAGATAAATATAAAGAGGAGGTTTGGATATGAATTTTCGAGATGAATTAAATGAAATATGTAGAACGCCTGAAGAGGTTGCCGCAGAGAAAAGTAGCAAGGAATATAAAGAAGGTGAAAAATCAGCCAATCTTACACATAACTACATAAAAGACGAGATCCGTAAGAAAGTTAAAAGCGGTGAGTATGAAATTGTAGATGGTGGGAAATGTGTGAAATTCTATTACGACAAAAATAACTTGCTTTTATTCGATAGTAGACCTAAAAAATCTGAATATAGAATAAATAAAAGTTTTTTTAATCGAATGGGAGATTACCGAGCTAAAATATATTATGAAATATATGATATGGATTACTATAATGGTTTTATGAAAACGTTTAACGAATTAAATGAAAAGGACAATATTCATGCTGAAATAATAGGATTATACGACTGTAAGAATTTAGGAAGGAAATTAGAATTCGACCCAGTGGAAGGTGCTGTCTTAGGACAACCAGCTTCTTTGGATAGATTCTCTGTAGTTGTGAAATGTGAGATTACATTTTAATAATATTTTGTCATTCAACAGTACAATCCATAAAATTCTTTAGGTACGATTTAAGGAGTATATTTATCGTATGTGACTCAGAATCAATTTTATATGTCTGTATGGATACTTCTTAGGGTGTAGATATAAAATCAAAATTTGACTCTATATGATGAATTTAAGTAAAAGAATAAAATTAATCCTTCCCCTATTACAATAAGAATAACTATTACTTGACTTTTAAACTGTATAACGTATAATTTAATTGTTGTACAGAAAATAAAGAGGAAGGAGAGGGAAATATGGCACTAATAAAATGTCCTGAGTGCGGGAAAGAAGTGAGTGATAAGGCTGGGAAATGTCCTAACTGTGGATACCCGATATCAGAATTAAACGGTGAAGAGCTTCACGAAGTGGTTACTGAACCACAAAAGAAAGCAAAAGAAAATAAAAACAATATAGGAGAAAAACGAAAACCTAATAGGAAAATTATAATTTCAGTTTTGTGTATAGTTTTTTTAATAATTTTAGGAACTATATTATATATGGTTAAAACGGCAGATTCTCGTAAATATTCTTCAGCTCAAAAATTGTATAAAGAAGAAAAATTCAAAGAAGCTTTGCAGAAATATAAAGAGTTGGATTCGTATAGCGACTCTAAAGATATGGTAAAGAAGTGTGAGTATGAATTATCTGTTGATGGACAGTTTATGAGAACACTTTCTAAAAGTTTAATGGCTCGTTGGGCAAAAAGTGATGAATATGAAAAGGATGGAATTGTTGGTGAAAATCCTGATATTTATAACGAATATTGCGATATAGAGCTAAAGAAATTAAGTGGGTTTTACAATAAAACGTTTGATAATTCAAAACTTCAAGAAGATGCAAAGCTGTATATTGATTATTTGAAATCAGCAAAAGAAGCTACTTCGCATTATACAGTGGATTATACGACTTATGCAATGCAATGGAATGATACATATGCCAAGAGAACAGTCTTGCTTAAAAAGTTTGTAGACAATTATGGATTGACTGTTGATGATCAATATAATGAAACGTTAAATGATTTGTTAAAAGATGCTGTATCTGCTCAAAAGAAAATGGATGTAAGTAATTCTGTTCAAGAAATGACAAAAACATTTTCTCTTGAAACTATACCAAATGAATTCGGTCAGAATACATATAAGTTAAATATGGTTAATTCTACAAATTTAACTTTTGACTACTTCTATGTTGATGTTAATATTCTCGATAAAAATGGTAATATTTTGGGTAATGGTAATTCTAACCAGGTAGAATCATGGAAACCTGGGACATCCGCTTCAGTGCAGGTATTTTTCCAACCGGAGATATCGCTTGACGGTTGCACATTAGAATACATTGTTCATTATAATTCAGGATCATATTTTGAATAAAGATTAAAACAGGTGGAATAATTCTGCCTGTTTTCTTTTATATAGAAATGCAAACATACTTTCGATTTTTGTATGGATATTTTTAGATAGTTTTGTTATGATATAAGTAAGAAGATATGAGAGGGAGGAAGAGTTCATTTGAGCAACAAATCGTATATAGCAATAGACTTAAAAAGCTTCTACGCATCAGTAGAGTGTATAGAACGAGGATTGGATCCATTAACAACGAATTTAGTTGTTGCGGATAATAGTCGTACAGAAAAGACCATTTGCTTGGCAGTAACTCCTTCCTTAAAATCATATGGCATTTCAGGCAGACCAAGATTATTTGAGGTTGTTCAACAAGTAGATAAGATAAATGCAAGTAGATTGTATCAATTAAAAAATAAGGAGTTTACTGGAAATTCTTATGACAAAAAAGATTTAGATAAAAATTTGAATCTAAAAGTTGATTATATAGTTGCTCCTC